CGTTACAATCATTTTTGGGAACTTCGTGGGAAAAACTTTTTTGATGGTTTTTGAAGTTTTTTGAGGTATTTTGAGGTATTTTGAGGTATTTTGAGGTATTTTTTGTGGATTTGGGGTATTGGAAGGGGGGAGATTAAGGGGATAAGATGAAATTAATTTTATTTTTTAACATTATTTCCTATTAACTAATATTATTGTTAAGGCTAAAACTAAAACACTAGCACCTATAAATATTCTAACATTAGTCTGATATTTAATTTCAGCTTGTATTCTTTCTTCATCAAGAGCCGAGTATTTATTTATTGTGCTTTTAACAGCTACTTGTTTATTTTCTTCTATTTTTTTAGCACAATCTAATTTTTTAAGTTCTGCTTCTGCTTCTGCTAAACTTTTGGAAGAGGCTTGTACACGAGATGGGTTATTTTGATATGTAAACTCTTCTATTGAGTTTCTTATATTTTGAATATATGCTTCCTGCCACTTACATTTTTCTAATAAAACATCTTTACCGCAACCCGCATCTTGATATTTTTTTTTAATATTCTGCACATATATTTGTAATTCTTTTGGTGGATTAGTTCCATGTCTTTCCCACTCATTTCTCGATGATTGACATTCAGATAATTTTATCATTTTTCATTAGTTAGAATTAATACTGTGGTTATTAAAACGGCAGACCCTATTAATATGTAAATCTTAGTTTCTAAATCTGACTTTCCTAAAACTGTTTTTTCAGATTCTATTGACGTTATGGTAGCTATTTTTGCAGTTTCATCAAGTCTGGTCTCCTCTATTTTATCCAAACAGCTATAACCATTAAACTTGGTTGAAATTAAATTTTTTGCATAAGCTAAAAATTCAATTTCTATTTTAGTTCCTTCTTGCGGAAATCCTGCTTGGATTTTGGTGTATTTTGCTATTTCTTCAGTTATTCTTTTTAAATCTATATCTAGGTCAATGCAATTATTAGACCTAACTTGTACTACACCAGTTTTATAATCATTGTCTAAATATGGTTTAGTAATTTGGTCATAAATAAACCACTCACTTATATCTCCTGCCCCTCTATCAGTAAAAGGTTTGTTTGTTACTGGGTTAAGCATATTAAGAACCATTGCAGGACTTCTTGTTGATGATGATACTCCTCCTCTTGTACCAACCGCCATTACCCTTCTTGTTGTTGCCATTTTTTAATTTTTTATTTACCAATATTATATTTGAAGCTATCTTCTTCCACCTACTCTTATCGTTGAATTAGTAGCCCTAGGAGTTGTACTCGATGTGCTTCTTGTTGAAGTTGTAGTACTTGTTGGTGTGTAAGTTGGATTTACGGTTGAATTTCTCGTTGTATTTGTTACAGTAGGCTGTAATCCTAAAGAGGTATCCGCAACAGATGTTCGACCACTTCCTTCAGTTTTAGTTGAATTTGCGACAGATAAATCTTTTTGTATTGAACTCTTCTCATTTGCATTTAACTGAGAAAGTTGTTTTTCTGCTACTTTAGGTTTTGTTTTTTTTAATAAATAATAACCGACTGCAATAGCGCCAGCTACACCTACAAATATCCCTATTTTTTTTATATTTCCCATTTTTAATTGTTTATTATTTAGGCAAATATAAATAAAATATTTATAAAAAAGATTTAAGTAAATTTTAACAAAAAAAAGCGAACCAAAAACTTGTAGAACCAAAAAACTTTTTAACTTTGACGAAATAAAAAACAAACTAAAAATAAAATTTTAAACCTATGGGTACATTCATGCTTTTTTGGCTTTTAGGAGCTATAATAAATTACATTTTTTGGAAATTTGAAAACAAAGATAATTTGTTTTGCGGAGGTTTTCAACCAATTATAGTAATATTTTCATTATTACTTAGTTGGATATTTCTAGTCATGCAAATAATAATGAAAGCTTCAGAGCGAAAATAATAACAACTATGAAAGCAAACGAATTAAGATTAGGTAATTTGGTTAATTGGAATTTTGAAATAGCGAAAATATCACAAATATTAGAAGTAGAAGTTGCTTTTAAATGTGGAGATATTGGATTTATTTCTGACTTAAACCCTATCCCACTAACAGAAGGATGGTTGTTGAATTTTGGATTTGAAAAAAAAGTATTTAACAGTGATATTTACGATGGGGTCGAATATAATTTAGAAATCAATGGTTTCATATTGAATTATTATGATGATGATAATGATTTTAGCTTAGCTATCCACTTGAAAAAAAACGACTTTGGGTTTTGTCCAGATTTAAGTTTGTTCAAAAATGTCCACCAACTTCAAAACCTATACTTTGCATTAACTGGAAAAGAACTAACAATTAAAAATCAAGAATAATTATGGCTTATTTTAGAATTAATTATCAACACTCAGTATTTTTTGGTAAACACCATGATTATATGCCAGAAGACTTTATCGATGATATTTTTTTTAACATTTATGATGAGGATGATGATGGTGTTGAATATAAAGTGGGAGAAGGTCATATAAAGATTTTAGATTTTTGTAAGTATGCGAATTATCCCTATGACTTAGATTTTGACTTTTCAGATATTATAGATAGTGATGGGCAAATTTTTAATCTTTTTGAAGTTATTTCCAATTCAAAATTTATATTTAATAGATATTATAATTCAGACTTATACAAAGCTTTTTTTCTTAAAAAATTTGATTGTGGATTATTATACGACAAGGTTGCTTATTTAGAAAAATTAAATATATTTAACGACTATCAAGGTTCGGGTATTGGCTCAATGGTCTTAAAAGAATTACATGACAAGTTTGATGTTGATTATATTGCAGTTATACCATTCCCTTTAGAGTTTAATAAAAAATCAAAGGAAGATTATAAGCCAAAAGATTTTGACTTAAAAATGAAAAAAGTAATTAATTTTTACAAAAAAAACGGCTACAAGCAAATAGCTAAATCGGAATTTTATATGTTAACTTATAATCAAGAATAATTATGGAAAATAGAGTCGTAAATTTTATAGGTAAAGTTGATTACAATATACATTTGGGAGGAAATTGCATTTGGGGGAAAAACGATAAAAATACAAATACTGAATTAATTGCTACAATATGTGGTTATAGAAGTATTCTAAAACTTTGTAAAGATGTGAATGAAGCAAATGATTTTCAAGATGAAATGGGTAGGTTTATTGCAGAAGCGATTAACGAAAAAATAGATAGACATTTTATTAATGCTAATGCAATAACTATAGAAGAAATTGATATGTCTAATCGACTTAAAAACTCTTTAAGAGTTGCTGATATTATGTATTTAGGTCAAGTTTCTGAATTTAGAAGATTAGAAATTTATAAATTTCGTCATATTGGTGTAATGTCACTTTGTGAATTACAACAATTAATGGATAAATATAAACTTAAATTTAAAGGAGAGTAATTAAATCAAAAATAAATAAAAAAAACGAACCAAAAACTTGTAGAACCAAAATACTTTTTTATCTTTGCTAAAGAAAATTTAAACTAACAACAAAATTTTAAAACTATGGAAACTATGAATGAAATCCCTAATGAAACTAAAGAGCAAGTGTTTAATAAAACATTTGACTTATTAAATGCTACTCAAACCAATTGGAGCGTAACCAAAAAGCCTTTAAAATGTGATGACGGCTATCCTACTGAAAGCTTTGGTATCTATCGTAATGATAATAACCTTTGGCTAGGAACTGTTGGAAAACAGTATCAAACAATGCAAAATTCTGCATTAGCTGAAAACATTATTGAAGCTTCTATGGACATTACTGAAAAGTTTAGAGGTGGTTCCTTGTATAACGGTAAAAAGGTTTATTATCAAGCTCAATTGCCTGACACTATTGTAGCTAACGACACGATTGAAAGATACGTTACTGGTCTTAATAGTCACGATGGTAGTTCTTCTATTGGATTTGGCTTTACTAATAAGGTTGTGGTTTGTCAAAACACATTTCACCTTGCTATGAAGGATGTAACTAGATTTAGACACACTGCTTCTGCTTCTTCAAGAATAGAATTAGCAAGAAAGAAAATCAACGATATTTTAAGAATTGAATGTGGTCTTATGGATAACTACAAAAGGATGGCTGACGTTAAAATTAGTACTGCTGTTACCAAAAGGGTTATAGCTGATTTGTTTGACTTTGACGTAGTTGATTTCGATAAGGAAACTTCTGAATTTTCAACTAGAAAGGTTAACGAAATATCCAAGTTCAAAGAGATTTTGGATAGCGAATTAAACTCTCACGGACATACCTTATGGGGCTTATTCAATGCTGTTACATGGAAGACTAACCACCAAGATGTAAAGGATGGGAAAAGTCTTGAAAACGTGATGATTGGTAGCGGTTACAGAAAGAACTTAAATGCCTACAACATCATCGTAGATTCTTTACCAAAACCCGTTTCAGTTTCTATTTAAGAATTAAATTTAATACCTTAGCGGACTTAAAAATCCGCTTTGGTATTTTTAAAAAAGGGGGCGACTGGATTTGACAGACAACCACTAATTATTACAATCAGCCAGAGAGATAACTGTAAACTAAGGTGAATTTAATAAATGACAACAAAGTAATTTCGTTAGATGTTGACCAAGTTAACGCTAACATGAGCAAAGTTTTTTCATTGATTAACCCTAATGTTGAAGAACTACAATTAGTAGCCTAAACATTAAAAGGATTTCCTGATTAGATTAAATCAGGTGGTGGTTTGTTTACTTTTAACAGTAGACCCTAGTTGAATGATACTACAACTTTAAAATCGTATCAAAAAAAGCTGTATAAATTGTAATAACCAAAGTTGTTTGGACGGGAGTTCGAATCTCCCCGCCTCCACAAACCAATTAACAACAAAAAACTATGGAAGAAATTAAAGAAGTTAAAACCGTAAGGATTGACTACAAGTGTCCTAAATGCAAGGACGGTTATCTAAGACCAGTTGGCAGTGTTCTTGCATCATACCCTCCAATATACCCACATCAATGCACAGATTGCGATTACGCAGAATCATTTAGCGGTAAAATGTACCCATACACAGATTACAGAAATATAAACACGCCATGACCAAGAAAGAGTATAAATTAATCGAAAAAGACTATCCAATGTACGGTTGGATTTTGATTGCGCAGGTTTTGTTTGCTTTAATATTTTGGTGGATAGTAATTAGTCATTTAAGCGTTTAAAATAAAATGGTGAGAGAAATAAAATTTAGGGCATGGGATGACTTAAATAAAAAATGGCTATTACGTTATGAGTATAAAAATTTAGGTGGATTTAGCCTAACGGGAGAATGTGTATTATTTGGGGAATGGGTAGGTGTTTTTGAGTCTTTTTTATTTAATAAAGATGATAAAAAATGGGATGATTTAAAAATTATGCAGTTCATAGGACTAAAAGATAAAAATGGGGTTGATGTTTATGAAGGAGACATAGTGAATTTTACTCGTTCTCAAGGAAATTGGCAAATACCAAGCTCTCATAAATATGTTACTGATGTTTGTGAAATAATATGGGATAGTGAATGTAGTCGGTTTGCGTTAGCCTATAAGTCAAACATTCAAAAAATTAGAAAACATTGGGGATATGAATACGAAGTTATCGGAAATATTTATCAAAATCAAGAACTACTTAAATAAATGGAGCTGTACGACCAAGCCAAGGAGTTAATATTAAATAGACAATCTTTAAGTAACAACAGTAGCGGTACTAGCCTAAACCATATAAGTAAATGCCTAGATATAACTATTGTACAACTAAAACCAATACTTAATCAGCTCTACAAAGACAACTACATCATCATAAGAAAAGGAATTAACGGAGAATTAATATTTTTAAAAAACTATAAAAAATGAAGTTAGAAAAAATCATGCACGGGGATTGTTTAGAAGAGCTTAAAAAGCTCGAAGATAATTCAGTAGATGCAATTGTAACAGACCCTCCTTATGGACTATCATTTATGGGTAAGAAATGGGATTATGACGTTCCTAGTGAAGAGATATGGAAAGAGTGTTTGAGAGTTTTAAAGCATGGAGGTTACTTATTAGCTTTTGCAGGAACTAGAACGCAACATCGTATGGCTGTAAGAATAGAAGATGCGGGATTTGAAATTAGGGATATGATAGCTTGGGTTTACGGTTCGGGCTTCCCTAAAAGTTTGAATATTGGAAAAGCTGTTGATGCCTTGCAAGGAAATGAAAGGGAAGTTGTTGGGGAAATAAAACGTGGCGATGTTCAGAAAGCGAAACTAAATGGTAGTGGTTATTTAGCAGATGAAGCAAATAGAAATAATGAAAAACAATTTGGATATGGAGTAGAAAAATTAACCAAAGGAAACTCTGAATGGGAAGGTTGGGGTACAGCTTTAAAACCAGCATTAGAGCCAATAACTATGGCAAGAAAGCCTTTATCCGAAAAAACAGTTGCTTTAAATGTCTTGAAATGGGGAACTGGAGGAATTGATATTGATGGTAGTCGAGTTGAAAGCTCTCAAGAAGATAAGGAAATTATGGATAATAAAGCATCTAAAAATCCAACAACTAACTATTCTGATAGTCCTGATAAGATATATTCAGCATTTGCAGAAGACAAGGCAACCCCATCAAATCCTATAGGTCGTTTCCCTGCAAATTTAATTTTATCTTATCCCGAAAATGAATACACCTGCAAAGATAATTTAACTAAAGAACAGATATATAAATTATATAAATGGCTAAATGAGAACACCTAGAAAATGCCATTATAAACTTGAAAATAGAAAATACAATGATAACAATTGAACAAACATTATATAATAAAATGCCGATTGATTTACAAGGATTATTTAATAAACTTCCTAATTACGGTTCAGAAGAAGTAGTATCGATGTTTCCCAATACGAAAAGTGGTGCAATGAAAAAAGCCTATAAATATCAAAATAACGGTAATAGTTTAGGCGCACCTTCAGGAAGTACAAAGCAAATTCACGATTCAAGCGAAGGAAATGCAAGTCGATTTTTTTATTGTGCCAAAGCGAGCAAGTCAGAACGTAATGCGGGTTGTGATGGTTTGCTAGATAAAGAAAGAGTTAATTATGGTGGTTTTCATAGCGAAGAAGGATTATTGAATAATGGCAGAAATCCAGAAAATAGAAATCCAAATAAAAACAACCATCCAACAGTAAAGCCGATTGCTCTTATGGAATATTTAGTAAAGCTAGTTAGTAGAGAAGGGGCTGTTATTCTTGACCCATTTGCGGGTAGCGGTAGTACTGGAGTTGCTTGTAAAAACACCAACAGAGATTATATATTAATAGAGCGTGAAGATGATTACATTCCAATAATAAACGGAAGATTAAAAAATGCTAAACCAAAAACAAAACCACTAACGTTATTTTAAAAACTTAAAAAAACCATGAAAAAATTACTATTAGGAGCTTTATTGTCATTGAGCTTATCAATGTCAGCCCAAGAAGAAAAGGGAGTTTTTACTGAAAAATATACGAAGTTTATAATAACAACTAACGATGTTGTTGGAGAGCTTCAGTATTCGAATGTAACAGTAGTGTATAATGAAAACGGTACTAACGATATTGGGATATACTTGCCCGATAGCAAGATGTTACTTTACAGTTCAGGTAAAATAGAAACGGGAAAGACCACGGGTGGTTCTTCATATCAACTTGTTAAGTGTATAGTTAAGGATACTGGCAAGTCCGTAGGATTACAATTATTCGCAACTGTACTTAGATTATTTACAAACGAAACCTACACGGATTCAATAGAATTTTTTAATTAAACAATTATGAAACAGTCAGCAGTAGGATGGATAATTGACCAATTATTTGAATTAAGAAACCCGACTTTAAATCAGATAGAAATAGTCAAAAAAGCTAGAGAAATTGAAAAGCAACAACAAGGCTATACAGAGGATGAATTATTTAAAATTATAAATGATTTTTGCTTTGATTGGAATTACAATTACAAAGGAGAGTTAAGTCAAAAACAGTATTTGATAGAGTGGTTTGAAAAATTTAAAAACAAGTAAGCTATGATAAAAGAAGTAAAAATGTACACAATGGTTTGTGATTGTTGTGGTAAAGATGTTAATGAAGGTACTGAATATTCTGCTTGGAGTGAAGTATGCGCTTTAAACGATTTGGCTGATGAAAGTGGTTGGGAAGAAATACAAGATAAACACTATTGCACCGATTGTTATGAATATGACGATGATGACGAAATAATTATTAAATCAAAATAAATTATGGAAAACGAAATAACAAAAGCTTACGAATTAGGTTTTATACCAAACCCTAAAGATTACACTCACCCAACTTTTGAAGAAATTTTACCTCTTGCGCAGACAAAGGAGCAAATTTTTGTAAAACAGCAAAAAAATAACGGTATTAAAGTAGCTTCGGTTTGCTTACCAAAAAGAGTTCTTAATCCCGAAGAAACCAAAACCGATGTGAACGACTTTTTTAATAGTTTAGATGGAATTTCAATAACCGAATTTAAACGGTAAAAAGATTAATATTTATCACGAAAAACAATCTTTATACTTTTATTTTAGGTTTGATTTCTTTTATTTCGATAAATTATTTAGATTTTATCATATTAATCTTTTATTTTTACGTCTTAATTTAAGATAAATCGTTATGACACCAGAAAATAAAAAAATAGCAATGTATTTGGGAGGAGCAATTGCAATAGGAGCAGTTGGATTTTTCGTTTACTCTTTCTTCAAAAAACCAATTGTCATTGGAAATACAAGTGTAGTATTGGGCAATGAAGAAGATACAGCCAATAAAAACATTACCAAACCTACCATAACGCCTGCTACAGAACCTAGTAATTTTTTTAAGGAAATGTTAGCTCAACAAGCTACTGCTAATGTTCCAAGCTTTAGTGGTTGGCTAAAAGATAATCCGATGCCAACTTCATTTAGGTCTTAGGAAATTTAGTAATTAATTATATTACTATTAAAAAATCACAACACAAAATCAAGTGCCTAGTCGCACTTTTTTTTGACTTTTATTATTTATATTTGTACCAATAACTTAAACACTAATTATGGCTAGCAGTAGAAACTTAAAACCGAAAGTATTGCAGATGAGACACGAGGGATTGTCTTATAGAGAAATACAAAGAAGACTAAATTGCTCAAGGGGTAGTATAAACTACATTTGCAAAAAAAACGAGTTGGTAGATATTGGAAAGAAACTTTACCCACTATCAATCGAATTAAAATCTCAAATTTTTGAATTTTGCAAAGACCACTCTATATCAGAAGCAGTTAAGCACTTCAATGTTTCCTTATCCTCAATAAAGAAATACAAAAAAGCACCTAAAACTATTTAAGAGAAATCTAAAATGAAGAAAAACTTTTCCCTAAAGATATTTAACTTAATAGCCAAACGTGTTTATAAGTTATCTAAAAAGCGTAAACTTGGATGGACGTGGAATGAATGTCAGAAGTGGACTTCCGCTAATCTGTTTAAAAAGTACAAGGGAAAAGCTTTTAGAAAAATTAAAGTTACCGATGTAGATAAAGATGTTATAGCTATAATTGAGAGTAAAGCAATGCCTATCTCTACTGTTACAACATCTAAAAAAGCTGAAGTATGCTTCAACATAAATCAAGTAACCAATGACCAAACAGACGATGTTGGATTTTACTATCTACACGATAGAATATTTGGAGGTAATGGTGAGATTGGATTTGACGGTAATCTTAAAATAGCAGTAGAAGTAGATGGTTTAATTTCAACGGGGCTGATTAAAAAATATCAATTAGCCGAATCTGATATTAAGAAACTTATTTCTGATATGCGCAAGCTAAATTTACCTTCTGGAGATGATTCCATAATCTTTAAAAGGATTATAATTTCTAATGAAATATCCGAGATAAACAACCCGTGTAATGCTTATATTCTTATAACAAGGTTAGGTTCAAGTGCCGACTTGGGAAGCGTAGAGGTTGACATGGATGTAAAGGAAAAAGACTTGTCGCCTGAGTTACAAGCAAAAATAGATGAAGCTAGAAAGCTTGATGAAGCATCAAAGCAAGCTATGAGCAGGAAGAAGAAGGTTGTAGGTATGGAAAGACCAAAGCAAGTGGAACCTAAAAAGGGGGCTGAACAACCATTAGGCAAAACTGAATTAGATGCTGAAAGATATAAAGCTCTCAACCGAACTCTTGAAATTTTAAGAGAAGACTTTAAAGATGGCTTAATTACCAAAAAACAATACCAAGAAAGACAACAACAAATATTAAACAAATTTGAAAAAGGTGGTAAAATTTAACAACAACTGCTATGGAACTAAATTTAAAAGATTTTCCCCGACAATACAAAAGGGTACGGATTGACCGAAAGTTAAAAATGCTTAAAAATTGCAAGAGCGATTTTCTAATTAGAATTGGTAGCGAGTGCAATGAATTAGTTTTTGACGGAAAGCATACCCTATACCAAACAGAAAACAAAAATTTTCCAAGCAAGTTTATGTACCTATTTAATTTGGTGCAAACTGATGCTAAAAAATACCTAAATAAAAATCCAATTATCGATGTTTCCCCAAAAAAGAAAGTTACCGTTTGGAATTTCGAATACGACCACGAAAAAGGAATATTGACTGGAACTGATTTAGACCATGCTTTTTGGAGAATTGCTTATGTTAAAGGCTATATATCCAAGAAAACATACGATAGAGCATTAGATGAAAAAGCAAAGGCTATTAGGCTTGCTTCACTATCTGTTTTGGGTAGCGAAAAATCTTTTCAAAGGTTTGTTCAAGGGGAATATTACGAAACGGTTGTTACAAGAAAAAATGACCCACAGCTTCAATCTATATATCACGATATTAGGTATTCCTGCTACTACATGATGCACGAAATATCGATTATGTTAGGCGATGAATTTGACTGCTATAAAACAGATTGCATATACTACCGAGATACAGAAGCCAATAGAAAAATAGTACACGACTATTTTGAAGAAAGAGAGATGCTATTTAAACAGTTGGTTTACAGTAGTATGGATAGCTTCACGATTAAAGAATAGTTATTCAATATAAATTATTATATTTTATATAATACTTTTATTTTGTTTTAATATTTTTTTACTATATTTGTTCAAATAAAAAAATCAAGATGAACTTAACAACAACCCCTTTTTCAGAATTAGAAAACAAAAAAAAATACAATTTATTTACCTTTAAAGAGGACGGTATAGTAATTAATATACTGAATGATTCAAAGAAATACAATAAAATACCAAGCGGTAATTTCTACAAGTTTGGAGCCATTATAGGTGGTCAATATTTTTGGTATTTCAAGGGTACTCCAGTTGCTAATGATAGGGAAAAGATGCGTGAAATTTTTGGCGCAATAATCAACATAACAGATTTTTCAACTACAACTCCATTCATTTATAAAGTAAAAAAAATATGGTAGGTATTTCAAAAGATGACGCAGAAAAGCTAATGGAAGAGTTTTTAATAAACGGTTCAAAAATTGACGGCTCTAGTGAATTTGCAATGGAATCAATGGACATTTTGAACGATAGAAACTTCAAGCAGGTGCTATTAGGAACTTTAATTATCAAAATAAAGGATTCTATAGACGACAAACGATTAAACGATGAAAAATATATGCGCTTATTTATGACCAATATAACAAACGCTATGGTTCTCGGCTGTACTGATAAGCAACTAAAGAGATGTTCTGTCAATAACGCAATTCCAATTAACCTAACAAAGAGTTTTTCTGAATATGTTTCAGATGATTGGGATAACCCAAAGTTACAGTTTGCATTTGACCAATTTGTATCAGCCTTTGTTGCCTATGAACAATTTGAAGAAAAATATCCTAAAATCGTAAAAATTATTTAAAGATGAAGCCAAAACAATTCAGTGATTTTAAATCGATAAAAGACAGGGTAACTTTTTTATTAGAGACTAATCCTCTATTAAGAGATAACGACAATCGTCTTATAGCCACTTACTGCTTTAATTTTATAGGTAAAGAAAAAATAAACGAAATGAGTGCCTTACAACTGCTTACAGATTTAGGATTCAATAAACTTCCTTGTTTCGAAAGCATAACCAGAGAAAGAAAGATGATTCAAAAGGAAAACGAATTATTAAGAGGTACTCAATACAAGATTAGAAAAAAGAAACTTCCGAATTGGTTTCTAGTAGACAAAAAAGATTAAAAAAAAACATACTTTTTTTATTGTACCGAAAACTTTTTACTTACATTTGTTCGTATAAATTTTAAATTAACTATGAGAGCAACAATTATTACAACAGAAGGCGAAAAAAGACAAGTAGAATTTACGTCTTTTATTGGCGCAAGGAACCTAATTTGCAACGAGGGATACAGTAGTCCAGTAGAGGTTATTTACTTAGAAGATGGTGAGATGCTATTGATAGACGAAGAAGGCAAGAACAAAAATCTTTCTATGAACTCTATTGCCACTGAAATGGCTCACAAATCGGAATCCATATATCCGAGCGATTATGTTTGTGGAGATGCAATCTTTATAAACAATATGAATGAATTTGACGACCTACCTTACGAATAGGGCGAAAAAAAAGAGAGCGAGTAACAACTCTCGCTCTCATACCAAGAAAACTTATACAACTTACTATGGACATAAGATGTTTGCATCAAAAATAACTAATTCAATTAGTAATTGCATTATATTTTACTACAATATTCTAAATCATAATGAATATATATTTTTCTTTTATGGAAAAGACGAGGTTTTACAAATATTATTTTAAAAATGTTGACAAACCAATCATCATGGAAGCCGAAAATAAAGCTACTGCTGACGACATGTTAAGAGAGCTTGCTATGAAGCCTAAAGTGGATATTGACTTCAAGAAACTAGAAGATATTAGAGTAGAAACTCCTATTATAGGAATATCCAAAAAGACTAGAAAAAAAGTAGGTTATACATGGGTTGGAAAAGTACATTCATCCGATGGTTGGATGGAAAATACACAGTTTGAATCGATGAATACAAATAAGTAGATGGAAGAAAAAAAATCAAATGTCAATTATTTATCACGGATAATAATATTTATGACAAAAACAAAAGCTGGCAGACTTTTAAATAGTTTTATTGGAAAACAGAAGGGAAGAAAGGGGCAATGCACCCCAGAACTTTGTGAAACGCTTGATGGTAAAAAAGGTTCAGCTTGCTGTAAACTTGGATATACGTGTCCTTTTCTTTGCGAAACTAGTTGCGGAATTTACAAAGTAAGACTAACAAATTGTAGAGTTTTCCCTGCTAATAAAGATGATTTGAAATTAGTCAAGAACTGCGGTTATAGTTGGAAATAATTATAGCACATTAAAACGATGCTATAACAAAAGCAATTAATTTATAAATAAATCCGATTTTAAAATGATAAACATTTCCCAAAGCTTTCTAAAAGAATTTGCAAAATATAAGAACGGTGAAGTTTGCGGTCTTCAGACTAAAGCAAAGTATATTGATGGTGTTAGATTTCCTTCAAGCGATGCAATGGAATACGGTAATTTTTTTGAGTATATGGCTACTGGCTCTATACCTCGTGACGGTCATATTCCACAAGCCAAGATAGTATATGCAGGAACAAAAAAAGAAATGGTTTCAGAGCAGTACCAAAGAGCAATAGACAGTGCCGAGTTCTTCAAGAAAATTGTAAAAAATTACGGAATTGAAATAATTGAAATAGGCAAAGTGTGTACGCAAGATGGTATGACTGGTATTTTCGATATTGTAGCCAAGTGGAACGATAGGATTTGTATCATTGATACCAAGTACAGTGGGCTTATGGATGACAAATGGAATGAATTAGGTTGGAACCTTGATTCATTGACTGAAAAGCATAATCTAATGCTACAGCCAGTTCAATACAAGATTCTTTTGTCTAAAGAATTAGAATGTGAGCCTGATGATATTGATTTTTTCTTCTTTATATTTTCTACCAAAGCTACGCATGATGTAAAGATAATAAAGGTTCACGTTGAGGAAAACACTATTGCTACGCATTTGTCAACTGTTGAGTGGGTAAAGGGCGAATTACAAAAGCCAATAGAAAAGGTTTTCAAGGCTAAACCTTCTCTTATACGATGCAATGAGTGCTTCATAAGAGATAATTGCTCTAGCAGAGTAGAAATGCCCCACATTGACGAAATAGTTTATTAAACTACTACAAAATGAATCCAGAAGAGTATTCGCTAACTAAGATTAACCTAGAAATTCACGAAGTAAATATTTACAGAGTTAACTTGAGAAAATTTTTGCTGAAGGAAGCTAAAAATTACACTATAAACTCAAGAAAATTCCAAAATATCTTAGATGAGTTAGAAAGGATTGCAATTGAAATAAACGAACTTGAAAATAAAAAATCCGAATACCTAAACTTAAACAACTTATAAGATGAGCAAAGAATTAATCAGTAGCTTCACAACTACAATCGAAAAGTACGAACAAAAAAACCTTGTAGAATTACTAGAAGGTAGTTCGTTAAGTCCTGCTAAATTTAAACAAATTGTAATTAGCGAACTAAAACGCTCTCCTAAGCTTCAAGATGTGTTTTTGAAAAATCCTGCTTCGCTATTTGCTAGTATATTGCATTGTGCTGAAATTGGTCTTAATCCAAGCCAAATGATAGGCGAATTTTACTTTATTCCTTATAACGATAGCATAACTGCCGTTTTAGGTTATAAGGGCTTATTGACGTTATTATTGCGTTCTGACAAAGTAAAGAAAATATGGTGTGAAATAGTCTATGAAGAAGACGACTTCGAATACGAACTAGGTCTTGAGCCAAAGCTATACCATACTCCTAATCATTCTGCTGTTAGAAACTCTTCTACGCTGAAATATATCTACGCTTGTGCCAAAGTAAACGATGATGTTGTCTTTAAAGTTATGTCTAAACTAGAGATTCAACAGATTGCTAATATGTCAAAATACAAAAACGATTTATACTTCAACGACAAGAAGGATTCAGAGCAATGGATGGCTAAAAAGACAGTTTTGAAGCAGTTGGCTAAGCTAATGCCTAAAGAGGACGATAGGTTAAAGAAAGCAGTATCAATGGACGATAATATTGAGGGCGGAGGTTATCTTATAATGGACGAGAATGACACGGTAAGATTTGTTCAAGGTACTGTTATAAAGGATAAGAGTAGCATATATCAAAAGCTACTGCAAAACAACGGTACTAGTATTTCGACACTTACTGGCGTAACTGCACACAATGGCATACATTCTTTGCCAAATGTTACTACAAATTTTACATAAAAAAATTTGCACAACTGAAAATATTTTTTTAGATTTGTAATTAGTCAATGGGGATTGATAATTTTAATTTTTCTAGTAAAAAAAAGCGACTGCATTATGTGTAGTCGCTTTTTTATTTTTAGTAGGGTAGTATTATGGAGTTATTTTGCTTACATTATCACTCCCTTGATTTGAAGTATAAATATTACCATATACGTCAATAGTTATTCCTTGTGGTTGCGAACCAGTTACATTTAAAATTGTAGATACCCCAAGCGGTGTGATTTTGCTTACATTATTACTCCCTTGATTTGCAGTATAAATATTTCCTAAAGAATCAATAGTTATTCCGCTTGGAGCAGAGCCAGTAGTTCCTAATATTGTAGATACCCCAAGTGGCGTAATTTTGCTTACATTATCACTCGATTGATTTGCAGTATATATATTTCCAGACGAATCAATTGTTATTGCAACTGGGGTTATGCCAGTCGTTCCTAATGTTGTAGCTACTCCAAGTGGTGTTATTTTGCTTACTATATTAGTAAAGTAGTTTGCAGTATATATATTTCCAGATGAATCAATTGTTATTGCAACTGGGGCTTGACCAGTTAGGATTGCTAAGGTTGTAGATACTCCTAGTGGCGTAATTTTAATTACTCTGTTACTCCCTCCATTTGATGTATAAATATTTCCTAAAGAATCAATAGTTATTCCCGTAGGAGAGCCTGCTGATACCCCTAGTATAGTTGATACTCCCAAAGGTGTTATTTTACTCACATTATCAGAACCATTACTCGTATAAATATTTCCTGAGCTATCTATTGTTATTCCAACGGGCTGTGCGCCAGTCGTTCCTAAAATTGTAGATACCCCAAGAGGTGTAATTTTAGTTACATTGTTACTTATTCCATTTGCTGTATAAATATTTCCTAATGGGTCAATTGTTATTCCCGAAGGGTTATTTCCAGTAGTTCCTAAAATTGTAGAAGTTGAAATTGACGAGTTAATTACTAAACTACCATAACTATAATAATCGTTACCAGAAACATAAACCGTAGTTCCATTGTTTAGAAAAACGCCTTTATTTAAACTATTTAAAGCGCTTACCACACCAGCAACATCATTGGATTTTACTATTGCATTGTAAGCAATAAATGTAGGGTTTGGACTCGTTGCGATAAGTATAGATATTGATGTAAGGCTTGAAAAAGATTCTGTAGCCAAATTGTATTCGTATAATTTATTAGAATCGTTGGAAAACCCTTGAGGAACTAGTGTTCCCATAATGTTAACAGGCTGAGCAAGGGAAGTATTATTTGTAACACTTAAACTTATTTGAGTTGACATATTTTTTAATTTTACTTTATTTTTAAATTGAAAATCGTATAGTTAAACTATTTCTGTATAATCACTAAAAAAGTCATCATTAAAGAAATTGGTTGGTTCTAAGAAATCTTTATTAGAAAGTTCTTCACTTGAAAAAACCAATAAAATATTTTCATTAGGTAAAATATTAAAAGTAAAGTTATTTCTACCGTTCAAATATATATTTTTTTGATTAAAATTTAAAAAAATAGAGTTCTGATATTGATATGGGTCAATTGTTTGAATTTGATTACGACTCTCAATATTTCCATTAACATCGTACTGTGTAAATACCAAAGGCTCTATTAATTGAGAGCCACTGTTTGCGCTCATATAAATTTTATCGATTGCATAAATAAAACTACCCGCAGATTGAGTTATCTGACTATAACTAGTATCATCTGTGCTTGCTACTGTAACCACTCCATCAGGAAATATCGTGACTATTGGTGAATATATTCCTGCCATAATTAATTTTCTTCTGCTAGAACTTTGCCTTGTTTAGACATAGCTCTTAATTTAAGTGTTTTTTTATTTAATAAAACTTTAACTCCATAGTCTTGTGAAATCATAGCATTAAGTTTATCAAGTTCTCTTTTTGGCTCTTTATTTTTAATAGCTTCTCTCATAGCTTGTAATGCAATTACTGCATTGTCCTTTTCCTTTTTAGTTGATTCAGATGCGATTTTAGGCTCTGCATACTTATCATTACTTTTATTACTGTTATTACTGTTATTACTGTTATTACTGTCGTTTCTGTCAGCATCCTTATGTTTTTCTTTTCCTATTATATTTGTTCCTTTTGGCTTTAGCAACCATAACAATCCTAATGCTACTGCTATTGATAAAAATAGAGTTTTTGTCTCGTTATCCATTTTTTACTTTTTTTTATTTTTTATAAGTAATACTACTACAGCCAATGCCAATATTCCACCTCCTAAAATAGAATAGGAAAGGTATCTTCTACCTTGTTGTTTAGATAGCATTTCGTCATTATTCTGAACTGCTAAATATTTATAAATTATTTCTTGCTTCGCTAACTCTCCTTGAATATTTTGCAATCTTTCTTCTAAATCTTTCTGTTGAGACAAAGACAATCTACCTAACTCGGCTTCCATTGCTCTTTGCTTTTTAGCATCAGCCTTTGCAAAAGCTCCTCCAACAATAGCTTGTATTCCTGCGCTTATAAAAGCGCCTCCTAATTGCGCACCAGTACTTAATCCTCCTGCCGTACTTGCGCCTCCTGTTGGTATCGTTCCCATATTAATCAGCTAATAAATAAATTCCATAAATAATTCCAATGCCTATACCCAAACCAGTTACATAAAGCCAAGTATCATTTATTCTAGCGGTTCCTTCTTTTTGAAGAGTTGTACGGTATGATTCTAAACTATTGACTAATATTCTTGTTCTTGCCGTTTCGGATTCAGACCTAATCTTCTCCATGGATAATAACTCATTTTGAGCAAAACCAGCTAATGCAATATTTTTTTGAAGTTGTCTGTTTCTTTCAGCTTCCTTTGATGCCATAGAACCGCCTAACAAACTAGTCGCTAATGAAAAAACACCAGCTATTACCAATGGCGCTATATTTAAGTATCCATCGTTAGCCATTGCATTATCAAAAGATAATGCAAATTCAACATTATTATCAATAATAAGCGCTTTGTAAGTTAATTCGTTTATTTTATGAAGTGTCGCAGTATCCATGTCGATGTTATATCCATGGTCATTTAGAATTTTAACCACAACATCTGGGTAATAGTATATGAACTCTGCTATTTTTTGTTCGGATTCTGTTAATTTTTCCATTTAAGAAAACTTTTATAATTAACAACAAACTTACAAAAAAATATTATTAATAATTTTTTTTTAAGTATTTTATCTTAAATTAGTTATTATTTCGTCAACATTAAAAACTTCTTCAAATGAGTTATAAGGAAATGTAGAAATATCTTCGAATAATAAATTTTTAGAATAAGCATTATGCTCTATGTTTATTTCTTTTGTAAAATCGTTAGCAACTATATTTGTGTGCATCCCATATCCAAAAACTTTTGGATTAGTTCCAACCCAAGTTACTACGCTAGGTAGGTTAAGGGCTGTGGCTATGTGCATAGAGCTACTATCAATAAGCAATCTTTTTGCGGACATCGTTAGCATTATGGCAATACTTCTCCAGTCATCCATTGCTCCAATGGTATTTTCATATATCAATTGGTCTTCTCTCTTAATGTGTAAAATAGAATAATCATTTTTAAAATAGCTTACAACCTCATTTACAACGTAAGAAGGAATATCTCTAGTCCAACTGTACTTCAAAGGCTGTCCAAAGCCTCCTCCATTTGGTTGGATAGCCATTATTGGTTTATCTAATTTGTAGAATGGTGCAAAATATTCTTTTTCTCCTTTTGATAAAAATATTTCAGGCATTTCGCCTTTGTACTCAAGTCCATACATTTCACACCATATTTGAATAAGGTGTTTATTTTCGGTAATGAAATCATTTTGATGATAAGGGTCTGCAAAAAATACTTTTACGTCTTTTTTTTCAATGTAGCTTTTATATAGCCCATTCGTTTGATTTGAGTTCAAAACCCTATTAGCATTTGGGTTGTTTATAAAAACTTGCGGATATTCTGTAACCACTATTATATTTGCCTTTGAGTATTTTTTCTTAATTGCTTTTAAAACTGCTGTTCCTGCTACACTTTTACCAAGCCCACCTTGAATTTGAAATATTACGTTCATCTTATTTTTTTTTGTTATGTTGTGTTATTTTTTCCATTAATTCATTTACGGATGTTAGTTCATCTACATCGGTTGTGTCAATATCTATGTAGTCAAAGTTAGGCTTTTCATAGTTTTCAACGTGAAAATTTTCTCTCCCCCTTATGTTTGTTGTGTGTACAAATATCTCAATACAATCGGTAACAAATCTAAATTGGTCTCTTTGGTCTTTGAAAGGCGATACTAGAGCTAAAATAACATCAAAATTATCGGTTTCATTTAGGTATTTGGCAATAGAATATGCTTGTTGAATATTATCCATTCTTCCCTTTTCAGAATAATCCTTGTTGTTGAGTATTTTTCGTAACACATCACCATCTACAATGAACACCTTTTTTTTAGGGTTGTTTACTTCTAATACTTTTTTAAGATAATTGGCTAGGGTTGTTTTGCCTGAATGTGGTTGTCCACAAATATTGTAAATCATCTTTTGTCGTTGTTAGTTTTCTTGAAATTATTTCTAAAGATAATTAAAATATCTATAAAACCACGGATATGAATTTTTTATTGATTGACAAATCTCAAAACCTAAAATATCTTCGTAATCATTTGGAAGCTTTTCAAATTTTGGTCTAATCTTATGGTCTCCGTATATGCCATGAATAGCATCGTTTTCGTGTGTGTGTTGAGTTATATTTACAAATTGATGCTCGTAGTAAGGAAGTCCTACAAACTCATAAAATCGTCTTATTTCGTTTTCTGGATTTTCCATTAAATCCTCGTATCGAATGAATAAAATATTGTTGTGGATTCCTTGGTCAATCATATCTCTCAGTCGGTCTAGAGATATGCCTACTGGCATACCATCAGCCCATATATCTACTCTTTTTTTCAAAGTAGTACCTACCAATTGACTAGGATTTTGAACGTGATTTTCCTTTGTTGGATTTTTTCTGAAGTTTTTTTCCATAGAAGCAAATACAGCTCGTAAATCCCGAACCATACATACTATTTTTGGGTTTGGATAGAATTTATTCGCTAATCCATAACTTATACCCCAACCTCTATTTTTATCTAAAATGTAAGGCTTGTTAGTTAAGCTAGAGAAATAACCCTCCATTCCCGAACGACAAAAAGACAAAAAAGCATCGTCCATTTGTTTAGGGTCTTGAGCTTTAAATTCTGGAGAAGCATTATAATTCCCCTTTGCTCCATAGATTAATTCTAAAAACCCCGAAGTAGGAGTTACATAAAAATCAGGATTGTCTCCAATTATTGACTGAAGAAGTGTTGAGCCAGCTCTAGGCAATGATGAATTAAAGAAAAAACGCTTTTCCATATTTTATAATTTGTTTAGTTTTCTTGGTTTTTTTTTATAGCCCTAAAGACACATCTTCCTTATGCAGGAAGATTGTCTTTTACAATTTGAAGTTCTGCAATCAAAGCATCGATTAAAGGTTTTAAATCTGCATCTTCCTTTACATCAAATCCGTCTTTTTGCAACCATCTCACATCATCATATCCAAATATGTTGATTGCATGAAATTTTTTCTCTATTGTGCTGTCTGCTGGCTTTTTAGCCCATATAGCATCTACTAATGGAGTTACATTAGTTAAGTCAGCAGTTGCTGTTTTTACAGATAAATCTTTTGAATTTATTTGTGTTTCTCCGTAACCGAAGATGTGAATTGTGAAATTTTCCATTTTTTTTATTTTTAGTTTTTAGTTTTTAATTTTTAATTAAATCAATCAGAATACAAATATATATATATTTTTTTATTTATTTTTATTTATTTTTATTTTATGTCACAATATTTAATACACCACTATTATTCCACACAGAACCACTAGGCAAACCTGCTGATGATGTTGGGATAGATTTTATTGACAAGTTATTTACAAATGTTGCACAAGCTCTGTCTGCCGTAATATTAGAACCTACAATCATAGCACAAGCACAAGTGTTTGTGGAATTTGACATACCAGCTAAAATACCCGAACTATCTCCAGAAGCGGTATTACAAAGACCTCCTCCAACTGTTGAATTAAGTCCAGAAGCACAGTTTGTAAAACCACCTCCCACTGTTGAATATAAAGCAGAGGAACAATTTCTACAACCGCCACTAATTGTTGACCTTGTTGCAGAAGCAATATTACTTTGACCACCCCCAACTGTTGAATAAGCACCAGAAGCAGTATTACAACGACCTCCTCCAATTGTTGAAAAAGTTGCAGAAGCAGTATTTGCATCTCCACCTCCAACTGTTGATGAACCTCCAGAAGCAGTATTACTAATACCTCCAGCAATTGTTGAAGAACTTTCAGAAGCAATATTGGAACGACCACCTCCAACTGTTGACCTTATGCCACAAGCAGTATTTAATTGACCACCTCCAACTGTTGAATAGCAATTAGAAGCAGTGTTCTGACGACCTCCTCCAACTGTTGAATAAGAACCAGAAGCTAAATTAATTTGACCTCCACCAATCGTTGAATAGCAATTAGAAGCAATATTTGCAAAACCACCTCCAATTGTTGATATAGCACCAGAAGCACTATTACTTTGTCCTCCTCCAACTGTTGAAAAATATCCAGAAGTAGTATTTACAATACCTCCTCCAACTGTTGAACTATATCCTGAAACGGTATTACAACAACCACCCCCAACGGTTGAAAAATTTCCAGCAACTCTATTTCTAAAACCACCCCCAATAGTTGATAATCTACCAGCGTTACAACAAGTAATTGCGCCAGTTAAATCCCCAGTAGTAGCGTTAAAAGTTCCGCCAGTTGTATTATGACCAATACCACCTCCTATTGTTACTCCAAGAGAACAACATTCGTTTGTAGGCGATTGAATTATGTTTCTTTGCCCTCCAGATATAACTGAAAATCTTGAATTTGTTATGTTGCAACAACCTCCTCCTGCTGTTGAAAGGCTACCAGAAGCCGTATTATTTCTACCACCTCCAGCAAATGAACAACTTCCAGAAGCTATATTATAATATCCCCCAACAACTGCTGAACAACCACCAGAAGCACGACTTCTATAACCACCTCCAACTGTTGAACATTGACCAGAAGCAGTATTGCATTGTCCACCTGCAACAACTGAATTACCGCCAGAAGCAGTATTTAAACAACCACCTCCAACTGTTGATAAAGAAGCACAAGCACGATTAAAATGACCCCCTCCAACTGTCGCATAATCAGTAGCAGTATTACATTGTCCTCCTCCAACTGTTGAACTAAGTCCACAAGCAGTATTGCAAAATCCTCCACCAATTGTAGCCCTTATGCCACAAGCAGTATTTGCACAACCGCCCCCAATTTTTGAAGCACTACCAGAAGCAGTATTAAAACACCCCCCCCCAACTGTTGAAAAAGCGCAAGAAGCTTTATTTCTATACCCACCACCTATTGTAGATAATCTACCAGCATTACAACAAGTAATTGCACCACTTAAATATCCAGTAGTAGCGTTAAAAGTTCCGCCAGTTGTATTATGACCAATACCACCTCCTATTGTTACTCCAAGAGAGCAACATTCGTTTGTAGGCGATTGAATTATATTTCTTTGACCTCCTCCAATAAATGAAAACCTTGAATTTGTTATGTTGCAATAACCAGCTCCAACTGTTGACGAACTTGCAGAAGCAGTATTTTCACGCCCACCACCAATTGTTGAAATACAACCAGAAGCCGTGTTTAAATAACCTCCACCAATAAAAGATTTATCAGCACTTGCAATATTAAAATCTCCAGCTCCTATAAAAGAATGGCATCCACTTGAAGTATTTGTATGTCCACCACCTATTGAACTAAAATAACCAGTTGCTTGATTACAATATCCTCCACTTACTGTTGATGTATTTCCAGATGCAATGTTGCAATAACCACCACTTACAACCGAAGCAACATTTGATGCAGTATTAAAATAACCACCACTTACAAGACTTCCATAACCAGCACTTGCAACATTTCCAATACCTCCACCTATAAAAGAATATTGACCACGAGCGCTATTTCCACAACCACCTCCAATTACAGAAAAGCTACTACAAGTGATAGTATTATATTTACCACCACCAATTGCAGAATAATTAGTAATGACTTGGTTTGAAGTTCCGCCTGCAACTGTTGAATTGCATCCCGAAGCATTATTAATAGCTCCACCTCCAATGGTTGAACAATAACCAGAAGCAGTATTTAAAAAACCACCTCCAACTGTTGAACAACAACCAGAGGAAGTATTATTTATACCACCCCCAATTGTAGCGTAAGTTCCCGAAGCATTATTAGTGCCTAGTATTGGCTCTATACCCGTTGCGTTAGCATTATATTCAAAAGGACTACTTCCTCCACCTCCAGAAGTATCGAAACCTAAATTTGCTTCTGCAAATGCAATAAAGCTATTTACATCAAAAGGAGTTCCTAACGAATCTTCGCAGTTGGATAAAGGCTGATTAAAAACACTTGTTGACGTTCCTAAATATTTATTGTAAATAGAAACATAAGGTATTGATTCATATAGAGTCAAAACGTCTATTGCACAAGAGTTTTTCGGGGCAACTAATATTATAGAACCATTTATTGATATTTGTAAACTACCATCTACTATTTGTAATTTTATCATTATTATTTTTTTTAAATCACTATGCAAAGCGAAGTGCCACTTCTCCAAACGGAACCACTTGGCAATCCAGCAGATGATGTTGGTATATTTTTAATTGATAAGTTATTTACAAATGTTGCACAAACTCTATCTGCTGTAATATTAGAACCTACAATCATTGCGCAAGCACAAGCGTTTGTAGAATTTGCTTGACCTCCTAAAATACTAGAAGAAGTTCCACTAGCAGTATTAAAATAACCACCTCCAACTGTTGAATTGCATCCCGAAGCAGTATTAGTACCTCCACCTCCAATGGTTGAACAATAACCAGAAGCAGTATTGTATCTACCACCTCCAATTGTAGCACAATTTCCAGAAGCAACATTAACACACCCTCCTCCAATAGTTGAAATATAGCCAGAAACAATATTAGTACCGCCTCCACCAACTGTTGACTTACCGCCAGAAGAAGTGTTAGCATAACCACCTCCAACTGTTGTAAAACCATAAGAAGCAACATTAACGAAACCCCCTCCAATTACTGAAAAACTTCCAGAAAGATTATTACCTTGCCCTCCTCCAAGAAATGAACAACTTCCAGAAACACAATTAGTATATCCGCCTCCAATTACTGATGCACTTCCAGAAAGATTATTACCTTGCCCTCCTCCAACTGTTGAAGAAGCTCCAGAAGCAGTATTTGACTGACCACCTGAAATTGTTACAAATCCATTATAAGGAGTTACAGTATTATTCATACCGCCACCAATTGTATTTCCGCCAGTAGCGGAATAAGTGCCAATATTAGTATTAGTGTTAATTATGTTATTACATCCTCCGCTAATTACATCACTTACCAGTGGCGCAAAACTGCAATAGTTTGCAGAAGGAAATATTTGGTTGGATTTACCACTACCTATAAAAGAATATATACCACAAGCAGTGTTTGAAATACCACCTGCAATTGTTGAACATCCACCACTAGCAGTGTTAGATTGACCGCCTCCAATAGTAGCAAGGCATCCCGAAGTAGTATTTAAACAACCTCCGCCAATTATTGAACATCCACCACTAGCAGTGTTACATCTACCACCACCAATTACTGATGAATATCCCGAAGCAGTATTTCCACACCCACCTCCAACTGTTGACCTATCTCCAGAAGCAGTATTTGAATTACCTCCTCCAACTGTTGAATACTGTGCAGAAGAAATATTATATTTACCACCTCCAATTGTTGAAACGATACAAGAAGCATTGTTGCATAATCCACCTCCAACTGTTGAATAATAATAAGAAGCAGTGTTTCGTATGCCTCCACCAATTGTTGATAAAATTCCAGAAGCAGTATTTGAATTACCTCCTCCAACTGTTGATTCTCCGCCCGAAGCAGTATTTTGACGACCCCCACCAACTGTTGCGAAACAATCAGAAGCAATATTATTTCCACCCCCACCAATTACTGACTGAACACCCGAAGCGGTATTGTTACTTCCACCACCACCAATTACTGATGAATATCCCGAAGCAGTATTTCCACACCCACCTCCAACTGTTGACCTATCTCCAGAAGCAGTATTATAATCTCCTCCAGAAATCACTGCTTTAAGACCAGAAGCAGTATTACAAAAACCTCCACTAACTGTTGAATTACAAGCAGAGGCAGTGTTACAACAACCACCACCAATTGTTGATTCATAACAAGAAGCAGTATTGCGATAACCCCCACCAACTGTTGAAGATTGTGCAGAAGCAGTATTACAAAAACCACCCCCAACTGTTGAACAATTTCCTAAAGCAGTATTATAACAACCACCTCCAACTGTTGAATATTCTCCAGAAGAAATGATAAAACGACCACCTCCAACTGTTGAATATTCTGCTGAAGCAGTATTACAACAACCACCTCCTATTTTTGCACCATCACCCGAAGCAATATTACATTGACCCCCTCCAATAGTAGCGTAAGACCCCGAAGCATTATTAGTGCCTAGTATTGGCTCTATACCCGTTGCGTTAGCATCGTATTGAAAAGGACTGCCCCCACCTCCACCTCCTGAAGTATCGAAACCTAAGTTTGCTTCTGCAAATGCAATAAAGCTATTTACGTCAAAAGGAGTTCCTAACGAATCTTCGCAGTTGGATAAAGGCTGATTAAAAACACTTGTTGACGTTCCTAAATATTTATTGTAAATAGAAACATAAGGTATTGATTCATATAGAGTCAAAACGTCTATTGCACAAGAGTTTTTCGGGGCAACTAATATTATAGAGCCATTTATTGATATTTGTAAACTACCATCTACTATTTGTAATTTTATCATTATTTTTTTTTAAAACCCTAAATTAGCTTCGGCAAAAGCAATAAAAGTACTTTGTGTAAATACAGTATTAGTTGAATCAACACAATTTGATAAAGGCTGATTAAATACTGATGTAAAGTTCGCTAAATATTTATTAAAAATTGAAGCAATAGGAATTGTATTTTGTAAAGCTAACGTATCAATAGCACACGCATCTTTTGGAATAACAAGTATTATTACACCTCCATTTGATATTTGCAAACTTCCAACTACTATTTCTAGTTTATTCATTTTTTATGTTTTTATTTACGGAACTATTGTCAAAATTCCTGAATTACTCCATACAGAACCAGTAGGTAAACCTGCTGATGATGTTGGGATGTTTGTAATAGAAAGATTATTTACAAATGTAGCACAAGCTCTGTTTGCTGTAATATTAGAGCCTACAATCATTGCACAAGCACAAGTGTTTGTGCTATTTGATTCACCTCCTAAGATACTAGAACTAATTCCAGAAGCAGTATTATAACAACCCCCACTAATTGTTGAAATACAGCCAGACGCAAGATTTCCAAAACCACCCCCAATTGTTGCTAAACCAGAAGCAGTATTGCTTGAGCCTCCTCCAACCGTTGATAGAGAAACAGAAGCAGTATTTGTACAACCACCCCCGATTACAGAATAACATCCAGAAGCAGTATTACTATAACCACCACCAACTTTTGAAGCAATTCCCGATGCAGTATTTCCCTGACCACCACTAACTGTTGATGACGTACCAGAAGCAATATTTGGAGCGCCATAAGTACCCCCACTACTGTAGAATTGACCACCACCACCAACTGTTGAAGAAACTCCCGATGCAGTGTTAATACCACCTCCTCCAATTGTTGAACTATTATTAGAAGCATTGTTACTAAAACCACCTCCAACGGTTGAGTGATAATTAGAGGAAGTATTAGATGCACCACCTCCAACTGTTGACAAACAACCAGTAGCTTTATTTCTAAAACCACCTGCAATTGTAGATAATTTACCAGCATTACAACAAGTAATTGCGCCAGTTAAATCTCCCGTAGAGGCATTAAAAGTTCCTCCAGTAGTATTATGACCAACACCACCGCCTATTGTAACTCCAAGAGAACAACATTCGTTTGTTGGCGATTGAATTATATTTCTTTGTCCTCCTCCAATAAATGAAAACCTTGAATTTGTTATGTTGCAACAACCAGCTCCTACGGTTGAAACAGTTGCAGAAGCAGTATTAAAAGCACCTCCACCAATTGTTGAACGGCAAGCAGAAGCAGTATTATAACAACCCCCTCCAATTGACGAAGCATTTCCACAAGCAGTATTTTGCCGACCTCCACCAATTGTTGAATAAGAAGCAGAAGCATTGTTATAACAACCCCCACTAATTGTTGAAACATCGCCACACGCAGTATTACTAAAACCACCCCCAACTGTTGCTGTACTACAAGCAATATTGCTTGAGCCTCCTCCAACCGTTGATAGAGAAACAGAAGCAGTATTTAAACAACCACCCCCGATTACAGAATAACATCCAGAAGCAGTATTATAACAACCCCCACCAACTTTTGAAGCAATTCCCGATGCAGTATTTCCCTGACCACCACTAACTGTTGATGACGTACCAGAAGCAATATTTCCAGTGCCATAAAAACCCCCATTATTGTAGCATTGACCACCACCACCAACTGTTGAAGAAACTCCCGATGCAGTGTTAGTACCACCTCCTCCAATTGTTGAACTACTATTAGAAGCATTGTTACAAAAACCACCTCCAATGGTTGAGTCAGTAGAAGCAACATTGCTTAAGCCTCCTCCAACTGTTGAACAAGAACCAATAGCTTTATTTCTAAAACCACCTCCAATTGTAGATAATTTACCAGCATTACAACAAGTAATTGCGCCACTTAAAATCCCAGTAGTAGCGTTAAAAGTTCCGCCATTTGTATTATGACCAATACCACCGCCTATTGTAACTCCAAGAGAACAACATTCGTTTGTTGGCGATTGAATTATATTTCTTTGTCCTCCTCCAATAAATGAAAACCTTGAATTTGTTATGTTGCAACAACCAGCTCCTACGGTTGAAACAGTTGCAGAAGCAGTATTAAAAGCACCTCCGCCAATTGTTGAACGGCAAGCAGAAGCAGTATTATTTGAACCTCCGCCAATTGTTGTGTCTGTATTAGAAGCATTGTTAGTATTACCACCACCAATTGTTGAGGTTGTACCTGAATTAATGTTGCAAAAACCACCACCTATTACTGATTGAGTACCGCACATAACATTGTAAGTTCCTCCTAAAATTGACGACTGATAGCCTGAATTAACATTTATCTTACCTCCTACAATTGAAGAGTATGTACCACTAACAATATTTGACTTACCTCCAAGTGAAGATGCAAAATAATTTGATGCAGTATTACCTTGACCTCCAGAAATGACTGAACCTTTTTGAGATGTAGTATTGCCAGAACCGCCACCAATTACAGAATAACATCCAGAAGCAGTATTCTGCACACCACCTCCAACTGTTGTTAAATCACATTGCGCTATATTATTAGTACCGCCACTAATTGTCACACTTCCTTGGTAAGGCGTTATGACATTACAAACCCCTCCAGAAATTGTACTTCCTCCAACAGGCGAGTAAGTAGTAGCATAAGTATTAGTATTAATGGTATTTTTACAACCCCCTGCTATTACATCTCCATATCTTGCACTACCGCCAAGATTTGCAGAAGGGAATATTCTGTTACATTTTCCACTACCTATAAAAGAGAGTACTCCGTTAGCTGTGTTGCAATAACCACCTGAAACAATCGAATAATTTCCACAAGAAGTGTTTCTACGACCTCCAACTATTCCTGACCAACATCCAGAAGCAGTATTAGTACAACCACCTGCAACTATTGAGCAATTTGCAGAAGCAGTATTATTGCTACCTCCACCAACTGTTGATTTAATACCAGAAGAAAGGTTATATTGTCCACCTGCAACAGCTGAATTACAGCCAGAAGCTGTATTTTGACAACCTCCAACAACTGTTGAACTATAACCAGAAGCAGTATTATTTCCACCCCCACCAACTGTTGATTTAATGTTAGAAGCAGTATTACTATAACCACCACCTAGTGTTGACCAAACATTAGAAGCAGTATTACCACAACCACCACCAATTGTCGAAGAAGAAGCAGTTGCAGAAACAATATTAGTTGAACCTCCGCCTATTGCTGAATTATCAGCTCCAAGGCAAATAGTATTGGTATAACCTCCCGCAATTGTTGATTTACTAGCGCAAGCAATATTAGATTGCCCCCCTCCAACTGTTACGTCTTGACTAAAAGCCTTATTAAAACTACCCCCAGCCACAGTTGAACCATATCCGTTAGTAACATTACAAATACCACCACCTATTGTTGAGCAATATCCATTAGCAGTATTAGATTCCCCACCTCCTATTGTTGAGCAAAATCCAAAAGCAGTATTACAAACACCACCTCCAATTATTGACCCTTGACCACAAGCGATATTTCTAAAACCTCCTCCAGCTGTTGCACTAGCATTTAAAGCACTATTACATCGACCTCCGCTAACAGTAGAGCAGGTTCCAGTAGCTGTATTGAGAGACCCCCCACCAACTGTTGAGCAATTTGCAGTAGCAGTATTGTTACTACCTCCAACAATTGCAGAAAAACATCCAGAAGCATTATTAGTGCCACCTCCTCCAATAGTAGCAAAACAACCCGAAGCATTATTAGTGCCTAGTATTGGCTCTATACCCGTTGCGTTAGCATCGTATTGAAAAGGGCTACATCCTCCTCCGCCACCACCACTTATATAATCAGATAACGGTTGAATGTTACCCATTATATCTTTTACCTTTATTATTCCGCTTACTCCGTCAACAAAAACAGCTAGACTGTTACCGTCTGGCGTTCTTATATTATTTGCTTGTGATTTAGTTACATTTCCCATTTTTTTTTTATTTTATATTTTTAATAATTTTAGCAGTAGACCCCATAAAAAAGCAACAGCTATTCCTCCACCGATAATTTTTGATTTAAACTCTTTGTCTTTTTCTATATAATTTTCATGTTGTTCTACTTTTTCAACTAAACCAGTTTGACCATAAAGTTTATCGCCTATTACTGTTTGATTAAGCTTTATTAAAGAAGCATCAACTTCTTGCATTTTAGAACTCATTTGTGTTAGAGTACTTTTAATCCATTCTATATCTGATGAACTAACATTTATTTCTTTGCTTTTATTTTTTTCAGTTTTTTCTAATGCCATTCTTAAAATTTTTTTAAAGCCCTAATTGCTCTAAATGCTTAACTAAGGATATGTTTTTAATATTTTTACTTCCATTAAAAAATTTAAGACCAATTTGTTTACCTCCCTCCTTATCTAAATACTGAACTATATAACAGCTCACATTGTCAATATCGTCATCTACCTCTATCGAAAACTGAATCAAAGATTTTTTTAAAAAAGGATTTGCCAAACTTTCATATTGAAATATGTCTATTTTTTTATCCAATATATCTAAAAATCTAATTTTATCAATTGACTTAAATTCTTTGCACATTTCATAGTTGACTGTTCCTTCAACCTGATTTGTAACTTTTATCTGAACTTGTACTGATGTAGCATCGTATATTTTCGCATACTTGTCTATGCCAGTTAACATAATTTTTTTTACCATTCCAACTACCATAGTTTGTTTGTTTAAGTTTTTATCGGTAAAAATAATTATTTTATTCTTAATACGCTACCTAATTTTGGATATTTTACTGCTAAATTATGCAAAGGCTTATCTAGTCCGTAATCTTTCAACAAGTCTGCTGAATATTCGAAACTTTCTTTGTCAAAATTAAGGGTAGTGTTAATACCTAAAAATTTAATTTTCATTTTTCCTTTAAGTTGTATATTTATTGGCTTCCTAGCCCATATATCAGAAGCTAAGGCTAACGCAGAAGACTTTACTGCATTTGCATCAATAATCCCATTAGCTTTTACTGTAAACTTACTGTTAGGCATGATTTTTATAGGATTTGCAGAAAAAGAGGTTCCAAACGGTACATCTTTAAAGTAAAATTCTAAATCATAGCTATTTAATATTATCTCAAAGCTAGATTTGTTAGTAATATCAAAATCAACCGTTACGTTAACTTTGTTTTCATCTACACTTACAACATTAAGGTTTTTAACATTGTAGTCATATTGCAAAGCTAACTCTACCTGATACTTAAAATAACGATATAGTGCAAAACCAATTACACCAAATCCACCTATTATTAACAAAGATTTTTTCATGTTATTTTAATTTACATTTTTTCAATTAAACCGTAAGGCAATATTTTGTAACCCAAAGCGTTTGCTTGAGGTGTTAGGTTTTGCATTTTTATTTTTATACCATAAATAGGTTTAGTAACCATATCAACCCGTTGTGAATTTATATAAGCTGTTCGACTTCCTACCCCACGAAATCTAAAATCTTTAGACCATTTAGTAAATTCTAATTCTAATTTATTGATTTCATCTTGCAAACTTGCTATTTCCTCTGAAATCTTTTTTGCCATGATGTAATTATTAGTTTTAGTCTCGTCTATTACATTTGTTACAGTAGTTACAGCAGTTCCGCTTGTTGTATCTGTTTTAGTTGTTTTAGTCGCACCAGTTGCAGTATCTACTACCGAAGTAGTTGTAGTTACGGCAGGTAGTCCTAAAGAGCTATCTACCGCAGAAGATGAGGTGGTTGTAGTTGTAGTTGTAGTTGATTTTTTTCTTTTTAAATAAACATAAGCGCCTACTCCCACTACTGCTAATAAGCCAATTCCCAATGCTGTTGATTTTTCCATTTTATTTACATTTTTTCAATTAAACCGTAAGGCAATATTTTGTAACCCAAAGCGTTTGCTTCTGATGATTTTTTCTGCATATCTCTAGTCATTACCATCTTTGGCAAATCAACTTTTGTTTTTCTCTCTCTGTCAACTTCCATATTTTGATACATGTCCATTTCCATTCGACTTTTAGGAAATATTTTTTGAAAATCAATAGATAAATTGTTAATCTTTTTTTGCAAATCCATTATTTCTAATGAAAGATTTTTAGCAATAATATAATTATTTGTTTTAGTTTCGTCTATTGTAGCTGTTGTAGTTGTAGGCTGTAATCCTAAAGACGTATCAGCTATTGATGGTGTGCTTGCTTTTGGAGGTGTTCCTCCTAAAAAACTTGGTAATAAACCTTTTTTTGGAGGCGTTACAATTCCAGTTTTATTTGTTGTGTTATCAATAATTCCACTTGGCGTGGTTGCTTTTTTATTTTTTAGATAAATATAAGCACCTGCTCCGAGTACTGCTAATAATCCAATTCCTAATGTTGTCGATTTTCCCATTTTATTTTTTTCTTGTTAAAAACTTTACTGCTAACAAAACAATTACAGCACCAGAGATGACTATAGCATAACGAATTACAGTTTTATCTGTAACCGATTTTTCTGATTCTAAAGCTTTCAATTCTTTAGTCTGAATATTTAGAAAATCTTTTATTCTAGTTGTTTCGTCTGTATCGTATATTTTTCCTGCTGGCATAATTTACATTTTTTCAATATCGTAGTTAGGCAACACTTTGTAGCCTAATGCGTTTACTTTTTTGGTCATATTTGCTAATAACTCTGAACGACTAGGTTTAAGCTCAGGGGGATTACGATATGATGCGGTTGAAGTTACCGTTTGTCCTGCTAAACTAGAAAATTTGTTTAATATTTCTTTTGGGTAAATCCATTTTGTAGGATTTCTATATGGGTCAATTGCACCTGCTCCATCATTAATTATCTTCATGTCACTAGCTATTTTTTTAGCTTCAACATAGTTAGGAAGAGTCAATTCTTTAGAAATAGACTTTGTTGGGTCTATACCTAAAGCCGACAAGGCGTTTTGTATCTTTTCGGTTGTAAGCAAAGGAACACCTTCGTTTGGCTTAATATTTAAAGTTACAGTTGTGGGTGTTATTATTACACCCAAATCCTGCAATAATTTTGTATTTTCAGTTGTAGGATTTGTTGATGCAGTAGACAATCCTAAAGAACTATTTACTACAGAGGATGCACCGCTTGTTATATTTGTTGTTTTTTTACCTTTTAGATAAATATAAGCACCTACTCCAACTACTGATAATAAGCCAATTCCTAATATTGTTGAATTTTTCATATTATTATTTTTTTCTAATCTCACTTAAAATAATTATCATAAGCAAAGATACCATTAACACTGATAATCCGATAATGTTCCTTTTTTTTACTTCTGAAGCTATTTGTTTTTCTATTCTTAATTTGTCTTCTTCGCCAAAAGCATTAAAAACACCGCTAACATCTTTCATTTTTATAGCGTTTACTTTAGAAAGACACCCGTAGACATTATACCACTTTCTTTTAGCTGATAAATAATTATTTGTAGCGTCTGCTTCTGAATTATTAGATTGCCTACTCCAATATTCTTTGTTTATTACAAGCAAATCAATTTGTTTTGCCAATAACTCACAATCTTCGGTGTATGGAAATTCTTTAGCTAAATCTTTTGATGATACTGCCATTATTTCTTTAATATTAAATATAAACTTGTTATTAATACAACTACTCCTATTCCAATGTAAATGTACTGCTCATTGTTATTTTTAGGCAAAATGTCATCTTCTTGCTTTTTAGCCATTTCAGTAGTAATTTGACCAGTTTCTAATAATCTTTTGTACTCAATTTTATTTGCACAAGATGATTTAGAAAATTCCATTTCCCTTTTATTTTTTAACTCAATTTCTTGATTCAATAAAAGATTGTCCATTGCACTAAATCCTCCTGAAAGTTTCTTTTTTTGCAAATCAGCAACAATAATTATACTCTTACGCAATTTTGCATCGAGTAATATACAATCTGAAAATTCTTGTTGTGTATATTTATTAAGAGCCATATTTTATTTACATTTTTTCAATATCGTAGTTAGGCAACACTTTGTAGCCTAATGCGTTTATTCTTTTAGTTTGAGCTTTACTCCAAATACTCGTAAGCCTCAACATAGGATTCCATTTAATTCCATATTTTGTAATTAATAATTTAAACTCATTATCAAATACCTTCGCATTATCTAGTAATAAAATCCTAGCCAAGTCTTTTGCTTCCAAATAGTTTTTTTGCTCTTCTGCACTAGCAGTTACTTTTGTAGGCAAACCTAAAGAAGCATCAGCCACAGAAGGTGTAACGCTTGTTGTATTTGATGTGTTTTTTGTGCTAGGTACAGTTACACTTGATTCGGTTGCTTTTTTACGTTTTAAATAAATATAAGCCCCTACTCCGAGTACTGCTAATAAGCCAATTCCTAATACTGTTGAACTTTTCATATTATTTTAATTTACATTATTTTAATTTACATTTTTTCGATTTCGCCATAAGGTAATATTTTGTAACCTAAAGCATTTGCTTGAGATGTTTTTTCTGACATTCGTTTTTTAATTATCGCAATGTCTTCCCTTTTACGAGCTTTTGTTTCAAAAGTAGTCATAGGTTTGTAATCAAAACTTTTTAATTCATTTTCTGCATTTTTCAATTCTACCATCAAAACTTCAATATCTTTAGATAGCACTTTAGCTTTTTTATAGTTTTCAGTTTGTGTTTCTGAAACAATAGATATAACAGTATCTATTGTAGCTTTAGGCTGTAACCCTAAAGAAGTATCAGCTATGGATGGTGTGCTTGCTTTTGGACGTGTTCGTCCAAGAATTTTTGTCAAAAAACCTTTTCTTGGATTTTTTGTACCATTTGTTGGGGCTGTTGTACTTCCCGTGTTATTTACTTTACCGCTTGTTGGAGAAAGTTCTCCTGAAAATTTATCTAAAAATGGTATTTTACCACTTTTTAAGTAAATATAAGTCCCTACTCCGAGTACTGCTAATAAGCCAATTCCTAATACTGTTGAACTTTTCATATTATTTTAATTTACATTATTTTAATTTACATTATTTTAATTTACATTTTTTCGATTTCGCCATAAGGTAATATTTTGTAACCTAAAGCATTTGCTTGAGCTGTTTTTTCTGACATTTGTTTTTCAACAGAATTAATTTGTAATTTAATTTGAGCTGATTTGTTATCAGGTCTAAAACCAGTCATGCTATTTCCTATTATAAAAGGTTTACTTCTCTCTCTTGCATAATCACTGTTTAAAGTTCTTAATCTATTATTCAAAACTTCAACCTCTTTGGATATTACTTTAGCTTTTTTATAGTTTTCAGTTTGTGTTTCTGAAAATGCTGAAACAACAGTATCTATTGTTGCTTTAGGTTGTAAACCCAAAGAAGCATCCGCCACAGAAGGTGTAACGCTTGTTGTATTTGATGTTTTTTTTGTGCTAGGTACAGTTACACTTGATGTGGTTGCTTTTTTATTTTTTAAATAAATATAAGCCCCTACTCCGAGTACTGCTAATAATCCAATTCCTAATACTGTTGAACTTTTCATATTATTTTAATTTACATTTTTTCGATTTCGCCATAAGGTAATATTTTGTAACCTAAAGCATTTGCTTGAGCTGTTTTTTCTGACATTTGTTTTTGAACACTTCTAATTGCAAATATAATACTAGCCACATTTTTACCAGCATTAGCCCTCACGCCAGCCATATAATTTCCCGTTGTAAAAGGCTTAGAACTTTCTTTTTTCTTATCAATTTCTAAATTTCTTAAAGTATTAGTCAAAACTTCAATTTCTTTAGATATTACTTTAGCTTTTTTATAGTTTTCAGTTTGTGTTTCTGAAAATGCTGAAACAACAGTATCTATTGTTGCTTTAGGTTGTAAACCCAAAGAAGCATCCGCCACAGAAGGTGTAATTGTTGGCGATGTTTGTACCGTTGGCGATGTTTGTACCGTTGGTGATGTTTTTTTTGTGCTAGGTGCAGTTACACTTGATGTGGTTTCTTTTTTACGTTTTAAATAAATATAAGCCCCTACTCCGAGTACTGCTAATAAGCCAATTCCTAATACTGTTGAACTTTTCATATTATTTTAATTTACATTTTTTCGATTTCACCGTAAGGCAATATTTTGTAACCCAAAGCATTTGCTTGCTTTGTTTTATCTGATATTTCGTTTCTGATTTTATTTTTAGTTTTCTTAGTTTTGTATAAATCAACTTTAATTAAAAGAGCGCTAATATTTCTTGACAATTCTCTTGCTTTTTTATAGTTTTCAGTTTGTGTTTCTGAAAATGCTGAAACAACTGTATCTACTGTAGGTTTAGGCTGTAATCCTAAAGAAATATCAGCTACAGAAGCTGTATTTGTTGGTTTATTGCTTGTTGGAGTTGTTGTACTGCCTGTTGTAGCTGTTGTACTTCCCGTGTTATTTACTTTACCGCTTGTTGGAGAAAGTTCTCCTAAAAATTTATCTAAAAATGGTATTTTACCACTTTTTAAGTAAATATAAGTACCCACCCCAATTACTGATATTATCCCAAGACCTAATATTGTTGAGCTTTTCATATTATCTTCTTTTTACTTTTGACATTATCATACTTATTGCTGGATTTGTTTGCCCCCCTAAAAAAATTGGTCGAGTTTTTACACTACTTGTTGGGGTTGGTTCTAATCCTAAAGAAGCATCCGACACAGAAGTTTTTGCAATATTTGTTGGAGTTGGTTTTAATCCTAAAGAATCATCCGACAAAGAAGTTTTAACGCCTGTTGTATTTGATGTGTTTTTTGTGCTAGGTAAAGTTACACTTGATTTGGTTGCTTTTTTATTTTTTAAATAAATATAAGCCCCTACTCCGAGTACTGCTAATAAGCCAATTCCTAATACTGTTGAACTTTTCATATTATCTTCTTTTTACTTTTGACAGAAAAGTATTTGTTGTTGCGCTTGTTCGTCCTCCTAAAAAAATTGGCGGAGTTTTTACACTACTTGTTGGGCTTACTGGAATTACTCTTCCTCCGAAAATTTTTATACTATTTATTGGAGTTGATACACTACTTGCTTGAGTTAAAACACTTGGTGTAATACTTCGTCCTCCTCCTAAAAAACTTGGTAGAGTTTTCACACTACTTGCTGGAGTTGACATACTACTTGCTTGAGTTAAAACACTTGGTGTAAGTGTTCGTCCAAGAATTTTTGTCAAAAAACTTGGTGTGTTAGCGGTTGTTGGTTTTAATCCTAAAGAAATATCTGCAACAGCGTTCAATGCTACAATTTCACCGTAAGGCAATATTTTGTACCCCAAAGCATTTGCTTGCTTTGTTTTATCTGATATTTCGTTTCTGATTTTATTTTTAGTTTTCTTAGTTTTGTATAAATCAACTTTAATTAAAAGAGCGCTAATATTTCTTGACAATTCTCTTGCTTTTTTATAGTTTTCAGTTTGCGTTTCTGCAAATGCCGATACAACCGTGTCTACTGTAGGTTTTGTAGTTGTAGTTATAGGTTGTAATCCTAAAGAAATATCAGCCACAGAAGGTGTAATTGTTGGCGATGTTTGTACCGTTGGCGATGTTTGTACCGTTGGCGATGTTTGTACCGTTGGTGATGTTTGTACCGTTGGTTCCATTTCTTCCATTTCTTCCACTAATGCTGTTGACCCTGTTGACCCTGTTGACCCTGTTGACCCTGTTGACCCTGTTGACCCTGTTGACCCTGTTGACCCTGTTGTCGATGTTGTCGATAGTGGTTTTTTATTTTTTAAATAAAAATACGCACCCACACCAACTACTGATATTATCCCAACCCCTAATATTGTTGAACTTTTCATATTATCTTCTTTTTAATTTTGACAGAAAACTATTTGTTGTTGCGCTTGTTCGCCCCCCTAAAAAAATTGGCGGAGTTTTTACACTACTTGTTGGGCTTACTGGAATTACTCTTCCTCCGAAAATTTTTATACTATTTATTGGAGTTGATACACTACTTGCTGGAGTTGACATACTACTTGCTTGAGTTAAAACACTTGGTGTAATACTTCGTCCTCCTCCTAAAAAACTTGGTAGAGTTTTCACACTACTTGCTGGAGTTGACATACTACTTGCTTGAGTTAAAGCACTTGGTGTAAGTGTTCCTCCTAAAATTCTTGTCAAAAAACTTGGTGTGTTAGCGGTTGTTGGTTTTAATCCTAAAGAAATATCTGCAACAGCGTTCAATGCTACAATTTCACCGTAAGGCAATATTTTGTACCCCAAAGCATTTGCTTGCTTTGTTTTATCTGATATTTCGTTTCTGATTTTATTTTTAGTTTTCTTAGTTTTGTATAAATCAACTTTAATTAAAAGAGCGCTAATATTTCTTGACAATTCTCTTGCTTTTTTATAGTTTTCAGTTTGCGTTTCTGCAAATGCCGATACAACCGTGTCTACTGTAGGTTTTGTAGTTGTAGTTATAGGTTGTAATCCTAAAGAAATATCAGCCACAGAAGGTATAATTATTGGAGGTATTTGTACCGTTGGTAATGTTTGTACCGTTGGTGATGTTTGTACCGTTGGTAATGTTTGTACCGTTGGAGATATTTGTACCGTTGGAGGTATTTGTACCGTTGGTGATGTTTGTACCGTTGGAGGTATTTGTACCGTTGGAGGTATTTGTACCGTTGGTGATGTTTGTACCGTTGGTTCCATTTCTTCCATTTCTTCCACTAATGCTGTTGACCCTGTTGACCCTGTTGACCCTGTTGACCCTGTTGACCCTGTTGACCCTGTTGACCCTGTTGACCCTGTTGACCCTGTTGACCCTGTTGACCCTGTTGACCCTGTTGAACTTGTTGAACCTGTTGAACCTGTTGAACCTGTTGAACCTGTTGAACCTGTTGAACCTGTTGAACCTGTTGAACCTGTTGGTTCATTTGTTTGAGTTGTCGATGTAGTAGATAGTGGTTTTTTATTTTTTAAATAAAAATACGCTATTGCTAATCCACCTACGCCTAATAAAATTGTTGAATTTTTCATCTTATTTTTTTTAAAGTTGTTTTAGCTTTTGATTGATTTGCTTGACTTTTTTTGATACGGTAGATTGTGGTTTTTTATTTTCTAAATATAAATAACCTATTGCTAATCCACCAACGACTAATAAAATTGTTGAGCTTTTCATATTATTTTTTTTTTAAAAATTTTTTTAAAACTATTACGCTAGAAATAGCCAAAACAAAATACAATAAGTAATTAGTTTTTTTTGTTTTAGGCGCACTATTAACTTGAATGTTGGATGTGCCATTATTAGTAGGATTAATAGGAGCAACAGTATCAGCAGAATTACTAGGAGTAATAGTTTCTAACTCTTGCTCTTGCTCTAACTCTGAATCTGATGTTATTTCTGATGGCGCTGATGGCGCTGATGGCGCTGATAGCGCTGATGGCGCTGATGGCATTATCGGCATCATTACTTTTGGTTGTTTCAAAAATTGACTGTAAGCATCTATAAATTCTTCATTAGAAATTTGTATTGGAGAACCAGTACCAATCCCAACCGTTGTAGCGCTTAATTTTGTATGAATATTAGATTTGCCTTTATAGTAAGATGTATTATAGCCACTTGACTTAATTACAAACTCATTAGGTATCATACTTAACATCTGCGAATATTTATTTTCTTGTTCTTTTTGTGGAATACTTTGCGGTACTGGCAGTACTGTTTTTACGCCCATACATTTAGCTATAAAGTCTGTTTTGTAATCACTCATAGCTTTAGCTGATATGAATCTCATATTCGACATTTTTTGCCTTGCTTTTTGTTCGCAATCAGATAAAGATGCTAAACTTGTGCTAGGTAAATTTGCATTTGACTTTTTAGGTGTTAGCCCTAAAGAAATATCCGCAACTAATTTTGAGGATGGTCGTGCAATTTTTCCGCCTAAAATTCTTGGCTGAATTTTATTTTTTTCTGGTCTTGGAACTTTTACACCTAAAACTTTTGATGGTTTAAATAAAACACCGCTAGTTGGTGAAGATGCTTTAGAAGGCATTTTTTTTGCTAATGTTTTTCTCATTTTTTTATAAATTTGCGTTTTTAATTGTTTTTTTAACTAAGTTGTATGTTAATGGATTCGAGTACCCAACTTCTTTATCCAACCATTCGATTAAATCTAGGTTTTTGTAACCAAAAATATAAGCGCTTGCAGTAGGACTTCCGTCTATGTAGTAACTTTTTCTTCCAAAAGAGTTGTACACTTTTCTAAAATCTTCCTTTTGCTGTAGCTTATTTATAATCTCGTAAATTGCACTTGAATTAGTTCCAAAACCATCCATAGCGTTAAACAATTGATTTGCATAGTTATTAGCAATGGCATCTGAAATTGTAGATTTTGCAACATCTACCTGAACTGGCACAAAGTCTTTTGCTCCGACACTTTTGTCTTTTAGAAATGAGCCAATACCACCTTGCAATTTTCTAATAATGGAATACCCTATTACAACAATTGCAATAGCACCTCCCACATATATTAATGGCTTTTTATTATTAGCAATAAAATCACCTGCTTTTGATATAAATTTAGATTCCATTTTTATATTTTTTATTTAATTGCTTTTCCGCCTTTAGTGTTGTATGTTTTATTCTCAAATACAAACGTAGGGATACTTTGTTTTATAGCACTAGCCCATGCAGAAAGAAATTCTTTTTGGAACGTAAGTAAAACTGGCTTGTTAGAAGAATTTCCAGAAGAAATAATAGCGTCCACATCTCCAACTTTTTGATTAAGCTTTACCCTTGAATATAAGAAATAAGCCCCAACAGCTAAAATCAACAATCCTGCTATTTTAAATTTTTTGTCATCCATTTTTATTGTTTTAATTGTTATTTATTAAATATTCCTTTGAGAGTAAGCCAAACATCTCCAACTAAAGGAGGAGTTCTTAAAGTCGGAGCTTCCATTGGTGGTATAGTCGCTGATTGACCCCCAGTGACAACTCGCTCTTCTTTTTTAACTATTATAGCCTTGTTTTTTGTGAAATACAAAACGGCAATAATAACGGCTAACGAACCTCCTAATATATAAAATGATTTGCGATTCATTTTTTATTTATTTAATTGATTAAGTGTGATTAAACTAAGCCCTTTTACCTCTTTTAATCTAGCTTGTGTTTTAACTCCAAAAATACCATCTACTGCAAGATTTCCAAGAGCTTTTTGTAGCAACATAACTTCCAAACCAGTTGAACCTAATGACAAATATTTGTCCTTGTCTGCAACTGCGCTAGGCTCGTCTATATTAGGGTCTTGTGATGTGCCTTTAAAACTTTTTTTATTAAAGATGTATATAGCTACTAAAACCGCCCCACCAATAAGTCCGTATTTTAATGTTTTTGAGTTCATATTTTTTATTTTTTATTGTCTTGGAGGAGCTTTTTTATCTATTGTACGTTTGCTTTTCCAAGTAGCAAATTCTGCATCTAGCATTAAATTCTTAATTTTAGCAAGCGCATCATTTCTTGTTTTTGCAATATTGTCTAAAACCATTTTATTTGGAGCAACGCCCCCTTCATAACTTAAAACACCTCTTTCAAATAATTGTATTTTTTCTTGCTCTGGTGTTAAAGCGACAGCAGTACGAACAGTAGGTTTAACAATAGTATCAACAGTAGGAGCAACTACTGTTTTAGATATAGTAGACTTATTTTTCATACTTTTATAAGCTAAGTACCCAATTACTAAAACCCCTGCACCAATCAATAATTTTTTTTTATCTATTTCCATTTTTATTTATTTTTATCTAATTTAACAATTACTACATCCGACCTAAACCAACGTAGAGAAGGGTCTCTTTCTAAATAAATGCTCCAATTAAAATGCTTTTTAACATTATATAATATATTTGAGTTTTCTTCATTTACCGCAAACCATATTTTTTTATCATTTCCTAATTTTGCAGTAACTACCTTTCCTATAAATGTTTTTTTCTTTGGTATTGTGCCAGCTTTGTTATGAAATATACCATTATTTACATTTGCACCCATTCTTACATTCACATTATCAACTAGAGTATATATTTTTTGTCCTATGTAATTTTGATATTTTTTATCATTTAATGCCTTTTCTATACTAGTATTATAATCGTTAACCGACAAAGGTTTTTCTACTCCGCTTGCTATTCCACTAGCAGTAGAAGAGGGTTTACCACTTGCGTTATTATAGTCAATTTCTATCGATTCGTCATCTAATATTCCAACCTGACTTTTATTGCGTTTATTTTTTAAGAATAGGTATATTGCAGTTCCAACGGCTAATATACCTGCACCAATCAATAATTTTTTGTTATCTATTTTCATGTTTTTATTTATTTACAATTAGCTTTCATCCATTCTTCTTTCCGTTTACTCCAATATTCTGGAGGCATCATAACCATTGGCTTTGCTAATTTAGAATATTCCATTTCGCATTTAAACTTTTTCAACTCATCTTCTGTCATAGGTCTGCCTACAACTGCTTTAGATTGGTCTTTTACTATTGTCTGAATATTAAAAGGTTGCTGATTATTTTTACTTTTTTTCAAAAGCAAGTAACCAACCACTAAAACCCCCGCACCAATCAATATATTTTTTGTTTTCATAATTTTTATTGTAAAATCATTTTATTTTTTTCAAAATTTTGTATGAAAGCATCAATTCTGTCGAAACGCTTTTTATTCTGCTCGTTAGGGCTGTCCTTAAAAACTTCTAAAAAAGCTTGGTATCCCTCAATTCTAGGATAACCTAATCCTAAATATATTAACAAACCATTTATATCTGCTTCGCTCTCATCGTCCATATTTTCATTCAAATAAAAATGCGAAAACTCATGGCACAAAATAGCAAACTTCATAGGCACTGTATAGGTATCAAATTCTTTTTTTGACACTTGAATCCTTCCAGTTACTTTAGAGATTCTTGCTGGCGTTGTTAAAGTATTTCCGTTTTTTCCAGTTATATATGGTTCAAGTTCTATTAAAAACTCTCCATCATCAGATTGGTACGCTTTATTAGATTCTAAATATGCTGAATTATAACAAAACCTCTGAGCGAAATTTATAAAATTAGCAACGGTTCTATTTTTTACATCAACTACATCAAGTCTTTTTTCCAAAGGAATTTTATCAATTACTTTAATCATTATATTATTCTCTTGTTCCTTTGGCATATTACCTATTTTATCATCATAAATAGAAATTACTATGTTATCAGATGTAAGGGGCAATCTAACATAAAAAGTTTCTTCTGAAAAAACAGTTTTATACCTATCTGTAAAGACTATTTTAGGCTTCATTTCGTCATAAATTTTTATTCTTACAACTGTTGGTGTTTTTACGGCTAAATTGATAACCAAACACATCTCATCGTATCTTGTCTGAAGTCTAAAATTCATATTTACTTTCTTTTTTTATAAAAGTTGTAAGCCAAAGCCCCCCCAATAATTAAAACACTTGATATTATAGCCAATTTATTTAATCCTAAAACTGTTTTAGAAGTTCCTTGTTCTAAAGAAACATTGCTAATTTCGCTATCTCTTATGCCAACCCTACTCTTAATTAAAGCAATGGAATCATTAATTAATTTATTAGGAATTAACATTCCCTTTTCTTTTTCTCTTTGAATCCAATCTTTAAAACTTAAAGTAGTTCCGCTTTCTTTCCATAGCTGATTTGCACTTTTACCCAATAATTCATCTTCCATTGTTGTTATTTTTTATTTTCTCGTAATGCGTCTTGTATTCCTTGTTGTTTAGGTCTAAGGTAGCCGACATATAGATAAGTTAAAGCACCTATCCCTAAGACTACTAAAATGCTCCCGATTGTTTTTTTATCCATAATCTAAAATTATTAGTTTTGGCTTTTTTTCCAAGCAATGCCTATAACCCAAACGGTTGCAAACAGCACCAATACACTCGCTCCCACACTAACCAAAGTTTTGGTAAGAGATTTTTGTTTTTCATTTTTTGACATATTTTGATTTTGTATCTGACTCATAATTATTATTTTTTTAAATTAGTGTTTTTATTTTTTTTCTGCTGATTCCAAAGATAATAAGATAATCCTAAAAGACCTAATACGATTATTATTTTTGTATTTTTTGATAAATTTTCCATTTTATTTTATTTTTTTAAAAAGGTATGTTATTTTTTATTCTATATTGTGAAATTGCAAGAGCAGAAGCCATAGCCGTGCCATTTGCAGTCCTTCCAGCATCAATTATATTTCCAAATTGGTCTACATAAGCAGTATATTTGTTTCTTTTAGAAGGATTTAAAATTAAAAATTTAGTTCCCATTCCAATATAATTACTGTGATTTTCATTCATTGCTTTTTCAATTCCATACCTATCCCATAAAGGATTATTTAATTGCCATGGTTCTGCTTTCCAAATTCCGTCTTTAGGATATAAATCAAATACTGTTTTACTAACAGCGTCAATTAAACTAAGTTTAGGCAATGCTTTTGGATTAGCAATTCCTAGAGGCGATAACGCATTTTCTATTTTTACGCTTGAATTATTTTTTACAGTAGTTGTACTCGGCTTAATTGTACTAACGGAGCTAACATCGACTTTTATTGGAGTTGGCATGTTATTATTTCCACTCCAATTTGTAATTGGCGATGGGGCTGTATTAATTTTAGCATAGGTATTGACAGGATATTCAACTAATTTATTTTCCGAAGTTATTTCTTTAGTATATGGAGCTGACGATGAAGAAATTGGCTTTGATTTTTTGTTTTTTAACAAGTAATAACCAATTCCTCCTATCGCTAATATACCTAATAAATTTAATTTCTTCATGTTTTTATTTTTATTGATGCCTTTTTTTCAAACCTTTTCCATATACAGTTTTTAATTCGGAACAACTTTTCCAAGTTCGTCAACCCTTCCCCCACTAGGAATAGCGTCTACTTCTTCTTTTGTAACTGATTTAGGCTCCGAACGCCCATAAGCATCAAATGCTTTTCCACTAATAAAACCATATTTCTTACCATTTATAACTACAAAAACAGCCCCAGTAGGGTCTCCTTTCCATTGTATTGTATATGGCGCTTTCTTTTTTGTCATCATGTAGTAAACTACACCTAATAAAACAACTGCACCAACTCCTATAATAATTTTTTTATTATCCATTTTTTGTTTTTTATTTTAATTAATCGATTCTTGCGCTTGGATATTTTTTTAGAATAGAATCCGTTCTAATTTGAGTATTTAAGTCTGGTTTATAATTCCTATCATCACCTGATTTAAAGATTGTTTTATATTGATTAAACATAAATTCAGCATCAGAATCATCTGTAATAGAATTTAAAACTTTTAACATGTCATAGTAAAGATTAAGCTCTGATTTAATTTTATTCATCACAGCTACCTCAGTTATTTTTCCAGTTTTTGCATCAGTAACCAAAGAGACACCTTGCTTAACCACGCCGTTATTTTTAGCCCTAAACTCAGCTTCTCTTTTAAACTGCAATTCCGCCCACTCTCTTGAAGCTTTATCCCTATCAAAAGTAGGTAAAGCAGGTTTATTTGGCATATTAACCAAAGGAGTTTGATTTTTTTTGTTTTTGGTGTATAAGTAATACCCAACACCTGCTAACAATACAACTCCAATACCAATTGTGGTTTTATTTTCCATTTTTTTTATTTTTTAGATACAATAATTGCAGTGGCAACACCGCCAACTACGGCTCCTATAAGACCACTTACATAAACATTTTTGTTTTTGTAATATCCTATCATTAGTCCTAGCACAAGACCAGTGACAGCTCCGTTAACCGAAGCCTTTGATGTATGCAATAGAATATCTCTTTTGTCCTTACTCACAATGCTTTTTACATCTGCCATGTAACCTTTTACTGCTCCCATTTTTTTCTATTTTCTAGTTACCGCAAAAATAATACCTCCTAAAATAACTACTCCTCCTATTGCTAATCCAATGTAAAGAGCCTTACTTCCAGATTCTGGAGCTTTAGCCCTTGAAGCTTCGAGGTTTAATTGAGCTTGTCTTGTTCTTTCTCTCTCGACTTCTATTGCGGTTTGATTTTGTTGAGCCGAAATATTTGCTTGACCTGCTAATAATTTTCTGTCTTGATTAGCACCTACTGCTGTTACTCCTAAGCTCAATAAACTGTTTATACCTGCACCTATAGTGTTTCGTCCTGCGTCTGTTGTAAAAAAAGACATAATTAAGAATTTTTACGTTTAACTGCATACATAATTCCACCACCAACTACTAAAACACCCACTAATGCTAAAATAACATACGTTGTAGTATTTGATTTTTTAGTTTTTGTATATGTATCTGGCGTACTAATAATCGTTGAAGATTGAGTAGTTTTTACAGAAGCATCTGCCAAAGCTCTATTTGTTTTGTTAGTATCTAAAGTTAAAAAAGCATTTAAACCTTTGGTTATAATATCTAAGCCTTTATCTAACGTAAATCCAGTTCTTGGCGTTGTAGTTGTTGTATTTGTTGAACCTGTACTTGGACTAGTCTGAGCTGTATTTTTTGGAGTAAAAGGACTTGGAGCTACGCTAAAAGTATCTGAAAAGCTACCTACAGCATTACTGTAATCACTCATTTCATCTTCATCGTAAAAAGTTCCTTCTAAGTTATTATAATCACTCATTTCATCTACATCGTAAAAAGTTCCTTCTACGTTATTATAATTACCCATCTCATCTTCATTGTAAAAATCACCATCTAAGTTACTATAATTACTCGTTACAATCTGATTTTTTGAAATTATAAGATTAGTTATAAAATCCAAATATTCATTTTGGAAATTACTTGAATTTTTTAAAAGCTCTGTGACTATTTGAGACAACTCTAAATTAGTTAAGTCGTCAGGCACTATTGCTCCGTTTTTAAAAAGTAAGTCTACAACATCGCCTCTATTTTCTATAACGCTGTTTACAATTACATCTGCCCCTAAATTTGATAGTTCGTTCATTTTATTTAATTTTTAGAATTAAAACAGTCGCTATAAATAAACTTGCGACTATTAATATATTGTTTGTTTGATGTGCTAAAATATTAGTATTAGAAGTTGTGTTAGCATTTGTGTTAGCAGTTGTGCTAGCAGTTTTTTTTGCTTCTTCTAGTATTCCGTTGAAGTTAATGAAGTTTTCATATCTTTCAAAATTTCCTTCAGAGTTACGCTCAAATATTTTATCGGATTTTTTTTCATTACAAGACGAACAGCCACACCCGTTTTTTTCTGGTTCTGTAGTTTTATTAGAAAATAATTCTAAAATAACATCTTTGTCTGGGTGTATTTCCATAACTTTTCTTAAAGCTGGCTCACCTTCTTGAGCTATTAACTCGTTTAAGCTTTGACCTAAATTACTTCGGTCTAGTATTTCATATCCGAAAGAGGATATAACGCTTACAGCTCCTTGTGGATTTCTTAATGCAATATCGTTATAATCTGACATATTTTTTATTTTAAATAAAAAGAGAGCAAGTTGACTAAATCAGACTTGCTCTCTTTAATTATACATTAATTTGATTACCTCAATAACATAAATTATTGCGCAATCTTAATAGTTTGTCCACTAGCAACTTTTGGAGAACCAAATTGTTTACTAACTGACTGTCCTCCTAAAGCACGAGCAAGGTTTATGTTGTCTGCTGGGTAGAAGTAAAGTTTTACAGTTGCATTTGCAAGAATTTGACGGATGATGATTTTTGTGAAACCATCAATACGATAAGCATATTTCATTGCAATGATTGTAGTTTGTTGTTGGTAAGGGTCAATAGTCGGAACTAAAGTCTTTTGAGCCAAGTTACCATTTGCATCTTTAGTGTTAACTGAAAGAGTTTCTAATACTTGGTTAGCCGTAGCTGATTGAATATAAGTCAAACCAACAGAATAAGGATTGTTCATAAATTGATATAGCATCTCTCTATAAGAGATGTCTGAAATTCCAGAACTAACTGTAATTGACCCAATAGTCAATTCTCCGTTTGGTGTAAAACCTGCGTTATTGATGTATTGGTAAGACCCTAATACTTCAAAATTTGATACTGCTGAACCAGAAGTAGATGTAATATCTATAATATATGGTTGAGACGTTTGAGCCGCTTGTTGCCCTATCATTGAATTTCCTTGTGCATTGAAGAAGTCTTCACCAGAGAATGATAAATCATCATCTATAAATCCATCTGCATTAGAAAAATTCTCCATTGCGCTTCTTTGCGCTCTTGCTAAATAATTTCTTACTGACATTTTTTTATGTTTTTATTTGTTTTGTGTTTTGTGTTTTTTTACTCTTAAATTTTGTTCGGCAAACTAATCCTTGAAGATAAAAATTTTCTATCTATTTAATTAGCTATTAAAACTCCATCTATTACGATGGCTAATGTTTTTGTAATCTTTGTAATCTTTGTAATCTTTGTAATCTTTGTAATCTTTGTAATCTTTGTAACCTTTTTAATCTCGTTTCTCATTTCAGAATGATTGTAACTAAACTTATTTTAAATGATAATTATATTCAGATATAATTACAATCCAAAATTATGTTAAATGAAAGAAGTATCTAGGCATTTATTTAAAAATAAACTGAAATAATTTTTTTGAAAAGATTTTTTTTAATTTACAAAGCACAAAAAAAGCCACCGTTTCCGATAGCTGTTTAGTAGTTAATTATTTTTTTGGTAACTTACTTAGTTATTAAAACTCCGCCTATAAATCCTAATCCGACTTTAAATAGGAAAGTATCGTACCATTTTTTTTGAGTTACTACTTCAATGTGTTGAACATTGTTAGTCTGAACAAATGGGTTTGCATGAGTTATATCTGTGGTTTGTGTTTGCTTACCTAAAAACCATTTTCTCTTAATTCCAGTAACTACAATCACACTGTCTGGTATTGATAGTTCGGTTATTTCAATTCCCTTTTGATTTGACTTATAAGCTATATGATACCATTCCTTTAATAAACTATCTTTTCTTTCAAATACGCAAGGTACGGTATCTTTGTATCGAAGCTCTATTGTATCAAATTTTGTGTTTGTAACATACTTTGTAAGAGATTGAACTTTAGAAAATTTATTAGTTAGCTCTTTAACTTTTTTATCTTTCATTACAATAGAGTTTTTTAACTGACTATTGCTATAAGATAAAGTTTCAACGCTAGTTACTAATTGTCCATTTTTAAGCTTATAAACTTTAGATTGACTATTTAGAGCTTCCACGTTAGCTAATTGTAATTTCTCACTTTCGCATTTTTGAAATAGTTGTGAAACTAGTACCAAGCAAGATATTAGTAATACCCATGTAAATATCCTATTTTTGTTAATTGTTGTAATCATAATTTTTAATTATTTTTATTATTATTTTCTTGAGTGGCATATTTAATGCCCATAATTGTACCAACTATTGAAAATGCGTTTGTCAATAAAACACTAAACATATTACTCCAAGTTGAGCCAATTATTTGAGTTTCTTTGTTTGTTACAATCGCTACCCAATATAATATAGTAGTTACAATTCCAACACCAATTATTACTGCTAAAGCACATTTAACGATTATTTTTATCAGTTCACTTTGACTTTTTTTTATCATTACATCTAAATCATTCAAAGCCATATTTTTTTCGACTTCTATTGAATCTTTAAGTTTTTGTGAGTTTTCCAATTCAAATTTCAAATTATTTGTTAGTTCCTCTATTTTTTTCTTACTATTTATAGATTCCGTAATATCAGTTGCAATTTTAACCACATCTGTAATGTTGCCTTTACTATCAAGGATAGGATTATAAGATGCTTGTAAATAAATTGTAGAACCATCTACTTTTACCCTTTCAAAAATTCCATCAAAAAACTTACCTTTTCTTAAATTTTCCCAAAAATTGTTATATTCATCAGACTGTGAATACTGATAAGTTACAAAAATACTATGATGCTTTCCAATTATTTTAGTTTTTTCATTAGATTTATATCCCATAGCTTCTAAAAATATAGAATTAACATCTGTTATGATTCCTTCAACATTAAAAGTAATAAGAGCTGTACTTCTATTGATAGCATCTATCTGTTTTTTACTACTAACGATAGCACTAACATCAGTAGCAATTTTCATTATTTTAGTAATCTTGCCACTATCATCAAAAATAGGATTATAAGTTGCTTGAAGATTGATAAGACTTCCATCTTTTTTTCTTCGTTCAAATTCTCCTTGATAATATTTACCGCTTCTTAATATGTCCCAAAACTTCTCATATTCAAGAGATTTTGCGTATTCTTGACACACAAAAGTGCTATGGTGTTTTCCAATAAGTTCTTCGTGATTACCTATTCCATAACCCATTACTTCTAAAAAAATGTCATTGACACCTAATATAGTACCATGCAGGTCAAAGTAAATAATAGCATTGCTCCTATTGATTGCTTCCAATCTGCTCAATAACTCTTCTTTTGATAGGTTTTTCATTAAATCTATTTAAACTGTTAAATGTTACGCATAAGGTTGGTATGCAGTTTTACCACCACTTTTAATTGCTCTTAAAATTTGCTTACGTTGTTTTCCAGTTGATTCAAATGAAACGTGTACCCAATCAGGTGCATCTTTTGTTCCAAACTCAAAAATTAATTGGTCAAAATTTAGATTAGCTTTTATGTAGTCAAATACCATTTTGTTAGTAACCCCATTAGAACTACCATCCATATCAATATCAATAGCCTCACCTTGGCAATGTTGACTTGTTAAACTTCCGCCAATAGCAGTATTTAAAGCCTTGCTTCTATATCCACTTGAAATGTGAATTGGCACTCCAAAATGTTTTCTAATCGGTTCAAAAATATTTTCAGCCAATTTTTTAAAATTTTCCAAATGCTCTGGTGTCGGCATGTTGCTAATACCTTTTCTTTTTGCAGTTTCACTTCTTGTTACTTCTGATAAATCCAAATGCTCTGATAATTTCATAATTTTTAATTTTTATTGTTCGTTATTATTTTCTTTTTTACCAAATATTCTTTCTGCCCCAGTGATACCTAATGCACCAAAAGACAATAATGCTACTGCGTTTACCAATGCTTCGCTTGGTGCTTGGCTTATATGCGTAAAGCTGTTTGCAAATAAAGTACTAAATAATGTTATTGACCCTATAATGCCAACAAATCTTTTTGAACTTGGTTCGTTTTTTTCACAAAATAATTTTGCAATAAACCCTCTTTTTTTTTCTTCTAATTTTTTTTCCATTTTTTCTTTTTTTTAATTAAAAAATTGATTATTTATGGTAAAGATAATATTTTTTTTTATATTTGTGTTGTCGGAGTGGAAGCCGAAATATAAATAATGAGCTACTAACTCATTTTTTTTATGTTAAATAATATTTGGTTATTCGTTCTTTTTGAATTGCCACCGCTTCTTGAGGTGTATATTTCTTTGCGCCCTTACCTAAATCCTTTGATTGTAACATTGGGGAAATTAGCTTTCTGTAATTTTCAGATAAATATTGGTCTAAAACAGCATCGAACTTTTTACGGTCAACTCCCTTTATTTTTTCATCATCTATATCTACATAAATATAAATTCTTTGGTCTCCTGCATGATACTCGGCATTAACATAGTTCTCTACTAATTTCAATAATTCGTATTTGTCCTCAAACTTTGTACGGTGTTTATCTACTGAATCGGTATTTTTGTGAAACCTAATCCAATTCAAGTTCTGCCATATTTTAGGTGAAATCCTTCCTACCGATTGAAAATGCAAAATAATATCTGTATCCGTATGTCTGTTGGTGCATATAGCCCCCACAAGGTCATTAGGCAAATAATCAGAAATGTATCTGTTAATATCCTCAATCAATAAAAGCCCACCTCTATAATCGTTTAAGATTTTGAATAGCACCTCTTGAATTTCAGTAAGTGTCATTCTAACTCCGTTTTCATGCAATGGTCTTATCCTTCTAGCTTCTACTTTTGGGTGTGCGGAAAAACGCATAACATCACTAACCCTAATAGCCCTTATGTCCTCAAACTCATCGTTAACATCTAATACTAATACCCTACGAGGAATAACCCCTTTCGAGGGGTTTCCTTGTACATATTTTTGTATCATTTGTTTGGTAGTATAAGTTTTGCCACAACCCTTTCTGCCAACTGCTACTCCTAATCTTGGTTCTCTTTCTTCCATCTATTTTTTAGATTTTCGAGTAGTTGTTTTTTTATCTACAGAATTGGCTCTTGTTTTACGAACTGGCTTAACTGGTTCTTGGCTCAATCTCTCTAACTCGGACAATATCTTTTTATCTCCAAAAACAGGCATATTATTTGGCATTACAATTTCATCTGAAAATCCACCTCTATCAGTTAAAATAGAATAAACTCCTTCTTCTTCGGGTTCAGAAAAATTCATAACTTGTTTTTGCATGTCGGTCATATTCTTTCTCTTTGTCTTTGGTTTGTCTATAACTGTAACCTCAACATAATCATCATTGTCTGTTTGCTCTGTATCGGTAGTATTTACTTTTATTGGTTTTGAATTTGTTTTTTGCGTTGTAGAAGATGCTCTTTCTGCTCTTTCTGCTCTTTCCGCCCTTTCTGCTCTTTCTGCTCTTTCTGCCCTTTCTGCTCTTTCTGTTCTTTCTGTTCGTTCTGCTCTTTCTGCTCTTTCTCTTTGTGCATTGCCCTCTCTAATTGCAATTGTATTTTCCTTCAAGCTGTCCAAAATGCTGTTAGCAGTCTTTTTAAGCATAAAAGCCTGCACTCCTTTTGTTCCTAAATCTGTTACAAAGTAGTAAGCCAATAACTGCTCATCTGTCATTCCTACTCCACGTTTTTTGAAAACACGAATTAATGGCGGTTTTACCTTTTCCTTAAATTCGTCACTAACTTGGAACGCTTCCTTAATACTTTCGTTATAATCTACTGCAAATTCTTTAATTGGGATTTCACCATTTTCAGTTGGAAGTTTAGAATCAGCATCGATTTCGCCTTCTGAAATTAGCTTGTCTAATTTATCCTCGCTTATTTCTGGTATTTTACCTAATAACCCACAACCTTTTTCATATATGTCTAATGTCATTTCTGCCATCATTTCTGCACCCATAGTCTTTTCTTTTCCGTCTAATTCAGAATAAGCTTCATTGAAAGGTCTCTCTGGCTCTTTTTCTTTTTCAGTAGGTTCGTCAAAATCAGTATAGCTAGGCGCTTGAAAAGTAGGCTCTTCAAGTTCTGGCATAACTTGGTGCGCATCCATCTTATGTTGTGTGTAGCTACGCTGTTTAACTGGTGCGTCTAGTGGAGAAAAGTCGTTGTCAATTGTTTCCACTACTTCTGCGTAAATTTCTTCTGTTTCTTGGTTATTGTTCATTTTTTAATGTATTTAGTTTGTTTTTAATATTTTTTATTTTGTCTAATATTATTATATCCATCTTATGACTAGGATTTAAAGATACAATTTCATTTTTGTAAATGCAAGTAAGATTCTGTGGTTTTTTTAGGATATACGATATGTTGGAATTATCTAGCCCTAAATTATCTTGTAAAAAAAGAGCGCAAACGCCTATTGCATTTCGCCTATTATTTTTTCTTTTATAAGAGTAAAATTCTAATAAGCTAATGCCAAACTCATCGCAAGTAATCTGAATTATCTGTTCGGAAAACTTAATTTGTTCTTCGGTAATTTGATTATTGTTTTTTCTTGAATAGATTAAAATTTCAAGTAATTTTTCCGTACCTATTACATTTAGCGTTTTGCCTACCTGCTGTAATATACGGGATGTATCTGTAATGTTTGTTTTTTCTTGGTTCATTATCGTTATTTTTTTAAGTACTCATCTATTATATTTTTTGTCATTTCAAAAGACCAACTAAAGCAAGCCTTATAACCCTTCTTACTCAACTCACATAAAGATTCCATTTGTCCTTTAAGGTGGTCATTTGCACTAGCTTTTATATTCCCGTCCTTTTTAAAAGGAGTTTCTATCTTTAATTCAATAAATAATCCACTAAATCCATTTTTCGGCTCTAAGATAAGTAAATCAGGTGTCTTAAAGTCAGATTTTTGAATTTTTTTATTTCTAACAGATTGCATTGGCGTTAATTTCATATTTGCAATTGTATCCGAAATAAAAAGAACTTCTGGATATTGGTACGACAAGTATCTTGAAATCGCTACTTGCAACTCAAATTCTTGATGTTTCATTATATCTCGTATTTTTCGGTAAACGCTTTATGTTTTAAAATTTCTTTTCCGACTAATTTTCCAAAATCATTATCTGAAGGATAGTGTAATCCCATGTATATTCTACTGTAAGCTATGTCATCAATAATTTCTTTACAGTAAGTATAATGGATTGGATATTTGTTAGCAATTACATTTAGAATAACATACGCCTGAACTGTATGTCCTGATGGGAATGATGGTGTATCATCAGAGAAGCTTTTGTATGGAAATAGCCTTAGCTTATAATAGTTAGCCAATTGATTTGGTCTAGGTCTATTGTAGTGGTATTTCAGCTTAAAAATAAGGTTTTCTATATCTTCTACTATTTCTTTAGAAAGAGCTTCTACATCTATTGATTTTTGCTTAAATAAGGTAATTATTACTTGTAATAAATTCCTATCATAAGCTCTATACCTTTTTAAATAAATAGTATTTTCTTCATCTTCCATAGATTTAAGAGAATCGACTATTTCGTTAAGCTCGTCTTTGACCATTTCAGAATCATTGAAAGGACAAATATTTTCTTTTATTTTTTCAAATAAGTCATCAACCAAACATTTTGCTTCTATTGATTGCTTTTGTTCGATTGTTGGATTTCCATAGGTTACATTGTTAAGTTCCATATTTAGATTTTTTTAATTTAAAAATACTTTTTTAATTATAGCCTTTGGGTTATCAGAAGCTCTAATTAGCAATATGGTGTTATTCCCTTCTGAAAAATAAAGAGTTTCTTCTTCGTCTTCTAAGTCTTCAACTGCTTTGCAATTTTTAAGCGTTATCACCTCATTTTTTTCTGTATAAGTAATATTTACATAATAGCTAAAATACTTTGGGTCAAAGCCCATTTTAGAAATATCTTTTTTAGGTATGCAAATTGCTCTTAATCCTCCGTTTTTCATGTTGTTAGTTTTTTTGGTTTTTTTATCTTGATTTTTTTAATTCTTCCATTGCTTCTTCAACTGTAACAGTTCTAGAGTCTATTCTTGCATCACTAAGTTTTTTAATAATTAGGAATGTAGAATATGAAACTAAACCTAGCCCAAGTGCTAACAATGTATAGGATAATGCTTTTTTCATTTTGTAATTATTATTCGATTTTACCAAAAGGCAGTAATTTTCTAATCCTTGCAATATTGCCTTTTAAAAGATTGACGTATGTGGTAGGATTTGCTGTTGCATACCCTGCCTCAATTATCATTTTAACTTGCTCTTCTGGGCTTTTAGCATTAGTCCTAGCTTTTTTATACCTATCAGCAAGTAAAACTTTAAAATGCTGTTTTATACCCTCTGTTGCATTTGTAAATTTAGCAAATTTAACATCTTTAAAAAGGACTTTTTTCCCATTTACAAATTCGTTTGTGTCAATTACAACAAAAGCATCGTGAACATTAGGATTGTATTTTATTCCTGCAAAATTATTGCTTAAAGCACCCGTTTTTTTATCAGTGGGTAAATTCCTTCCATAACCACTCTCAAGAATTGATTGTGCCATAATTCCACTTAAAAATAATCCAGTACCCTTTATTGCATTAATAAAAGCCTCTCCATACTTATCTACAAAATATCTCACTTTTGTATCAGCATCTACATAGCCATTAAATGTGCTTTTATCTACTTTATCTAAATAAGCAACTAATTGTTCATTAGTCATCTTATCGTAATCTGATTTTGTTAAAGTTGCCATCTAATAAATAATTTATTTAGCCTTATATACTGTCATTCCAGTTTTTGTTTTTGAAGCTACATAAGTTTTACCATTATAAGTAAACGATGATGATTTTTCCTTTTTGGCTTCCAACATTGCTTTGAAATACCCATTTATTTCTTTTGCCATAATGTTAATTTTTAAATTTTTTGTATGCGAAATAGCCTAATGCTATTGCTAATAACACAATTCCAAATTTTATTTGTCTTCGTTTTTTATCCTCTTTATCCATTTGTTCGCTAATTTGTTGGGCAAGTTTAGGGTCTATTACAGATATTGGTTGAATTGTTTTAATTGTATTTTGTGTAGTAGGAAATAATTTTTTTGGTGCAACTTGGTTTGTTTGGTTATTGCCCATGTTATTTGGATTCCCGTAAGGAGTTCCGTCATCATTTAATACTTTGAGATACTCAAGAGGAATTGCATTAGTATAATTACCATAATCAATATAGAAATTTTTACTATCTAAACTTCCTCCTCTAATTCCACCCGAAACAATTTGACCTAATTTAAAGTTTGTCGTTGTACTTGGTTGACAACCTATCATTCCATTTTTGCAAGACGGATTATCAACCGTTAATGTATAATCTTTTATAAATTGTATTTTCATAATCTTAATTTTTAAATTTTTTTTATTTTTTAAATTTTTTGTATGCGAAATATCCTGCTACTAAAGCTAGTGCTACCAAAAGTCTGCCTTTTCTTCTTGAAGGGCGACCAAACATGTGCGTATTATGGTATTTTATACCTAATTTTTCGTAAAACTTATCTTCTGCGGTTAAAGTATCTCGCATTTTTAAATTTTGTTGCTTTACTGCTTCAGTTATTGGTGCTGGTAGCCACATCAGTGGTATCACCTTTGGTTGTGGCATCACCTTTGGTTGTGGACTTGAATTTACATCTGCTATTTTTTCTTTTTCTTTTTCTTTATAAATCTCATAAAAAGGAGTAGAACCTCTACCTCCAAATCCATATTTAGGAGAACCTAATTTTTCATCTATCACTAAAAAACTTGGCGGTTCGCTCCTTAATAAATTAGGAAAGAATTTAACTTCCAAAATATCTCCTACTTTATAATTTACAAAATCCTTTGTTAAAATAATTTTTTGTTTTTTAATTTTTTCTAACTGTATTAAATCTTGTTCTGTAATTTTATTATAATCTAATAATATTTTATTCAGTTGAACGCCAATACCTCCACTAAATATGCTTTCGTTATCTACTGCTATTTTACTCACAATTTATATATTTTTATATTTATCGCCAAGTTCTTTTTTGAGATTATATCTCACTTCTTCTATATCTCCAACCATTGTTTCAAACTCTTCGACAGTTGGCTGTTCGTCTAATTTTTTGATTGCTTTTCTATTGTACATAATAATGTAAATAGGTGCTATAATCCAAAGCGACATAATAAAAATATCAACCATTTTCCACTTTGATTTTGTCCTTCCCTCAAACACTCCGCCATCCTCATAATTTTGTGGGGCTTGTGTCGTCACTTGTGCTACTGGTGCTACTGTTGTAGCTAATGCTATTGGTGATGGTGCAACTATTGTTTCTACCATTAAATCTGGTGCTTGTCCTTCCATTTTATTTATTTATTTTTTTACTGATTTTATAATTAACAATATTCCTGCTAACACACCTAATCCTGCGTAAACTTGATTGTTTTTTACTGATTTTTTTTTAAAATCTACTTTTTCCACTATTGGTATATTTGGTTTAGGTCTGCCAATTATTGTTAATTCTGGTAATTCCTCTAATGATTCTAATAACTTTACAGTTTTACCATTTAACTCGCTTGCTTTAAGCAACTTTGGTTCATACCCTATATAGCTAATCATAAAGACAGAATCTGGCTCTATGATTTCATTTTCTAGAGTGAAATTACCGTCCAAGTCTGCTGAAACTCCTAGTTTTTTAGCACGAGTACCATCTTGAATAGTAACGCTAGCTAATGCTAATGCTTCGCCTTTAGAATCAATTATTTTGCCATCTATTTTCACGATTGACCTCCTGATTTTAATCTCTTTATTGTGTACCAATTAACAATGATTCCTAAACTAAATGACATAATGCCTACAACTACAAATATAGTTGATAAATGTTTATGTAGCTGTGACTCTACTTCTATTTTGATATTTTCCTGTTGTTGTTTTTTTTCTAACATAACTATTTCTTTAATTTTTTATATAAATATAACCCTCCTATAATAACTAATAATATTGCCAAAATTCCGATTTTTTTTTCTTTTTTGCTAATTGCATAAGGTTTATTAACAATATAGAAAGCGTTTAACCTATTTATCCATCCCGTAAGATTTGCTGGCTGACCAAGACTTTTATAAAAAGATTTTCTATAAGTATTTAATTTTTCAAATAAATCAGAGCTTTTGCCTTCTGAATCTAACTCATTTACATACTTAACCATTTCACTAACATCCACAAAGCTTTTATTGTAATTAGAAATGAAAAATTTCTTTAAAGCATTTGTCGCACCGCCCACTCCAGAACCCCATGCCATTTCCACAAAAACATTTGCAACAGCCTGATTTTTAATTTTATCTCCCATCATTGGATTCCAATAAGAGCTTCTATAAATTTTCAACCATATACTATCTGGCATTGCCATGAAATTAGAGCAAGTTGCACTGTAACCTAATTTGCTTGCTAAAGAAGTAAAAGTTGTCCAAGTAACTCCTTTGTTTGTATGATAAGGTTTCATATTACTGCCATTTCCACAGTTAGAAGAATTTCTACTTGCCGTATCTGTTGTGGCGGAACTTAAACCGCCCTCTCTTGCTTTTATAAAGCTAACGATGTTTTTATAATCTGCCATTTACCATAATATTTTATCTGCATAATATCCAGCACTTCCAATAACGTGTCGGTCTTTCTCGTGTCTTTCTTTATACAATTTTCGTCTTTTACTTGCATACCCCTTTTCGTAGTATCCTTTTTTTTCTTTTTCCATGTAAGTAGGGTAATCATTCATTCCCCTTGCACCTATACTAGCGACTTTATTACCCTTCTTGAAAACATCAATTTTTTTAAAAATATTAGTTGAAGGCTTAATTGTTACATTAAGCTTTATTGCTTGTAGAAAGGAATATGGTAATATTTTATAAGCCATTTTTTATTCTGCCATTAAGGTATTATACCTGTTTATTATTTATTTTATCTAAATTAGTATGCGTATTTTTGTCTTATTGCATTTCGCTCGTCAATTATGTATTGAGGAATTTCTGCCCCAATATCTTGCTTCCTAATAAAATACCAATCAGTTTTCAAAAGTTCATTGTAACAAGCAAAATCCTTTTGTTTGTTTTCTTCGATTTTTGCTTCTGCTAACTCTTCAATAGAAGCCCCTTCAATCCAAGAACCGTTAATAAACATTGGTTTAATAAATGAATCAATATAGTCGGTATTAGTCCATAAAGAATCAGTAGGTTCCGTTTCTGTTACCCCTATATATTCAAAATTTTCGTTATATCTATAGTAGTTCATAATTATGCTATTTCTATTGTTAATAAGCCCCTTATAGTCTTTGTTCCACCTGCAGTCCAAGTTGCAGTAATAGTTGAGCCAGTTGGATAATAACCAAATGTAGCAGTTGAACTATTTGAAAGAACATTTGAATAACCCATATAACTGACTGCATTATTTTGTGTTTGATTGTTATTTGCCCAAATCATACCACTTACAGTAGCAGAAGCTAGTGGTAATGTGAAAGATGTTGTTGTAGCATTAGATATACCACTAATAAAGTATTCTACAATCAATAATTTTCCAATTACCGAATATCTTATTGTTTTTTGTGTGAATGTTGTCCAACCTACTACTGTAGATGTTGCAGAATAATCTATGAAAGTTGGAGATGTTAATTTCCCATCAATTTGTGTCTGAACAGCACTTGTAACTCCTTTCACATAACTTAATTCAGTTAAATTTGGATATGTAGCTACTGCCAAAGATTGAATGTTATTACTAGCGTCCAAAGCCAATATTTCAGAAGCAGTCAATGAACTTAGCTTCGGTGCAGTAGATAATGTTTTTGCTCCTGCAATAGTTTGTGTACCCGTTGTGATTACACCTCCAAATGAAGCATTTGCGGGTTGTAAATTTAATACCGTACCAGTTATTGTAGACCCATTTTCATTAGGATTTGAACCAATAGCAGATAATGTTATTTGTAAACTACTTGACAGTATTTTTTCAATAATTCCAGTAGATATATTTCTTGTTAAAATATCATACGTTCCTGCACTTGTTGTTGGTACACTATCTAAATCAATTTTTCCACGCAATACAGTTTCAGTGACAAGTGCATTACCTAAAACAACTTGATTATTTTTAGTTGTAAACGCATTATAACCTATGGCAGTACTATTTTGAGCAGATATTAATTGCCCAATAACAGCGCCTGATAGCGCCCCAATAAATGTATTCTGAAAACCATTAGTAATTAATGAGCCTGCGCTATGTCCAATTCCAGTATTGTTATTTCCTAAAATGTTTTTTAGGGCTTGATAGCCAAGTGCTGTAGCAAAACTACTAGCTGATAGTAAAGAAGATGATGCTTGATAACCAATAGCTGTATTTTGATTTCCCGTACTACCAATTAATGTATCTAAACCAATTCCTATATTAGTGGCAGAATTATTATCACCTCTCCATACTCTAATTGTATTTACTATAATATTATCCGTAAAGGTTTTTAGTCCTGAAAATGATTGGTTATTTACCGTAACAAGTCCTCTTGCTGATGTGCTTGCACTAGGCATATCAAATTTATGCGTATTTCCACTTGAAACTATATTAAAATCAGTTCCGCTTGTACTAGTGACAAAATTCTGCGAATTGACAGTTAGACCATTTAAAGAAGTTATCCCATAAGATAAAGTAGTAATGATTTCACAAAGATTGCCGTTCTCAGTATGCAGTGTAGCTGTTCTTTCGCCTGAATTATTAACTATATATACCCTAACTGCAAATCTATCGGTTGCTGATATAGTTGTTTGTGGCACTGCTAATGAAGTTAAATATAAATCAACTGTCGTTCCTCCACTTATAAATTCTGGATTTAAAATACCACTAGATATTGTTGTAAATGTACTTCCGTCATACGTCAACAAATCTATATAAAATTTAGGAGTACCTCCATTTGATGACATATTGAAAAACATTTCAAAGTTCCAAGCTCCTGATGGAATATCTAATCTATTTGGACTCCCAATATCCGTTAAAAATTGGGCAATTAGCCCATTACCCGTTTTAGTGAAATTTGTTCCTGCTCCCAAAATTGGAGTTGTGCTTATTTGGTAATAAGTAGCTACGCTACTTGGTACACTTCCGTTCAAGTAAAAATTAACTGAACTACCTCCTGCACCTCCTCCACCACTTGATGATATTAAACCTCCACTTATACTAATATTTGCACCAGCAGTAACAATAGAGCCGTCTGCCATTAATATCTCAGAAGAAGTACCGCCAGTTTTTATAAATGAGTTTGCTTCTATTGAATTAGTAGTAGTATTACCGTTATCCGTTACTTCTTGAAGATTTATAGTTTGAGGGATTCCGCCCGAATTAAAACCCAGATAAGTCTCTACGAATACTATAAAAGAATCTACCGTAAAAACATCTCCATTTGGGTCTAAACATTCAGATAGCTTTCTAGTGAAAACTAATCCTAAATAGCCTATATTTAAGTTGTAAATTTCAGCAATTGGAACTTCTTGATAAAGAGATTGGCTAATAGCAAACACATCCTTTTTGGCGATAAAAACAACAGTTTTAGTACCGTCAATTATTTTTAAGCTTCCACTTACAATCAGAAATTGAACCATTTTTTTTTATATATTTTCCTTTGCATATAGCTCTAAGAATCCGTCTATGCCTAAAATTTTAACTAGATAATTTCTAGTTTCTTTAGGTATTCCTCTATCTTTAAACAAGGTTATTGTTTTTACATATTTATTTTTATACCTAGAAATATCACCATAAGCGCTTTGGTTATAAGCAATTATTCCTTTTTGCAAATAAGTCTTCCCTAATGCTTTTGTAATTTCTAACCCCCATCTTAAACCTAACGCACCCATGAGAATATTAAAATCACTATCTGATTTTAATAGAGCCTCTAATTTAGAAGTTTCTGAGGCAGACAGACTTTGGTTATTTGGGGTAAGGGATAATAAAAAAGGTGCTTTTAGTTTTATTGACGACTCCGCTATCTGAGGTAGATTTACGTTTGTAATTATTTTAAATTTAGAAATAGATTCCCTAATTAATACCGAAGTAACTTGTGTTAATCCTATTGCACCTGCTTGATTTTTGCCTACCATTTTACCAGAGCTTTCCACTGCTATAAAAGAAGATAACATCGGAATACCTAACTCAAATACATTAGACCACTTTTCTATGGATTTTCCATAATTAGTCTTTATATCAATAAGAGTTTTTACGTTAGCTTGTTTAACATTAGGTAAAGAGTAGTCTTCTTTACCAAATACAAATCTATACGGTAAATCAGAAATATTAAAATCGTCTAATTTTGTAAATTTTTCCATATTTTTTATTGTACATCTTCGGATGACATTGGTTTAATGTCTTCCTTTGGTAGTATTATTGTATTATATTTATAACGCTTTGTATTCCTTGTAAGGTATTTAGTAAGCGCAAATCCGCCTATTGCGACTACGACAAAAACAACACCTAAAATTATTTTCTTTTTAGTATCCACTATCTATTAGTTTTCATTATATTAAATGCTCCGACAGAACCAATAAGTAAAGCGACACCTATTACTAGTCCAACCACGCCAAGACCACTTTTCTTTTCCTTAACAATTTCTGTTTTGGTCTCTTCTGCTTTTTCTACTACTTTTATCGGCTCTACTGATACGGGAGCTTTTTCCTCTTTAGCTTTTTCTGCTTCAGCTTTTTCTGCTTCAGCTTTTTGTTGTTCAGCTTTTTGTTGTTCAGCTTTTTGTTGTTCAGCTTTTTGTTGTTCAGCTTTTTCCTCTGATTTTTTATTTTTAACCTCTACTAAATTTTCCAAATCTTCAATCAAATCATCTAACACTTCAGAAACGTATTCTTTAATATCGTTTAATGATTCCTCTGACTCGTCAGTTGGATTTTCTAAATGTTCTGCTTCGGCTAAAGCAACCTTTTGATTCAACCCCTCATATCCTTTCAATCTTTTTGCAATTGCAGGAGTAACTCTGTTTTCTAATTTTCCTAGTAATTCATTAATTTTTTCCATAGTAATTTTATTTTTAAAGTTTATATAATTAGCAAATATAATAATTTATTAAATATCAAGGCATTTAGATTAGGTTTTTATTATTTTATTTTATATGTATAAAAAAAGGGTGGTAAATTAATACCGCCCTTTTTTTATTGAGATTACATCGTGAAAACTACTTTCTCAATTGCTCTCCAGCTCTCTTTAATGCGTCTTTCCAACTTTCGTTTTCTTTTCGTATCTGTTTAGCTAATAGCATAATACCACCTCTATTAGTCACACCACCTTTAGCCATTTTTTCTTCCAAAATTTTTACATTTCGAATATCTTTTAATGGAATATCGTGTTTTTCTTTTGTCACAAATATTAAATCATTGTAGAATTTGGTAACTGAACCATTCGATTTCTTGTTATCTTTAGTAGTTATCACTAATTTTTTATTAGTCCTATTAAAATAACTTTTCATATCGTAATCAATGTCTTTTGCATCTACTGTTTCTCCGTAATCTGGAAAATCACCACCTTTTTTCATTTTCTCTTTTGCTACCATACTACCTGCAATCTTGTCTCCTACTTCATTAGCCTCCTCTTTAGAGTAAACTTTTCCGTATTCTTTTTGGTATTTAGGTTCGACAGCTTTGCCTACAAATTTCTTGGCTATTGAGCTTGATTTTTCATCAAAGGTTACTCCACCTTCAGCCATTTTATCCGCAGTTACATAAAGCACATCGTGAGCATCGATATATGATTTTGGAAATGCGTAAAATCCGTTTGCTTCTTTTACATAAATTTCATCATCATTATCTTTTTCAACCAAAACTAAGAACGGTAAATTGTATTTTTTAGCAAACTTATTAGCCAATCTTTTTGATGAAGCAAACTCGTCTTGTATAAACTCGCTGTACTTGCTTAAATCACCACCTGACTTGTAGCTTCTAGCTTCTTTAGATTCGCTATATTTAGCCAACCATTCAGCTTCTGTAAGCTTCTTTTTAGGTTGTGAAACAGAACGTACTCGAATACCATCTTTATTGATAGTTGCTTCTTCTACTTTTCCGCCTTTTTTGTAATTATAATCATCGTCCATTTCATATTCATCTTTTTCTAATTTGAAAAACTCTAAATCAGAAGCGTCAAAAGTTTTTTCTGTTCCGTTAGGAAACATTAAATGAAATTTTCTACCATAATTTTTAATTATAAGCCCCATTCTATTCACATCTTTAACCCTTGCGCTATCTCCTATTTCTGCATCTTGCCATTTAACTTTATCTAAGTTTCCGCCTTCATCCATTTTATTAATTGGAGTAGCCCCTTTCTTAATCCAATATCCATTAGAAGGCTTAATGTGTGTTCCGTCTTTTAATTCAACATGAACTACATTGTTTTTAGAAATATAGTTTGCTATCTTTTCTACTCGACCTCCTTTTTCAAGCATATTAGCACCGTTCAAAACATCTTTTGCATCGTAAGTTACCTCTTTACCTCCTTTTTTTAATGTAACGCTCTCAATATTGTCGTGAGAAACGTAATATTTTTTAAGATTAGGAATCATTTTTGCAATAGGTGCTTCTGAAACAATAATGTTATCAGCTTCTACCTTTTTCAAAGCATCGTAAAAATCATAGGCATCTTTTTTGTTGTCAAAAGTCATTTTAGCCTCATCACCTCTCTGATTGTAAAAAACAACAAAGTCTCCGCTTTTTCTTGATTGAGGATTATTTTTTTCCCAAGATTTTAAACTTTTAAACCAAGATTCTATGCTATCTTCTATTTTTTTTCTATCACCACTAACTGCTGGAAAAAACCTTACTAAATCGTCTTTAAAAAAGATATTTGCTCCATATAGCAATTTGTTTTTTCCGTTTTCGGTTGCAGAAACCTCTTCGATTTTTACATTAAATCCATGTCGATTTAAGTTTGATTTTGTTTTTTTATCAAACTCACCCCCTAAAACTCTTTTGAAAATTTCTCTATAATACTTTTCCTTTTTTTTGTCTTTATATTCAATTTGAGATTTTATCAATCTATTGGCACTGTCTTTTATATCTTGAACATCTCCGTCTCCATCATCTTCGCTAGAGCCAAACTTAACAAGATTGTAGCCGTTTCTATTAGATTTTTTGTCGTATTCAAAAATATAAGTATTGCCAGTAGAATCAAGCCTTATTTCACCTCTATTTCCGTCTGTCTTATTGTCGTAGTTATCCATTACAACTCCGTATCTTTTATCTTCTTTATTCCAAACCACATCACCTACGTTAAATTCAACAGTTGGTTTGAAGCTAACAGTGCTTGGTTTTGAAGCATTTGCTTTTACTTCTTTATAAAATTTAGAAAAAGATTGTCTAGGTGTTAATTCTCTATTTGGGTCGTATTTATTCATAAAAGATTTAGATACTTCAAGAGGAATACCTTTTACTTCTCTTGCTTTGTTAAAAGCATCTTCTTCAGATTTACTTTCATTAATTATTTTTTCAAATATAGAAAAGCTAACAGTACTTGGTTTTATTTTATAGCCAGTTGTTTTAGATTTACTTAAAAATAAGTCGTCAATCAAATTACCAACGCTTGAGCCTTGCATTTTAGCCAAATAGTAATATGCGTTTACAATATCATCTCCACCATAATCACAAATTCTAGCTACTGTGATAGAAAATTCAACAACATCTTTATCAGGGTCATAATAAACTGTTTCATACATTTCATCAGACCACGGTTTCTTTTCTAATTTAGCAACAACCTCTTTAGCTTCACTGTGGAAATTAGCATCCGTTAAAGATTCAACTAATGCTTGAGCTAAAATTAAGTTATATTCAGAAGTACTCCAATCACTAATTAAAAAACCGCTTTTACTCGCTAAATCATAAACTTTTTTGTTTAAAGCCCCATCAACTACACCGCCTCCTAAATATTTAATATGACCGTAACCATGTCGGTTTTTACCTTTTGCATATCTAACCTCGTAGTCTTGACTATGGTTTACCCACTTGCCATCAACATTGCCTCCTTTTTTAAACGGCAAAGGTGGTTGAGAATCTCTTTCGCCCGTAGATAGGTTAATGAAAACAATTTTTCCGTCTACATCTTTTACTTTTTGAATACTACCTGCTATTGTTTTAATAAAAGTATCTCCTTCTTCTATACCGTGGGCTTCTAGTGAACCTCCTTCTGCGTAATTTGCAGAATAATGAGATTTTATTTTAGTTCTTGCTTCTGTAAGAGGTTTTGTAAGCGACCATTTTTTCATATCTAACTCAAACTCTTCTTTACCATCTGTAACAATTACGTTATACGGTTTACTACTTACTCCAATACAATCAGTATTTTTATTTTTTAAAAATTCAAATTCTTTGTCACCCAAAGCCAATTTTACTTTAGGATTCCTAATCAACAATGATTTTAACATATAATTGTCTATAGTACCAACATTAGGGATGAACGAATCTACTTTACCTCCTTCTGCTAAAATTGGAGAAGGGTTTAAATAATAATCTACATACCTTTGTTCTGCACCAGATGGAAGTCCTCCGCCCATTTCAAACATTTCGCCAGCAGACATAGCGCCCGTTTCACCTGTAAGACCACCATAATTAGTGTCGCTAACTCCACTTAATAAAGTTGGAGTATTTGTGCTAAAAGAACCGCCAGTATGACCAGCTAAATCCTCAACCACAACTCCGCCATAAGCCATTTTATATGCTTTATCAGATTTTGCAAAGGCAATTATTTCTTTTTGAATAGGGTTTCCTTTTTCTCCTACTAAAGCAGTAACAAAATCGTTTCTTTTTACCATACCTCTACCAATACCTGTCATCAAATTTGATAATTCAGATTCAGTTAATTTATTATCATCTAAAAACTTTTCAATACCAACTGTTCTTGTGCCTGTTAATGAGGCAATTTGTCCAATGTAAAGTTCTTTCATTGATTGCCCTATTTTAGTCTTTCCACCGTATGCAAACTTCGTATTATTCCAACCGAAAAATTCAGAGTTGGCTGTAAACTTTTGTTTTCCACCGTAGATACTATAAGAAACATCTCCCACTTTTTCTCCATCCACATTAAAAATACTAAACATGGCATCAAAAACACCATTTTCGTCAGCGTTTACAATTGGGTATATTTCAAATCTTTGTCCTCTATAGTCAAAACTATAATCATCTCTCAAATCAATATCTTCCATACCTTTTAAGAACCCTTTGAAATTAACCAAAGCGTCTTCTGTAAACTTATTTGTTAGTTCATTTTTTTTTGCCAAAGTAAGAGTAGTTTCATTTACGATTTCGTCATCTTCTTCTAAAATTTCTTTTTCTCCGTCTAAATAATTCGTAACATCAGAAATGCTTTGAGTAGCAGTAGCCATTTTAGCGACTACCCAAGCAGGTATTTCAGTCTTATCCTCTAAAATATCCTCCAATTCCTCTTGGTGATGTTCTAGTTCAACATTTTGATTCATTATCATAAGTTGATTATCGCTAAATTCTTCAAGGGAACCTCCTGTTGCAAACATTTCACCAGCAGACATAGCGCCAGTTTCACCTGTAAGACCACCATAATTAGTGTCGCTAACTCCACTTAATAAAGTTGGAGTATTTGTGCTAAAAGAACCGCCAGTATGACCAGCTAAATCCTCAACCACAACTCCGCCTATATCATATTTTCTAGCAGATGCACTAAATCTAACTTTGTTCATCCATTTTTCATTTTTAAAATCCCAATCCAATTCCTTAAAATCATCATCGGTTATAAAATACTCTTGCCCATCAACTTTAATTCTAGTTCCGTTTTGACCTGCTAATTTATAAAAGTCATCAGCCAATTTTCCTAAGCCCAAACCTCTATAAGTTACTTGTCCTTTTTCTACCTTGTCTTTCAAGTTAGGTATATCTTTAATTTTAGTAACAATAATACCGCCTTTAGCATAAACTTGATTTTGAAAGTTTCCAAAAGTAGGGTCTGTCATAAATGGAAGTGAGCCTCCGTTAGCGTATTTACCATCTTTGCCAAAATCAATAAATAAACTTGTTACTGACGGATTAAAAGGACTTTTTTCATTGTTTATTTCTTTTAAGAACTCAACCAAACCTCTTATTCCTTGTGATGCTTTGATTTGTGTTTTTTGAAACCTATAAGTAAACTCCCTGTCGGGAACAACTTTAAGTGTTTTTCCCGATGGGAACTGAATTGTGCTATCATCGTAATCTACAACGATTTTACCACTATCTAAAAGTTGACCGTGAATATTATAAGATTTTAAATTTATAGTTTCTTGTCCATTTAACTCTCCACCGTCAGCGTAACTGTTAACTACTTCAACACTCCAGACACCGTTACCAAACCATTTTTTAGTTAATGTTTTTGACATAAATTCTAAAACGTCAAACTTATCTAACCCGCCTCCTTGAGTTACCCCTAAAGGTATGTCAATTTCAACAACTATTTTTTGCCCGTAGTTTTTTTCAAATAATGGCTTTACCATTGTAACACGCCAAACACCATTACCAAACCATTTTTTTGTAAGTGTTTTTGATAAAAATTCAGTAAATCCGAATTTATCTTCAACAACTTTTTCGTAATTGTAAGGAACTCCAATTTCTGCTAAAAATTTGCCTTTTAATTCTCCCCCGTCAGCATAAGACCCTCCGTATAGAAAATCTATTTTTGTGCCTTTATCATCAAAAACCATTACATCTGAATATTCATCAATTTTAGTATATCTTTTTGCATTAGTTACAGCCATTTCTTTTGTTTCCCAAATTTCTGACTGCTTTTTAGAATCTGCTATGTAATTTATTGTATATCTTCCTTTTGTTTTTCCGTAAGGTTTAAAAGCACCGCCTTTAGCCATCATTCCGCCGTTGGCGTACCCATCTCTTTCAAATCTCATATCCCTTGTCGCTTCGTCATATTCTTCGCTTGACATTTGCTTTTCAGCCAATTCAGCCAATTCTTCGCTTAATTGAGAATAATCTCCCTCAACATTATTTATAAGAATCTGCAATGCACCAACTTTACCTGAACTTGGTAAAAACTGATTGTACTGCATAGTTTCAAAATCGTCTAATTCATCTATATCAAAGTCTTCTAATTCAGCATCAATGTTATTTCCTTCCATTCCTCCACCATAAGCATATTGACCACGAGTTGTGTGCATAATCAAAGCAACTTTTGTATTTAAAGGCAAATCGTCATATTTTTGATAAATTAGTTTACCGAAAAACTCATTTATTTTATTATTAACTTGACCTTTTACCGATGGACTTCCATAAACCTCTTCAGAATGGTCACTTAAAAAATGTAGTTTTTGTGATAGTGTCCAATTATTCCAAATATTTTCGATTGTCCTGCTCTCATATTGATTTTTTATAGCACCACCATCTGCAAATTTTGTATTACTCCACTTGAAGAAATTTGATTTAGCATTAAACTTTTGTTTTCCACTTCCACGCATATAGGTTATTTCTCCAACTTCCTCATCATCTTTATTGTAAACTGTAAACAAGGCATTTAAAACACCATCATCATCACTATCAATTATTGGTTCAATTTCATATTTTTCTCCGTTGTAAATAAAAGTATAATCGTCTTCTAACTCTACTCCTTCTTTGCCTTTTAAGAACCCTTTCAAATTAACTAAAGCATCTTCAGTAAACTTTTTGGTTAGTTCAGTTTTTTTAGCCGAAGGAAGAGGAATGTTATTTACAATTACTTCGTCTTCATCCTCTTGCTCCATTAAATTTTCTTGCTCTTCTTCTAAAATTTCTTTTTCTCCATCTAAATAATGTGTGACATCAGAAATGTTTTGAGTGGCAGTAGCCATCTCGGCAACTACCCAAGCAGGGACTTCGGTCTTATCTTCTAAAATATCCTCCAATTCTTCTTGGTAATATTCTAGCTGATTATTTTGATTCATTATCATAAGTTGATTATCGCTAAAACCTTTAAGGTCTCCGCCTTTTGCATAAACACTACCCATGAATTGAGTTCCGTTTGAAACATTTGGAGCGAAAGTACCGCCTAATTCCATTTTCTCATTTTTTTTCTTTAAATGAGAATAATAGTCGTTTGCTTCAGAAATTGATAGTTGTGGAGATTGTCTGAAGTTTTTTGGCAATGATTTTCCATTGTACTCTCCTAATCCTCCCTCGTAAATATAAACGTGTCTATTATCTCTAAAGCCACTACTTATTCCGATTGTAAATTTACCTACCTTTTCTTCTTTAAAAATTTTAGTCTTTCCAAAAACATCATCAAAAGTTCTAACCACTCCACCATTCTCCAACAAAGGAGCATATTTAGGATAGTTTGGCGCAAGTCTATCTTTACGGTTTTCTCTATTTTCGCTATATCTTCTACCTAGCTTATTGTCAAAAGTACCATATTGATTTGTTGTAGAGCCTGAACGAGTTACAGTTCTTACACCACCAACTTTAGCAACTCTAACCGCATCTCTACCTAAATCAGTTCCAGAAATACCTTGAAGCTCTTTATGCTCTTTAATGTACTCTTGTAGCTTTTGCATTTCAGTTTTGACTATTTTATTAGCCTCTTCCTTTTCTTGCTTCATCATTTTAGAAGCTCTAACCTTTGCTTGCTCAAAAGTTTCTCCTGCTTTCTTAATTTCTTTGGCAACCGAAAAAACATTTCTTTTTGGCGTTTTAACACTAGTAGTTTTTTTAGCACCTACTGATTTTTTAGCAGTAGGAATTGGCTTCAAAGCATCAGGATTTTTTTCCTGCAACTTACCAATAATAGTATCTAGCTTGTCGTTAGTAATCTTAATTTTTTCCTTGTCCTTTGTTTTAAAATTTTCAGTAAAATCTACCACAATTTTTAAGGCATTTACTTGATTTGGCTCAAGTTTGCTTTGGTCTATCCTTTCGAATTTTTGTTTAATAGTCATTTCTCTTTTGTTTTATTGTTTAAAATGCGTCATCAATATCTTCTATTGATGTTATGGTTTCTACTTCTTGCTCTACTATTGCTTTAGGTTGCTCTTGTACAACTTCTTCTTCAACGATTTCAGGTTGGACTACCTCTACTTGCTCAATACTCTTTTTAGTCGCTCTTGTCTTCGCTTTTGGCTTTTGAGAAACCCCTTCTATAAGAGTATTTTCTTTAATTAAATCCTCAATAATTTCTTGTATTAATTGCTTTTGCTCTCTTGATATATCGCTATCAGGATATGCGCCTATAATTATGTTCAAGTCTTCCAAAGCAGAATTTCTATCCTCTTTAGGTAAATATGCAATAGCTAAAAGGTCTCCAGATATGTTTTTAAAATTCCTCATAAAAAAACTATGTTTCTATTAGCATCTAAATCGATTGGTAAAAATTGTGATTCAAATTCTAATCTTTGTTTTAAATTATCAAAATCGTCTGCGCAATTTCCTTTTGAACCGTCAGGCTTAATACAACTCAATGTCACATTAGAACTAATGCTATTATCGGGTTCAAGAAAAAAACTAGTATATCTAATATATACGTTTTTTGGCATTAATGGATTGTAAAAAATCTTTAAATCTTTTTTATGCGAGTTAGCAGGTAGCTTTTGTAAATGTTCGTACATACCTTTAATTTGCTCTTGGGTTATTTTTACAGTATTTCTCATTATATATTATTTATTTGTTCGTTCAACGAAATTACTTTCTTCTGAAAAGTTTCCTCTTTGTTTTGCTTTTGCTCTGCCGTATCTGAATAAGCACCACCCGAAACTAACTTATATTTTTGAACTAACATTGTCAAAACATAAGACCTTAATAGGGCTTTAATTTCGTCTTTTGCACTCGGCATTTGATATATTTTTCTAAAAGTAACATCTTCTGTAAATCTAGTGTAAACGCTCTTAATAAAATCCTTCATATCCAACATTTCAATAGATAAATAATCCATATAGAAATAGAAAAGATAAAACACTTGGTGCAGTCCTTCTAAAATATCAGCATAACCTAATACCCTACCAACTGGAGAATTATCTGGAGTTGTTAAACCAAATTGAAAATTTTGATTTATAACCTTTGTATTAACAAAATCCTTATCCTTGTTTACATTAGCCCAATTTTTGTATCGTTGCATCATATCGTCAATATACCTTTGCGACCAATAATAAACACTATCAAATCCTGCTTTAGTAACCTTAGTTGGATTTGCTTGAATACCTTCATTTCCAGCAATAACCTTATGAAAAGCAAAAAAACTTCCTCCAGCACTTTCTAAAGAAAGTAAGGTAAATGCTTTATTAAAAGCTTCATTCGTGGATTCTTCGTAATCCTTAACTGGTATTGAAATAGTTATTGAAGTTTCTTCATCAGAGCCTAACCTCAATGCGCTAATTCTTGACTGAATACCAAAGTTTTCTAATGATGCAGATATTAGATAAGCAGGCAATAAAGCCAAAGCTCTAGCACCGTCTTGAACTCCCATAAGATTTATGGGCATAAAAATATCTACATTCTTTACAGAATCATCTTTCTTATTGTAAATCAAGTAAGACTTTTTGTTGCTAGAAGCGTATTTCAATCTAACATCACCTCTACCATTAAAAACCTTTTCTTTATTTTCAAGGTAGTAGGTTATCAAAAGTCCATCTTTATCTGGTTTCAAAAAGCACTCTTCAAAAAAGGTTTTAAAAACTTTAGTGGCTCCTCTTTGTCTTCTTTCGCAATCGTATTTTTTACCGTCAAGAACGTATGTAAAAATACTTAGTTCGCCTATAACTTGTTTTTTTATATTATCGCCATCAACAATTCCATTTTCATAACTAGGGAAAGGATTATTAACTATTCCTGCTTTTATATCATCAGCTAAATCTTGTGAATAAAATTCAATCGGTCTGAATAATCCCAAACTAGCTAGTCCAAAGTCAAAAACACCTCTAGTATCTTCGGTAACTATAATTTTGTCATTTTTGAAAAGCCCTCCTAAATTTATTAAGGTTTTTATGTTTTCAATAAAAGAAGCACTTAGTTCCTTTGTTTTTTCAAAATCACGTTTTGGTTGATTTATGTAATCTGTAAAAGATTTATAATCATTAAACCTTACTTCTGACACATACGATAATGCTATTGTTTCATACCTTTTTTTCTTTATTTTAGCCTCTATTTCGCTTTTCTTATTAAAAGCATCCTCTAGTGTTTTAAATTGCTGAAAAATAAAGCCATTTGTACTCATATTATCAAATGATGAAGAGCCTTGAACAGAAGCCGAAGTTGAACTACTTACAAAAGAAGCAAAGGGCTTTTGCCCTACTTGTTTAATTACCTCAAATAAGTTGTCTAATTGCATTATTTATTTTTTATAATTTCTTTTACTTCTTCTAATTCAGATGGAGTATTTAATTTGTCCATTGGAATTTTGTTCTTTTCATTCACAATACGCAACCATCCCTCATAATCCGTTTTGCTTTTCAAAATATCAGATTGTTCTGTTGTGAATAAGCTGAAAAATTCGTCCATAGAGTCTTTAACCGTTTTAACTTGACTAGCTTCTATTATCCCTAATCCTCTTTCATTAATTACTGGAGTGTAAGACACCTCTTCATCTTGTTTAAAAGACTTAACATTTCCTGCATTTTCTTTAACTTGTCTAAATACATTGTAAGTTTTTTGAACAGACATGATTAAACGAATAGAAACAAAAGCTTTAGATAAAAAGCCTTCTTGTTGTATTGCCTTTCTTAGTTTATTCAAATAAATAAAAATGAAAGCCCATTTTTTATTCAATATGCCTTCCCATTCACCTTCAATGTCTACCACCACTTTGTAAGTAGAACCAGCAAAACGGTCTTGTAACGATAAATCCTGCTTAAAGTTAGCTTCGTAATCTGGGTCTTTTGTGTTTAACAACGCATTTCCAGTAGCCATAATAAAACATTCTCCACGTTCTATAACATCTCCTCTTGCATTTTGTATAGTCGATGCTATGCCATCTTTATATTCACCAACTCTAGCTAACACGGAATTTAACATACCTGCTGTATTTGGGTCGATTTTAGGTAACTCATCTAACAGTAAAATACATCCCCTACCAGTAGGATTACCGTTTTTATCTAAATTTCCAAAAGCTCTAACAACTTTTCCTTCTTGATAACCATCGATAGTTTGACCTCCTATAATTTCTAATGCAGAAGTAAATTGACTACAACTAATTTCTATTACATCCCAACCTAATATTTTCTTTAGAATATTGGCAGAATAAGATTTACCCGTTCCTGCACCACCATACAAATACACATTGTTTCTTGCTAAAACATCACTAAGCATCTTTTGTATTAAAGGTCTTTTGAACTCAGGGTCTAAAGCTAATTTAACAACAGTTACAACACCCCCTTTTGTAACATTTAAAGTTACATTAGCGGTTTGATTAGACAATAGTTTTTTTACGGTGTCATCTAAATCCTCAAAAGTAATTTTATCAGTTTCGATTTCCTCTCTAACTATTCTTTTGACTTCTTCTTCGTCAAGGCTTGAACCTCCACTAGATTGACCTAATAATTGTGAAAGCTGAATCATTTTTTGAGCGACTATATCGCCAGCAAATTCATCTTGCATTTTCTGTTTAGCTAAAGTTTGTATAAGCGTGTTATTGCTATTTTCGGCAAAATTTAATAATTCGTCTTTTGTAATTCCTTCCATTTTATTTGAATATTTCGTTTAATGTTTGATTTAATCTGTTCTCGTTGTCTGTGCCAAATATGTTTGTTCTTCCAATTGCTGACTTGGCAACAGCTAAGGTTTTAAATGTTTCTTTTATTCTATCTTTTGGAGTAGCCAAAGCTCTTTCTAAAGTTTCAACATCGCTTTTCAACTGAATATCATCAGCACTTTGTCCTTTTTCGAATGATTCTTGAATATCTCTCATTAGTTCCTCTAAGGTTTTTGTAGGCTCACCATTTTCATCTCCAAAATCATCGCCCTCTGCGTTTCCGCCTTTTGGCTCTTCTCCATCGCCTTCTCCATCGCCTTCTCCATCGCCTTCTCCTTCGCCTTCTCCTTCGCCTTCTCCTTCGCCTTCTCCTTCGCCTTCTCCTTCGCCTTCTCCTTCGCCTTCTCCTTCGCCTTCTCCTTCGCCTTCTCCTTCGCCTTCTTGCGGTGGCTCTTGCTCTCCTCCTTGTGGTGGTGGATTACCTTCTTGTGGCGGAGGATTACCCCCTTCTTCTTGTTCAGGAGCTTCATCAAAAGGGTTTTTCACGTTTTCTGGAATTGGCTCTTGTGGCGTTGGTGGCTGTGGTGGCTCTTCCTCACCCTCTTGTGGTGGTGGTGTACCTCCTTGTGGTTTTGGAGGGCTAACCCTCAAAATTATTATGTTGTCTTTATCAGCGTAAAATTTAGAAAATGTTCCTCCATCTTCAAGCTTTAAATCCCCACCAAAAGCTAATTCTACATCCTCAATAGAAGTTGCTATTTGTGCATTTTGTTGATTTTTCAAAATTCGCATAGCCTCTTCCTTTGTCAAGTTTTTAACACTCACTTCATTATCTTTAACATCTATCACAATACCGTAGTTTTTACCTACTTGAATTATATCTCCAACAATAGGAACCTCTTTAAATGTTTCTGGTTTCACAGCTTCATCATCAGGTCTTATGCTTTCTTCAGTTGGGGCAACTTCTTTCATTGCTTTGTAGATATTGTCTTCAAAGTAGAGAATAGCATCCTCGAAATTTTCTTTTGTTGTTTTGCCTTTTCGGTAGAACTCTTCGTAAACAGTGTACACACCATTCTCCTCACGATAAACCTTATAAGGCTTGTCGCTGTTCTCAATTTCTGTATTTACATAAACCTCTATATTCATTCCACTAGTAGTGTGAGTTAATCTGTAGATAAACTCTGTACTAGAAATGGGTGTAGGATTTTCAACTAATTTACCACTATTATATACGAACATAACCGCCTTTTTTAAATCTTATATCATTGAAAAAGTTAAAATAGAAACTCTTTTTAACTGTTGCACTCTTAACCTGATTAGGATAGAAAGACAAATATTCCGTATCTTTTATAAATTTACTTCTATCTGAAACTACCTCTCCATTTTTGTCGAAAACGGGTATATCGCCTTGTTGAATTAAAGCATCATAACCGTAATCTTTTAAAGTTTCTATTAATCCTATGTCTCTACGGACATATATCCATATAGGATGTTTTTTATCCATGTCTTCACCTAATTGTTTCAATAGAACGCTATTCACATTTAGCCTTATACCATAAGCAACTAAAACATAATCAATCAAATCCTTATAACTAATTTCAAAATCTAAAGGTAGTAATGAAATTGGATTTTTAATGCACAAAAATACTTTATAAATGAAAGGCTTATACCCTTCAGATGGTTTCGGCATATTTTCTGCAATACCGCCATAGAAATTAGCATAGCTTTCATTGTCGGCAAAGTAAGAAGCAGGGAAGTTTGGTGGCTCAAAAGAACCATAAGGTCTAACTACACCAACACCCATATTACTCATTTGACCAAAGCTAGGAATATACTTCCTAACACCATGATAAAATATCTTTGGCTCTTTAGTTTCCTCGTCAATCATTTTTGAACAATTAACATAGTTATCGGTTTCATAGGCTTTTTCCCAATCACCGAACCATTTTTTAAATTGTGTACTTCTTACATTCAAATACGCTACCAAAGGCAATTTACTTTTACCTCCATTAGGAGTTGGTAATTCACACGGTGGCTGTAATTCAGCAGTAGGATTTTGAGTTGCTTGAGTAAAGTAATAATTTAGCAATCCTTGTGGCGTAAATAAGTCTTTACCTTTAGAAACTTCCTCGTTAGAAGCAATAAACCCTTTATAGTCTAACTTCTTTTGAATCCTAGCCATTTCTTTTAAAATACTAGCTTTTTCAACTGAAAACTTTGATTGTTGAAACGATGGCAATAGTTTAGCTAAGGCATCTAAATCATTTCTTTCTTGTCGAAGACTTGCACTACCTAATATATCGTTTCTGCGCAATACAGAATCATCAGCTACAAACTCACTAGCTATTTTTTGCTCCTCCGTTAAAGGTGCAGTAGGTTGATTTTGTGTAGCCGTTGTTACGCTACCAAATAAATCAGATTCAAATATTTCTTTATAATCTTGAAATGAATCAAAACCTACCCTAGTCTCACTACCAGTTATTTTTTGTCCAACATCAAAAAATAAACATGAGAAATCTAAATTTTGAGGCTTTTTATCTCCACTCCACCAATCCCATCCAAGTTCCATTGCTCTCTCTTGAACTCTTTTTGAAAGTTCAGGATTATCGCCAATCCAAATTTTAGTCTGTTCTAATTGGGTTGGATAATTAATAGTAGGATATTTACTTGAACTAGGTTGAGCCGTTGCAGTACTACTACCTATTCCTATGTCGGAAGGAAATATTTCTTTTTTGTCAGAATCATTAAAATTATCTTCATCTATAAACCATCCTACATAATTACCAGTACCACGCCAAATTGAATGGAATTGTTCCTTATTTTCTATTTTTCTTTTTATTCCACTAGTATTGGTAAAACCAACTTGTTCTAATTTTTGAACTATTTTTAATGCTAAATCAAAGTCGGAATTAATTTTAATTTTTATATCTTCTAAATCTTCTTTAGACAGTGTTTTAGATACACTTGTAGTTGCAGTTGAACTACCTCCTTTTTTCCAATCTAAATAATCTTTCAATAAAGCTAATGATTTTGTTAAATTTATATCTCCATTTTGAAGTCCTAATACTGCTCCAAAAGAACGAAGTTTAAAAACTTCACCAGTATCTTCGTTTACTAAATCATAATCTTTTGCACCAGTAGAGTTCCATTCAAAAATTGGTATTTCTACATTTTTTAAACTATTTTCTAATACAATATCATCAATTGCCTCAAACAATTTAATTTCGGCAGAAGTAAACTTGCTACTTGCAATAGGTTGAGCCGTTGTGATAATATCTTTTACTTTCTCACCGTACTTACCATATTTTTGCTTAAATTCAGTAAAATCCCCTTGAGATATATTAGACCAAAAACTAAATCCATCAACGGAATTTTCAAAACTAAAAATCTTTTTATTATCATCTTTTATTTCCTCAATAGGCATGTCAAAAATTTTAGATATATTACCTAAATTTTGTTCTCTTATCCTAACAGAAAGCAATTCTAATATTGGACTAGGTAGACTTAAAACTTTTCCGTCAAAATTATTTTTTGAATCTGGTATTTCAATCAAACCCGATGTTGATGTGGCAGTATTTGCTCCAGTAGAAATAGTAGATTGAGCAGTTTTTTTGAAATCTTCATAAACCTCTCTTTCCGAATCTTCAGTAAGTGTCTTACGGAACTCTAATTCTGGAAAGTTTTTAAAAATCGCTCTAAAAAATTCATTTTGAGTAATCACATCGTTTACAAATAGAGCGTCATAGGAATTTCCATGAAAAATACTCCTAGTTTCACTTATTTTATACCCATCCCCATTAATAAAATTAAATGAAATAAAGTCGTCTAATGTAGCCCCGTTGACTAAACTAGCAATATCTCTAATTTCCATATAAAGACTTCGCAAATTAGAATATGTGCTATTTCTTTTACTTACAGAATTATATAAAACAATTTCTGTTATTTTGTTATCTCTTGAAATATTTTTTTGTACCTCGCTTAAAACCGTTGATGTGTTAGTAGGTTGACCAATTGCATTAAGACCACCACTTTTCATAAAATTTGTAAAATCAAAAAAAGAATTTTCTTTTTCTAACCTATATGCAACATCATCAAGAGTAGCTACTTTAGGATTTATTGTGTTAGAGTTCAATCTCCAATTATCAGTTACGTCATCATTTAACTTTAAATCAGAAATAGTTTCTTCTAAAATATTACCATTTACAATAATTCTATAATCTATTTTTGTAATTGAATTTCTATACAAGTTTAGCAAAGTGTATAAGAACTCACTAGCATTGTCAACGGTAAAGGAGCTAAGACTATTATTTGTTGGGTTAGTGTATGAAATATAAATACCAGTAACTAAATTAGAAGTTGCAGAAGCTTGTTTACTAGGCATTGATTTCTTGCCTGAAAACCACTCACTCCAATCGTATTTTTTGAAGTTGATTGGTCTTGATTTAGCGAATGACTTTGCTAAATCCGAAGGCTTGCCAGTGTAAGGATTAAAGTTCTTTACGGTATTTTTTTGGTCTGAAATTTCTGAACTAGCACTTGTCAATTTATTACCTTCCGAGTCATACGCTTGAATATTTACAAAACTTCTAGGTTTTTGTGTCAATTTATACTCTCCAAAAACAATATTTTTAAAACTTTCAAAGTTATCAGCCTGAACTCCAACAATATTAACAAGGCTACTTCCAGAAGATGTTATTTCAATATAATCAACCAAAGGCAATCCCGAAGTTCCTAAAGCACCTCCGTTTGCAAAAATACCACTATCCCCACCAACAGCTCCATCTGCGTGAATATCCATAACATCGTTATAGTTATTAAAGTCTCTTGCTGGTGTGTTTCCATTTTCGGCATCTTTTACAAGGTTGTCTTTACGAAATCTTCCACCATAGTTCATTTTTAATTCATTAGAATCTACTTCTGATGCTTTACCACCCATTACTGCACTATACACCCTAGCCATTGCCCATTGCTCTTTTGACTTTACATTAGGTCTTACGCTTGAAGGATTAGTTTTATATGCACCTATTCCCTTATTGTAAATTTGCTGTAAACCTTTTAGCGAAACTCCAGTATCTTTCGAAATTTCATCTAAATCGTGAGAAGTGTTTTTATCGTAATTATATTTTTTGTTGTATTTATCTTTATAAGTTACATAATCAACTTCACCACCTTTTTTATAAAGACCTTTTTTTTCTGGATATAATTCATAATATCTTTTTTCTGTACCTATCCAAAAAGGAATTTTAGATTCTTCCATGTCGTTACCTTCGATATATTTTTCAGCATCATCTACGTTATGAAAAACTTTATCTACATTTTCTATAAAAATATTATTTCTATTTTCAGAAGTAGTGTAAACACTTAATCCTAAATAACTATGATACCGATTGTTTTGATTTACATCTCTCGGTCTAACATTAGAAGCTCTGTCATATAATTGTAAATCTTTTTGACTCAAATCGGAAATACCGTTTAAACTTCCTCCTTTTTCTAAACCTGCTTCTTTAAGTAACGTATAATAATTAGGATTTTCGTACAAGTGGTCTTTTACAATCTTCATTTGTTCTGTAACTTTAGGAGTATGCTCACTCTCGGCATTTAATCCCATCTTTACTTGTCTATTCAATTTGAGAAAAGATACCCCGTGCATTTTAGCAATTTGTTTTAAAGACATACCTTTTGACAAATGACCACCATGAACCAACTGCTCTAGTTTAGATATAGGCTCTCCTAGCTTTGAATACAACCTCTTTTTTGGTAGCCTAAGACCCTTTTTTTCTAAAATGTTATAATCTCCACTTGAGCCATCGATTATCATGTACCCATCGGATTTTAATTTTAATTCTTCTAGTGCGACTTTTCCTTTTCCATAAAAATCGTCAATAACTTCCATTGGAACAAACCTTCCGCTTTTTTTATATCTTTCCAAGGCTCTTTTCTTTACAACCTCTTCTGGCACATTATCTATGTAAACTATAAAAATCTTATAGCCCAAAGATTTTAGCAAAGCAATCAAAGGCAAGTAGCTTTTGGTACTATTCATTGTTCCATCATAAATTATATCGTATTTACAAGGAATACCAATAGTTTTGTCGCTTAGTAGCGTATTGACAATATCTTTTGTTTCAAGATGAGTTTGAGTAGCGTTGTAGCCTTTGTATTCTGGCAACATAGCTCTAATTTCATCAGCATCTACTTTTAATATTTCTTCTTCAAGTAAATAAGGCGCATATTTTCTTAAAAATGTGCTTTTACCACTTGCAGGTGAACCACCCATTAAAATAGCAATAGGCTCTTCTTTTTGAATACAAACTAATTCATCCTTAAATTCATTGATTATTTTTTTATGAAGCTCTTGTCTTTCTTTTGTGTAGTTGCCTTTTGAATCGGTATTAAGTTCCTTTGTTTGAGGTAAAGAGTTCACATAGTTTGTCAATATAGAAATTGCAACTGGAGTAATTTTTCTCTCACCGTCTGGGGTAAAGACTTTCTTTTTGATAGAAGTAGGCATATCTCCTATTTTACCACCATCGCCTAAAATATCATGCTCACAACCACAAATACTTATTTCATAAGCTATATCATGGTCTGAAACAGTTTTACCTCCATACTTATAGGAATTACCGCTAAAGTGCATTTCAGTAGGTATATTACCGCCATAGGCAAATGAAACACCACCTCCGTTTTCATTTATTTCAGACAAAATTTCCCTATTTGTCATCATCCTACCTTCAAATTCCCTTTTTGTAGTATCGCTAACGGCTGGTGCTGTTATAACCACCTCGCCTCCCTGCATTTCCAATGGCTGTCCAGTAGATTTATTGATAGCCTTTATTCCGCCTTCCGCATGAGTTCTACCAACCAAATATCCAGATAAGGAGCCTTTGCTGTGAATCATGGTTTGACCTTCCCTCTTGCCTATAAGCACACCTCCGCTTGGAGTTGCTTCGGCTTTATTTTCAGTTAATTTCTCTTTATTCATAGTTTTTTTAACATAAGTAGCAAATATAAATAATTCAAATGACACTACAAAAATATATTATTTATAATAATTATTTTAAGTTTCTTTGCGATTAAAGTGTAACTTTATTTTTTTGTAGATTTCATTTAATTTTTACATTAAATGTAATACCTTTTATTTTTTTTATATATTTGCTTGAATTAATATTAATTTAAAATTAAAAAAAAAATGGGTGATTTATTAAACATCAAATCTCCGAAATATCTAGGTGGCGTAAATGTCCACAATACATTAGCTTTGGCTGGTATTGCCTATTTAGTTTGGAAAGCTTACAGTAAATAATTGTAATCTTAAAGAAAGGAGAAAAAATAGCCACCCGATTAGAGTGGCTTTTTTTTTGCGCTAATGCTAAAAACTAATTCAATCCTCCTAAAAAACACACTACTTGCCATTAACGCAGTTTTTTTTATTTCGCTAATTTATCGATAATTGTTTTAAATCTTTTTGCTATTCCATCCCATTTCATTGCTGAAACTTTTTCGTAAGCATCTTCTATTTTTTTCTTCACTATTAACTGCACATCTGGTTCTTCATTTTTAAGATTCAATACAACCTCTAGTATCGTTTTAACTTCCATTGGATTAGTTACAAACCTTATTTTCTCAAAGTCGTTTACAAACACCGCTTGTTGACTAAACATAAAGTTTAAGCTATTTTCGCCATTATTGGTTATTTCTGTAATAGAAGTGTGTTTTGGGCAAACCACAAGCGTTTTAGTAGCCATAGCTTCTGTTATAGTCAATCCCCAACCTTCGGATGTTGTAGTGGTTATAAAGCAGTCAAAAGAGTTGTATATCTTATTTAACTCTTCAATGCTAGTTCCGTTGTTTTCTGAAAAATCTTTAGGAATTATAACATCTTTACCTATTTCAAGACCAACCCTATCGCATAGTCTAGGAATGTTAATACCCATAGGGTCGATTGGGTTACAGTGCAGGTAAAGCACGGCATTTGCTTGACTTGTATGCTTGAACATAGCGAATCCGATAATTAAAGCCCCCATATCCTTTCTTACCTGATTTCTGTTAACGCTACCAAAGACAAAAACATCTTCGCTTCCGAAAATTTCTACTTTAGCGTCAAGCTTTGCTTTTTGCTTGTAAGGGTAGAAATCGTCTGTATTCGTACCATGTGGTATTACCTTAATCTTTTTGAATTGGGTATCTGAAAGCAATGGTTTCATTACTGACTTGGCGTATTCTGTATAAGTAATTACCTCGTCAAAAAAGTCAAGTACTTTTAAGTCTGCCATTCTTGGCTCACTATCTATTGGAAAATAAATAATTGATTTAAAGTTAGGTCTATTTTCCTCTCTCTTTTTATTTTTTACTTCCTTTAAGTTTGGGTGCATAGCATTGATTACCTCAACATCGTTAAGCATAAATATTACATCAAAGTCGTTTTGATAAATCAAATTAAGAAGTTCAATTCTCCTATATACATCAGTGCTTCCATTTCCAATTATAAGAGAAGGTATTACTTTTACATTAGGTGCGTAATCATAAATCTTAGGGCTTTTATCGTTTATTGCAAAGATAACAATGCTTAGGTTTTTATCTTTCTTCCATTCGTCAACAAGTGACTTAGCTACATTTGCAAAGCCAGTAGTACATCCAAAGTCAGCGTAAAGCAATAGTGATTTTTGAACATTACTTTTCCCTTTGACTGCTTTTAATTTAGATTTTTCCATATTTGTTGTTTAAGTTTAATTTAGTTGGCTTACAAGGATTCGAACCTAGAAAGACTGCACCAAAAACAGTTGTGTTACCGTTACACCATAAGCCAATGAAAAAATATGCCCGTAAACATATTTTCTACAAATCTATTAATATTCTACTGAATAAACTGGTATTCCAAAGAATTTTATTTTTTTAGAATTTGGCTTGATGTAAAGATTGTTTTGATTTTTGATGTTTTCTTTAAGGTCAATAATATCTTTTTCTAAGGTATCTATATTTTGTTTATCATTTTCCATTATTCCATATAATTCATCTCTCTCTTCTCTATAAGCCCCTATGCTTCTTTTCAATTCAACAAACTCTTTTTCTAAAATATCAATATCGTCTAAATAACTACGCATTACTTTATTTGTTTCAGTAATATATTTTTCTTGTTCAGACAGTTTTTCAGTTTGCTTTGCTATTGTTTCTTTTTGAATATTTATTAGCTCTTCATTCTCGGAAATAATTTTTGCTAATCTATAACACTCTTCTGAAGGATTAATACTGACTTCAGGTTGAGGATTATTTGGTTTGTCATATAGTGTGTAAATCTTATCAGAAAAGCTATCCGTAGCTATATATCCTTTTTTTGATTTATCATCAAAAAATAATTCCATATCATTTACATCATAATTAGATTTAGTAGATTCTTTTTTTAATTCATCTAATTCATGTTCTACTGAATCAAAAAGTGAAATATTATATTTTTTCAAAACTTTATCAATCGTTTCCCTAGAATAATTTTTCTTTTTAAGACGAGATTCATTCGACTTGTATTTTATGTTAGTTATAACTCCTTTTGCCATTTTTAAATCTGGTGCGGATGCTAACCATCTATATTTATCATATTCCTTTCTTATAACTCCATGACGAATTAATATTGAATTTATACTCGCCCACTGAGGATGATTTGCGTAAAAAACAGCTCTATTCATTATTCCTAAATCCATTTGTTCTTTAGCTAAAATCAATATGTCTAATATTTTTTCTGGAGTAAGAGGTTTTTTTTCTTTAGAATTTATATTATTACGTTTTAAAATTGAAACTTCTCGTTTAATAATTGATGATGGGTATAAATTTCTTTTTTGTATAAAAGCTGTATATAATTCTTTAGCCATATAAACATTAGGATTGATGCTAATCCATTTATATTTATTGTTAACTTTTTTTATTATTCCTTTTTGCATCAATATAGGTCTTAAAATACTCCAAGCACTGTTATTGTTAGTAAATAAAACTGAGTTGAATGTACCTAACTCCATTTCATTTTTAGCATCAATTAAAATTGATAATACTTTTTCTGTTGAAATCTTTGGTCTTGCCATTTTTTTTATTTTTAGTCGTTAATTTTTACTTGGTTAATCTATTCCTTTTTCTCTATTATCAGATAAACTCATTACCCTATAAGTTTGTGGGCAATTTAAAGCTTTCTTATTTTTTCCATTTTGCATCATACTTTGTATTAATGCCCAATCGTGTCCGTAGTGTTCGTTATGCGGTGGCATTTGTCTTAAAAAATCAGTTCTAACAATTAATTCGCTATGACCTATTCTTCCGTATTGCAACTCAGCAACTCTCGTAGCGTTTCTTGGTGCGACAAAGCTGTCAAAATAAACAAAGTCCAAATCAGTACCTTCTATTTGCGACAAATAATTCTCAAAGTGATTAGGTAGGATTATATCGTCATTAGCATAGAAAACAAAGTACTTACCCATTGCTAACTGAATGTTTATATTGGTAATATCGTAACCGTGACCTCCTTTGTTGATGAGGTTATTCGATATGTAAAAATCGTTTCCTCTTGCTTCGCAATCCTTCTGAATATCCGAAAAGTAATTGCTATCTATAAAATCTTGCATTATTGGGCAACCATCTCCTATTACAAGAGCTTCCCATCCATTTATGTTTTGGTTTGCAATACAATTTATTGACCTTATAGTTCTTTCAGGTCTGCCATAGCAAGGCATTGATAATGTTAATCTCATGTTATGTGTATTTTAATAAAATTAACCTAGCTAACTCAATAGCATCGGATTTGTCAATTTCTGTTTGTGTAATTACTTTTTCGTTTTTATCCAATAAATTAATTATAACTGCTTGGTCATTCAAAGCAAAACAATTGGTAATATTCTCTTTGGGTGGAATTACCTCATATTCCGTAGCATCACATTCAAATAATATTGTACTCATAATCCTTTTTATTTACGCTCTAAATATTTTTCATATTCTGGAATATAACTAACTAAGTCGTCAAGATTTATTTTAGTAATTCCTTTATTTTCTTTCAGCCATTCACATAGACCCTCTATAAATTGCTCACTCATAGTCCTTTTTCTTTTTTATAGATTTCTAATAGTTCTTTTGTAGTTAGTTTATCTTCAGCATCCCAATCTAATGATTCTGCCCAAAATGATGTATTGCCCATTCGAAAATAGTTATCAGCACACCACTCTGCAAATCCAATAGCAAAATCATCTGCTACTTTTTCTAACTTGATTAATTCACTTGGTGCTAATATTGTACATTTAATATCACAATATGGCATATCACAATCTTTACAATTTATTATTTTAAATTTGTCTTTTAGTTTCATAGTTTCTCTATTTCTTTTTTTAAATCGTAGCAATTCTTACTTCCATTTTGAAGGATAAGTAGTCTAATCGCTATCAATGCACACTGTTTAGCCCCCTCATAATTACAAAGACCATTATTCCAATGATGAACAGCCATTTCATTTACTAAGTTTCTAGCTTGTTGTTCTATGGTTATAGTTTCTGTTTTTTGTATTGCTTCCATTTCTTTTTGGCTTTTTTCTCTCCATCTTCTAATGCTCTTATGTATTCAAAATTATATTGAGCAAACTTTTTATCTATAAAATATCCGTCTAAAAAAGCTCCTATGTATTTTTCTTTTGGTGTCATAATTTTAAATTTCAATCTTTTTCAACATACCCTACTAAAATAAACTTTCCGTAAGACCATTTATAGTATGGAACTTTATTTTCTATTTTCATAATTTTTAGAATTTTAAATCGTCAAACTCATCGCACATCCACTTTATCTGTTCTTCGGTAAATTGCTTCATCAAATGTTCGTTCATCTTTAAGCAACGTGGCGGTGTTCCAACGTATAACCCAAAGCATTTAGGGTTTACTTTTTTGGTAATTACAGTTCCCATTCCAATCATGCTTCCGCTACCTATTCTTGAATATTGATGGCACACGCTTCCAAGCCCCATGTTTACATACCTTCCGATAAGGGAATGTCCTGCTATTAAAACATTACAAGCTAAAGTAGAATTACTCATTATAGTTGAATCATGCCCTATATGACTTCCTTTAAGCATAAGCACGTCATCGTTAATTTTTGTAGGTGTTTCACAACCTGCATTAATAGTAACGTACTCCCTAAAAACATTACCGTTACCGATGATAACCCCTTTGTTTGGTTTGCCAAAATAAGCCTTATGCTCTGGTTCAGTTCCAACTGAACAAAAAGCTTCAAATCTATTGTTATTTCCAATTACAGTGTCTCCAGTAATGTAGCAGAAAGCTCCAATGTAATTATTCTCTCCTAGCTTAACATTTTCGCCTATTACGGCAGTTGGATGTATGTAGTTTGTAATACCATTATTAAAAACAAAATTCATTTCTTCATTAGTGGTATTTTGGCTTTGAAAAGGGGTTAAGTCGTCCATGATTTATTTATTAAATTTGGTTTTATAAACTTCTTCTGTTGGCAATCCTCCCCACATTTGCACATATAAGGCTCTATTCTTTGCAAATCCATTATTTAACAAGGGATTTTTGGCGATAGTCATTGAATTACGATACACTTTAGGATTTAAAAAAGATGTCCATACTTTACTAGCGTTATTCAAACTCATTTTGTAATCAAAACTATTGTCTTCGAAATAGGCTGGAAAAAACTCTTCATCAAACTTACCTGCTTTCTTCCACATATCTACTTTTAAAATATAGCTACACCAATTCTGCATAGAGTTTATAAAATCAACATTCGGATTGCTATTAATCAATAATTTTATTTCATGTTCAGCTTTACCTAGAATAACATCATCGTTTAGCATTAATACATGAGTAGCTTTAATTTTATCAGCATAATCCATTAGCATATTCCAACTACTAGCAACCCCAAGATTAGCTTCTGGTCTGTAAATCATAAAGTTTTCTTCCCTTGTAATAATATCTTGTTTTCCATTATCGCATATTGCAATATCGGTATCTTTAAAGTCTTCAAAATATTGTTCTAAAGCTTCGTTTAGTAGGTCTGCTCTGTTTAGTGTGGGTATAGCTAATATTAGTTTTATTTCTTGATTTATTTGCATTGTTTTTTAATTATCTTGTTCGTATGCTTTTTTACAATTTTTGTCGCAATAGGTTTTGTCGCAAGGTTCTCCACAATAAAGACATTCATTTTCTAATTCTTCAGGTGGTGTTTGTAGTTTGTAGTTATCGTAATTTTCCATAGCAAATAGGTTACTTAAATTCTACACTACTTTTTACAGCCTTTTCTCCATCAATGCAATTATAATCAGCTATACCTTGGCTTATTTGGTCATGTAGTTTCTCAAACGCTTTTTTAGCTTGCTTATTAGATATAAGATTATTATTTAGAAAAGATAAAATAATTTTTCTAGTAAGTTCAGCACCATAAATCACATCTTTGTTGAATTTAAGCCCTTGTTTTTTAAGCTGTTTTTTTAATGATTTATTATCCTCACCGTAGCTTAGCATAATTTCAACCGTTCTTATTTTTTTAGCAGGTTTTTTTATTTCTTCCCCTAATTCTGGAAAATGTTTCTCGCCAGTTTCAGCATTTACAATTTGTCCATTATCACTGATTTTTACTTGAACTCTTTTTTTTTCATCTCCACAAACAGCAGACACTTTTTTTTCAATTTCTTGAATTTCTTTTTGGATTTGTTTTTTAGATTTCATTTTCTTGGTTTTAATCGTTGTTAATTTTTATTTATTCATAAATCTCTCCAGTGAACATATTAACTGAATATTGCTTGGTTCCTTTTTGAGTTATGCTTATCTTTTCGATTACCGCACTTGTGCTATAATGCTCTTGTATTTTTTTGGATTTAAGATAGTAGGTTATTTTTACAAAATCTCCCTTTTCAATTCTTATCTGTGTAATCAAAGCTTTTATATCATTGAAGCAAACAAAGGCTACTGGCAAATGAATATCGTCTTTTTTCATACGAATAACAATCTGCGTAACATTATCTGTTACGTTGACTATACTCATTATCTTGCCATTTACAACCATTTATTAAAAAATATTAAATGTAAAGTTAAATATTATTTTTAATACTTAATCATTTCTATCGATATTTTTTTCAAAATAGTGTTTATATCAGCATTTGTTAACCATAAGTTAATAGTGTACTCCCGTGCGCTTTTTTTAACAATATCTTCCCTTACTAACTTGGTAAATCCAACACCGTTAATAACGCTTTTCAAAGCACCGTTTTGAGCTTTAGTTCTAAACTTTTCTTCCCCATAAGAAATGGCATCTTTAATCAAACTTTCTGGCATTGGTTTTTCAACTAGATTGTTCTTCCAGAAGAAGTAATATAGCACATCTCCAAAGTCATCATACACCTCTTTTTTTGAAACCTTTTCCTTTGCAAAAATCAACAGCTCCTTAAAGTTTCTTAACCTTTCTGCATCGGTTGGAACAACAACCTTTTCCTGCTCAATTTTTTGCAACTTATCTCTAACTTTAAAAATAATCTCACCCCTATAAGATTGGTAAGACTTCATCACTTTAGAACAATATATTACAGACAAGGAACCATAGTGTTCTGCATCGGTATCTAGGGAGCCATTAACTAACAAAGTAATGCACTCATTAATATCATAAGCATTAAAATTAGGAAAGTTTTCTCTTATGTAGTTCGCAATGGTATTTATTTCAGAAGGCTCTGGCTTCTTAATACCAACATAACTAGCCCAACGTAATATTAAGCTACTCATCAATAGCAATTCGTCTTTTGTATTGAAGTCTTTTATCTTTTTGTGGGTTTGGTATGCGTTGTATAAAGATATTTCTTTAGAAGTCGTATTGGGTAAGGATTTAATTATTCCAACCGAGTTCTGTTGCTTGGCTAACTGCGTCATAGTTTTGTTCTTGTTTATTTTTTTCTACAAATGAAACTTCATTAAGGTATCCTTCGAATTTATTACCAAAGAGAGTTTGTGGCTTTAAATATGTTTGCATATTTGTATTCAGCCATGCTTTTGACTTATTCAAAATTACTTGCTTAAAATCATCTACATTATACCCGTCTTTCATTCTAAGTTCAATAAAAGAAATAGTTACTTTTGAATCTGTTCTGTATTTTTGACCAGTACATAAATTCAAATAATTAATAATTTCCTCATAAGCACCGTATGGCTTTTCTACTTCGATTTTGGGTTTGACAACTCTTTTAGGTTTTAGTTGTATAGGCATTTGAACTACTGTGTTGTCAATTTTGCTTATAACCAATTCCCCTCTTAATTTTTCTATTTTACAATTCTTAAAGAAATTAGGAAATATAGAAATTCCATAATCTACAATACGATAATAGGTACTAGAAGAAACCCCATTAAATTTAACATTTACGTTAAATGAAATTGGCTTGTTCTCTTCATACTTCAAAAGTAAGTGAAGCCAAACATCTTTATAAATCTTACCTTTTTTGTTTAGGTCTTGAATAAAAAGTATAGCATCCATTTTAGTCGTCAATTAAATCGTCATACGATACGTTTAGTGCTTTTTTTATGGGTCTTAATGTATCTATATTGTAATTAGTTTTTCTGCCATTAATAATGGAGTTAAGAATATACATAGCAGGACATTTACCATAGTTAGTTTTCTTAATTAGATTTTGTAAATCTTTTTGGGTCATTCCCCTCAATGAAATTATTTGAGATAATTTCGTAACCTCTATTTCTATTTTTTCCATGTATTTTTTTTTGTGAACAACATTTTAAACAGCAAATTAATACTGCTGTTTTTTTACCAAACTTGTTGAATAGCACTTCAGCTACTTTGTCTTGTTCGTGCAAACAACATTGCATTATTCTATTTTTAAAGCTTCATGAGCTTTTGAGTAATCTTTATTAGATACCAATTCATTATAAAGACTTACAAACTTAGAAGAGCCATTATTTACTAAATAATTAGACACTTTTCTCTTTATGTCTTCATAAGAAGTTTTGTTTGTTTTTTTGGATAACATTTCAGAAAAATTGTCAATAGCCTCAAAAGAAGGAGTTTTAATTGTGTTCATTTTTTTTTAATTTTTTATAGTTTTAGGAAGCCAACGACCAATAGCGTTCATGTTTAAAGTTTCAGTATAGTGGTGCTTGTCGGTATATATTTTATCTGAATAATAATAATTACCAACTTCGTTTAAATTTGAATAGTTATGAACGATTATATAAAGACCTTGACCAGTATGATTGCATTTTGGATTAGCTCGCATCTTAAATTCCATTAGGATATAAGTTTGTAGGTTGTATAGTTACACACATTAGAATTTCTATCTAAGGCTGAACAGCCAATAGAATCAATTTTAAGCCCTTTTGCACGAAGGTTAAAAATAATAGCAGATAGTCGTGTTGCTCCGTAAAGTTCAATAGCAGTCCAACTATCAATACTTCCATGTTTTCTCAAATGACTAAGCACTTGTTGACGTTTCGTAGTTTTTTTTGTCGGAGTGGTTACCGTTTCTTTTTTTGATTTTAAGCAGTCTAAAATTCCCATAATTTTTAATTTTTGTTGTTAGTGTTTATTGTTTATTTTAATTTTTGTTCTTTAAAGTATGCTTTTAGATACATATTAAACCAATAGGTCTTATCATGCTTTTTGCATTGAAAATATTTTTTAAAAAAATAATCAGATAAGCTGTTCATTATTTTTAAATTATTAACTAGTTATTGCAATTTACTTCTTTTATTTCATAATTAGAATATGCGTTTACAAAATAATCTTTTTGACTAATTTCCAAACTATAAGTAAATGTTTCGTATTTATATCCATTGACAAATCTAATTGTTTTTATTAGTTTAGAACTTATAATGTTAAATTGTTCGTCAGACATATCAAAGTAAGCATTTCCTTCGCAATTAAATTTATTCCACGAAGTTAAAGTTATTTTAGAATCATCATCAAATAAAAATATTAATTGGTCTTTTTCATCACAATTTCCAATATTAACATTTGATAAAATTAATCCGTTTTCTGCCATATCGTTATCGACTTTTTTAAAGTTAGGAGTAATTGTAAATCCTTTTGTTTTTTCTGGATTAGAGCAAATTAATTTTTTACTAGAAAAGTAATATTCCTTGTCTGTCATTTTGTCTTTACAGTGTTCAATAATAAAAGGTTTTTTAATTTGAGAATAAGTACTAATTGATAATAATACTAAAGCAGAGGTAATTGTTTTTTTCATTTTGTTGTTATTAAGTTTGAGTTTTGTTTTACAAATATATAAAATATTTTAGTAATACAAAATATTATATAAAATATTTCATATTATTTCTAATTTATCTCTTTTAGAGTTTGCTCAATCATCCTCCTCATGTCATCATGGATAATATAGTTTAAGCAAATTTGCATAGTCGTCTTTGCACTATTCAGTTTTTCTTTCAGCGTTTCCACATTCTCAACAATTACTTGCTCTTTTTTTATGATGGTCTTTAAAGTCGCAGATTGCTTTTTCATCTCTTGTGCAATAGCCTTTAGGTCGGCATCTGTTTTAGCTTTTAAGTCATCAGCTTCTTTTTGTTTAAACAAAGCGTCTTCTCGAAGCTTTATGTTCTCCAATCGTATATTTTCCATCTCTTGAGCTTCAGCTTTATCTTTAGCTTCTTTTTCCTCTTTGGCTATTCTATCGGATTCAATCTTTGCTTCCAATGTTGTTTTAGCATAATTAAGAATACCTGCAAAAGCTTCATCGGTAATTATATCTAATTGCAAAGTTTCAGGGTCTAATACTTCTGCATAAGGCAACATAAGCTTGTAACGCTCTGCTTTTAGTTCAGCTTTTCTTTTTTGCTCTTGTATTTCTAAAAATCTCTCTTGAGTTTCTAAATGCTTTTCTGCTGGTTCTACAATAGACATCAAGTGCTTTGCAATACCATCTATTAACCTACCTTCATTTAAAGACTGCTCCTTCAACGATTTCCTTGTTTTCTCAATCTCTATGCGTTTTGATTTTAGTATCAATCTACCTTCTTTAGCTAAAGCCATAAGGTCTGTTTGAGTTTCATCGGTTACTAATATCTCATTGGCTTTCTTATTCCACTCTAAAGCCGTTTCTGTAAACGATTCAAATTTTTCTTTAATGTAATCTGACTTTGATTTTTCAATTAAAGAATTGTCGATAATTCTGTTTAGTTCTTGGTTCATTTTTAATTAAGTTTTTTAAGTTTGTTTTTTTATGATTTTATAATACATTTTATGCAGTTAGCAGGTAGTTAGTGGCAATACTCCGAAGCCCTCCGAACAGCGACATCGTAATATTTTTTTTCCTTTTCTATCCCTATTGATTTGCGATTTAATTTTATACAAGCCAAGTTTGTTGTTCCCGAACCCATTGTATTATCTAAAACCATATCTCCTTCGTTTGTGTAGGTTTTTACAAGGTATTCCATAAGTTCTAAAGGTTTTAATGTTGGGTGTAGCTTCCCTTCTGTATGTGCCGTTTTAAAATATTGAACAGTTCTTGGTAGTCTTCCATTCATCTCAATTGGCTCTCTATTCATATAATTAGGAATATTGTTGTACGCATCAGGGTTGCCGTGTTTCTCATTTATTTTTCTTGTTCTATATGCTTTACCTTCTGTTTTTTGTGGGAAATAATTAGCCTTACCATTGCAAAATATCAAAATATTTTCGTGTACTCGCATCGGCATATATTTAGCTTGTAAAAAATTACTTGCTTTTGATTTTTCCCAAATCCATTCGTATTTTAACCATTCTAAATTAGAGCAACCAAGTACTTTATCAAATGGTATTTGAGCAAATAAAACAATCGGGCAATTATCTTTTATTATCCTTTTATACTCATTCCAAAGTTTGTCTAAAGGTAAAATACTGTCCCATTTACAAGCGGTTGTTCCATAAGGTAAATCGCAAATAATAGCATCTATTGATTTATCCTCAATAAAAGGAAAAACATCAAAGCAATCAGCGTTTACAAAAGTACTGCCACTAACACGGGTTTGGCAAAATGGCTGTTCAGTAATTCTATCAATCATTTGTTTTTAATTTTTAAGTTTGGTTTAAAATTATTTTTATTTATTTATAATTGTTAGAAAGGTATAATAATTTTATTTGGTTTGGGTATTAAATCTTGATATTCTCTTTTAATTTTTTCACTTATCGAATCTCTTATAAACTTACCTATATCAACATTGTAAGACTTCATTTTTTGAAGTGTTTTATGTTGTGTTCCTGTAATCCTTATGACCTTTGTTTTTGTTAGTATTTTTGCCATTTTGTAATACATTTTATGCGGTTAGCAATTAGTTATGCACAAGTTTAAGGAAACAACGTTCGTGCATTTATTCGCTGTTCTGCGATTTTGAAATATGCTTCGTCTTTCTCTATTCCAATAAAGTTTCGGTTGGTGATTTTACAAGCTATTCCAGTAGTTCCTGAACCCATACAAGGGTCGAATATTGTCATTCCTTCATTGCTGTATGTTTTTAGTAAGTATTCAAATAACGCTATTGGTTTTTGTGTAGGGTGTTTAAATTCCTTAAATCTTTCAGCAGATTTTTGAAATTGAATAATAGTTTTTGGGTTTACTTTGGTATAATCCCAATTTTCAGAGTATTGTTTCTTTTGTCCGCCCAAATATTCATATTCTATTTTATCCAGTTTTTTAGTAGTTTTAATTTGGTTTGGTCTTAAATCTTTTAGCGGTCTATCAGTCATTTGTCTATTATAAATTGGCTGTTCATTGTAAAATACTAAAATATTTTCATGTAGTTTCATTGGTTGCTTAATTGCGTTAAATGCTCCAGTTGGTTGTACTTTATCCCAAATCCATTCATACTTAAACATCTTTGGGTTACTCATTACCAAAGCACTTGTAAATGGTTGCGAAGCAGTTGTAATAAATGCTCCGTTTGGTTTAAGTAAGTAATTAACCATTTCCCAAAGTTTGTCAAATGGGATTATTGTATCCCATTTACAGGCGGTTGTACCATAAGGCAAATCGGTTAAAATTAAATCAATACTTTTCGGTTCTATATTCTTGTATAGTTCCAAGCAATCACCTAAAAAAACCTGTGCATAACACGGTATAAAACCAATAGCGGTTTCGGTGGTATTCGGGGAGTTTGTGGTTTCTATATTCATTCGTTTAATTTTGAAAGTTTGTAATTTCTATTCCGCTACTGGTCTTATACCAAACGTTATGGGCAAGTGTACCGAAGCACACCCACCCTATAACAGTTACTTTTTAGCCGTTTTCTTTTTGGCTAATGCTTTCTTGAAAGCCGATAGTAAATCGTTTCGTTCCCAAACTTTTTCAGATTGTAAAACGGCTTTTAGAATTTCAACATACTTTTCATCTGTTGCTGTCATAAAAATAAGTATTAAACACCAGCCCATAACATTGTATAACTGCAAGTGGGGGCTGATTAACCACCCGAAGCTATCTGCTCCTAATTTAGTTTAGTGTCAATGTGAAGGTTCGGTGCATTTAATCCCCCACCTGACAGTTATACTTTGCCGTTACCTGCCATTGTTAGCAGACGTTTCCAATTCGACATCATTCTCTAATTCATTGCCCCAAATATCCCATCCGACACGTTCACGCCTTGCAAACATTTCTAATCGTGGAGCATCTGAAACCGTTTCGATTAAGTCTTGAAAAAATTCAGGCTTTTTAGAATGATTACTTGTTCTTTTTACATTCCACCAAGTTGTATCTATTCGTTTTACTTTTGGTGCTTTACCTTTTCTCCCAAGTATTAAAAATTCGGTTGTAGGGCAATATACTCCACCTTGTCCAGTTCCTCGTGGTGTTTTACACCAAGTCAATGTTTGGCAATACTTGAAACCCCAAGCCTTCAATACTTCAAAAGCATCAGGTAAATATTTTTGGGTAGTCCATAAATACAACTCGCAATTATCATCTGCTAAATTTGCTACATTTAAAGCCTTAATTTCTTCAATACCCATCGTTTGGTATGGTATATCAAAATCTTTTTCCCATTGTCCATTTGGGAACTTCTTTCTTGCTAAAGGGCTGTCAGATGCTTTACCCCATTTACCATACTTCCAAGGTGGGTCTGCTACTATTGTTCGGTATTTCGTTTGAGAACCCACAACGGCAGGTAACACTGTATTGCCAAAAGTGGGGCTGACATCTATATTTTCAACATTCTGCATCTATTTAACTTTAGTGGTTTAATCAACATTTGTGGTACTATGCCCCACCTTCGGCAATACCCGACCGTTACCTGCAAGTGCTACGATACTGCTACTATTGAACATTTGTGAAAGAAAATTTTAAATAAAAAGCCATCGCACTTTTGTTTTTTCAAAACAATTTTGTTTTTTGTTCTCGTTCCCATTCAAGTATTCGTTTTAATCCTTTGCTGTAGTATTCCTTTTCTTGCTCCATTACAATATACTTTCTATTCGTTTCTAAACAAGCTATTGCAGTTGTAAATACTCCTGCCGTATTGTCAAGTATTATTTCGTTTTCGTTGCTATATTGTTTAATCAAATACTCCATTAAATTTTGTGGCTTTTGTGTAGGGTGCAAGTTGTTTGAGTTCATTCCTTCGCCACTAAACTTTACAACGGTTTTGGGGTATCGTTTGCCATCTTCACTACCTCTATCGTTTATAGTTTTTGCTTCGTTGAAATTGCTTGATTTAACCCTACAATCACCTTTTCTAATATATGGTTCGCCTTGTTCAAATTGTGGGTTGTATGTTGGTTGTTTCTTGTAGAATACAAGTATATTTTCGTGGCTTCGTAATGGTTTTCTATTGGCATTTAATGGGTCACTTCCTTTCTGCTTTTCCCAAATTATATCATACCTAAATAGTTTTGGATTGCTCATTACTAAAGCACTTGTAAATGGTTCAGCACTTGTTAAAATAATAGCACCATTAGGCTTTATAATTCTTTCATACTCTTTCCAAAGTTTATCAAGTGGAATAACGCTATCCCATTTGTTTTGAGTAGTGCCGTATGGCAAGTCGCAAAGTATCAAATCAATACTTTCATCTGCTATCAATGGCATCAATTCTAAGCAATCCCCTAAGTGTTCACTACTTCGGTTAGTGCTTATACCATACCATTCTTTTTGTTCGTCTGTATCTAAGTTAAAATTTCCCACGCTTTTTTATTTAAAATTTTTGTTTCGTTCTTCGTATCAAGTTTATCCTGAATTAACCGCACCAGCAGGTAACACGGGTTTGGCAAAAGTGGGCAGAAACATTCTGCTAAAATTGAGCATCCTACAAGCCCACCTTCGCCAAGCCCGATAACGTTACCAACAATACTACTTTTCATCTCCGAATAAAGTTTGTGGAGAAAAAGATTTTAAAAAATTTTCCCCTTCTTTTTCGTCTGTTATCACAGCCGTTAGTATTCTTTCGTTTGCTATGTCAAAATATTCCTTTTTGTTTTCCATCCCTACAAAGTTTCTTTTTAAATTTTTGCAACCAACACCAACCGTTCCGCTTCCCATAGTATTATCCAAAACATTACCTCCTTCTTTTGAGTATGTTTTAATCAAGTATTCAATCAATAATAACGGTTTTTGAGTTGGGTGCAATTGCGGTTCATCTCTATCACATTCTAAAATATTATTCGGATAACCTGTAAATTTTTGCTGATACTCTTTTTCACTATTCAAAACATTTTGTATTCCGCAATTAACAGTATCGTGTATGTGTTGACCTCTCGTACCTTTCTTGTTTTTCTTCTTCTTATTTATCTCTATCAATCCTTGTGGATAGTAATTCATATTATTGTCTTTACTTCCTGCACCTGCACCACTTTTACTAAATACAAGTATATCCTCGAAAGAAAGCATCGGTCTGTAATTTGCATTTAAAAACCCCGTAGGAAATGGCTTTACCCATATCCAACTATATTTGTACAAGGAAGGTCTTGTCATTATCAATTTACTTGTAAATGGTTGGTTTCCGAATAGTACAATCGCACCTTTTGGTTTAATTAATCTTTCATATTCACCAAACAAAAATTCTAAATCAATCGGACAATCCCATTTCAGCCTTGTTGTTCCGTATGGTAAATCGCAAAGGATTAAATCAAAACTTTCACTTTCAAGTTTTGGTAAATATTCTTGGCAATCTCCAAATATTAAGTTAGTATTCATAAGTTTCAATTAATCTTCTAAATGCAATTTTTATGTCCTCACTTGTATATGTTTCTGCATTTGTTGATGCTTCCACATCTTCTGAAACAAACTGAATAATATCTTCGTGATTAGTCGGTTTGTCAATTCCAAGCAACAAATAAATGTTCATTAGTTCATTGCTAATTTCTGTTGTAAATTCTTTTTTTACCATCGCACAATTTTTTTAAATCTTTTTCTTTTCTTTTTTCTTCCACCCTCTTTAAAGAAATATTAAAATAATCCATATTATTCTCAATTCCGATAAAGTTTCTATTTGTGTTTATACAGGCAATTCCTGTTGTCATTGAGCCACCAAACATATCTAAAATAGTTTGATGTTCTTTTGTGAAAGTTTTTATTAAGTTTTCCATTAGTTTTAACGGCTTTTGGGTTTCGTGTAACTTGTCTGAAATATGCGAACTTTCTTCAATTAAATTTGTTTTGTAAATTTCAGAAGAAAAAGTACCTGTACCATACTTCAAATAACAATCTGTAATAGTTCCACCAATCTTATATGGCTTAAACATATACACAATTGGTTCTACTATTGGTGCTAAATTACCCAATCTTCTATTATCGCTATAATCTGAATTTCTTTTACCTATTACTTGACCTATCCTTTGTGCTTTAAATGGTGCTTTTTTCTTATTCCAACTAAGTACATCTTTTAATATTAGACCGCTATTTTCTCCTGCAACCGTAAACCTATGTTGATATTGCCTTCCTGTAAAACATAATATTGGAGATGCAGGTTTCATAATTCGATAACACTCTTTTAAAAAACTTTCGCAAAATATTTGAAATTCAATGCTTATTTGCTTGTCTTTATCGCTCCATCCATTTTTAGGCTTACCTCTACTTTTAAATATTTTACTATTTTGTTGTGCAGGGGAACTCCCTAATAATGCAGTATTGGTATTAGAATGTTTAACATCCCAATCACTAAATGAAATCCCATAAGGAATATCTGAAATTATAGCATCAACACTTTCATCTGCTATCAATTTCATTTGTTCTATTGCATCTCCGTATCTTAAATCTATTGTCATAATTTTATTTTAATATTTTTGCCCTCGCTCAAAAAAGAAAAGAAAAAGGTTCGGTTCTCCGAATGAGCATTTGTGGTTAATTACCGTACTACTGCTAACACGTGCTATAAGCAAGTTTGCCAATAACATTTGTGCTAAATTTGAATATTTCTGCAAGGCAAACCTGCTCATAGCACCATACGTTATAACCAATTATTCGTATCGTTTATATAAGAACATTTCAAGTAGTACAAATTATATTCTGCGCAAACTTGGTCTATAATTAAATCTTCAACTTTCATAATTGGTTTATTTTGTGGTCTTTTTGTAAGATATAATTTTAGTATCTCGTTTTTTTCAGAGGTCATAGAATCATAAGGAAGCGTAAAGCTTTCTCCTATTCTCGGAACATCATTTAAGTATAAAGATAAAAAACCTCTATAGTCTATCAAATTTCTTTGCTTTAAAGCCTTAAAAAGTGACGATGATTCATCTAGTTTTATAAACACAACTTTCTTTTTCATATATTTTAACTAAGTTTTTTAAGTTTGTTTTTAAGCTCGGTTGGAAAGTCGTTTTTTAACACCCATTGATAATAGCCTAAATCATCCAATACTAGCTTGTGCATATTTTTACCAAATGACCATCTTACGTTACCTTCTTTATCGATATAAGTTTTACCACCTATGTCGTATCGTTTTCTTTCACCTTGACAATACAAATCTATTTGTTCTGGACTTTGTTCTTGTTTACCTTCTAATTGGCACATTAATATTTCAAATGTTGCTCTAACATCATTCATTGCATTATGCGCACCATCTAATTCTTTGCCCGTATATCTTTTGTAAACAGAAGCAAGGTTGTTTGGATTCAATAGCCTTTCGTATTTTAGCACATCAATAAGGTTTACCTCCCATGTTGGAAATTCTATATTACATCTACCGAACTCTTCACACAAAAGTGGAACATCATAAGCATCGGAATTATATCCTGCAATATCGCAACCTTCAAAGAACGAAAATAAAGATTTAGCTATGTTAAAAAACTTTGGAGCATCCTTTACCATTTCATCGGTAATATTATGAACTTCGGTAGCGTCTTTTGGAATTGGTATTGTTGGGTTGATTAGGATTTCTTTTTCCTCTTTACTACCATCTGCATTTATTTTAATACAAGCTATTTGAACTATCCTAGCGGTGTTTATTTCAACTCCCGTAGTTTCTAAGTCAAAAAAGATAATTGGTTTTGTTATTTCCATTTTAAAAAAGTTTTTGTTTTGTTATATTAGCAATTAGCTAAATATCCATTTAATTAAAAATACAAATGCTATAACTATAATCCATATTATGTTTAGCAATTTCTGATTGTGTTTACTCTCGTGATACATTTTCTTTAGTTAAATAATTGAGTTAATAATACTCCACACACTGCTCCACTTCCAGCACCTAATGCGTAGGTTAATTTTTGCTTAAAAGAACTAATTGCTATTTTAGAAACATTATATGTCCACAATAAAGATATTGCAAACGCGACCACAAAAATACCTAGATAATAATGCTTTGTAATAAGTATGGTTGAAATTGAAACTAATCCTATTTGAAAAAAGGATTGTAAAAATATTTTTGTCATAAGGAATGAATAATAGTATAAAACAAAAAGATTAAAAAAAGAAAAAAAGACAAAAGAACAAACAATGTAAAATTAATAAAAGATGTTCTAACAATCTTCTTTTCTTCTAATAGCTCTTTTTCTATTTCGTAAGGGGGTTTTTTGTTGTTTTTTTTCATATTAATTTGTTTTTAAAAAGTTCTTTTTTATAAGCCCTATGTTCTTTTATGTTTAAACAATGTTTTTCTTTATCGTAGTATTGTTTCCAACCACCTCTTTCTTTTCTTTTCTCTAAACAAGCTTGTAATGTTTCAGGCTTGCATATAAAGATAATTGTTCTTTTGGAAACCCCAAA